GTAGACAAGGCGCTATCGATAGACTTACCCGGGGTAACATGTGGACTCCTGGTACACGAGATTTCCTTTCTAACACTTCTAATTACAAGAACATCGAGAGGGATCTTTCTAACGTAAGCCGTAATCCTTCCAGTGATAAAGGTTTCTTCTCACAAGTTACCGATGCTCTGTGGGACGCTACGGTAGGAACCTTTGTAAAGGATGATCAGCCTAAGACCAAAGATTTCAGAAACACTCTTCAGGGAATCGGTGGACTCAAAGGTAAGGATGCGTTCTCCAACCTGCAAGCTGCTGGGCTGGCTTACACTGTCGCTACTAAAGTTGTTAACGGGGAAACTCTAGACAACTACAACATCAAAGAGCGTCTCAAGACTGACAAGGATCTCCAGAGACTGGCTGAGATGACTGGTATTAAGGATCCTTACGAACTGCTGGAGTATATTCGTAAAACTGCCGGAAGCGTTGCTGACAACAAGCTGGTAGGGTTGTCTATCGGTGCTACGAAAGTTTCTGAAGGCAAAGGGGGTTCTGACGCTGCTCTTAGAAAAGCCAGTGAGACCATCGGGGGTGGAGTTTATGATAGTTCTGCTATCGAAACGAAGCATCTGGACTATGGCGACAAGATGAGGGCAACGGCCAATGTCCAAGAGAACACTCGCATGAGAATGGATCTTCTTGACAAGCTAAAATCTGGTCATCTGGATTTTGCTGGGTATCAGGCTACGGTCAATGCCCTAGATAACAAAGAATCAGTGGATAAATTCTCCAAAGCTGTTGATAAGTTCGTTGGTAGTGTTGAGGGTAATAATAATAGTGGATCTTCCCCGGGAATTTTCGGTAAAGGATTTGACCCTACTGATGCCTCCAAACTTAGATGGTTCAACGATAGCAAACAAAAAGATCTAGGTAACGGACTAGGGAATAAGAAATAATGAGTAAGATTATAAACAACAACTCATCAACCAAGCTGTTACCTAAGCTTGTAGCTATGAGTCCTTACGAAGTTTATACGAATCAGATCAAGGCCTCTCTGGAGGCCATCCGGTTTACTTCCAAAGGGGTAGACTATATCCCTCCGCAGCTAGGCGGGATCACTGGTCAAAGACAGATTATCACTGAGGGCGCAGTCCTTCAGCTGATCGAATTTCAGGTGGATTAATGGCTAACAGCAAACAAACAGGTCTCGAACTTGCAACGTTGTCAGCTCCGTTCAACTCCCAGATGACGGATCTGGCTAACAAGGCTTCCAGCGCTAATTCTACTAGTGGTGCTATCACTCAATCTGAGAGACTGTTTACTACCCGTAGTAGAAGTGTTAATTATCTAGACGGCGGAGGGGACCGAGGAGAACGTGCGTTTATAAAAATCCTAACCACAGATACCGCTAGAAGCCTTAACAGGAATGGCACTTCCAGCCACGGCAGCGCTACCCCTACCAGTCTGGGTTCATCAAACAGTGGTGTTCTAAAAGACGCGGTTACTGGGTCGGGCTATGCTTCCTTCCTGCTTACGGATTTGAACTGTAACTTAGAGGAAAAGCTCCAAGTTGTAGAGGTATTCGGCGACGCTGAGGTTACGTATTATTTCGGTAGACAACCTATCATGTTCAACTTCAGTGGCATTCTAATAGATAGCGTTGATAACAACTGGTTTGTAGAATGGCTGGAGATGTATTCCCACGTTCTACGAGGTACTGAACTTGCTAGAAATTATGAGCTTGTCAGGATCGTTTTACCTAATATGATCATCGACGGCACTGTAACCAGAATGGGTTGGAGCCAAAACTCTTCCCGTGATGTGGACATCCCGTTCCAGTTTAGCTTCCTGGCTAAACAGATTACTCCTAAACCGGTTACAGTTCCGAATAAGCCGTTGACCAATGACCCCGTCATTAACTGGAGTAAGGCTAGTGGATTCTTAACTAAGGCTGGACAAAACAGTATCAAACTGAAAAGCCTTCAAGACAAAGTACAAGATCTACAAAACGTTATCGCCAACCCCTTATCTTCGGTAAAGGATTATGCTACATCACTTACTAGCCTAAGCAGTGGTCCTACCCACGTTTCACAGTCGGGTGCGTCCGTTGATGGAGTTGGGACCAGTGGGACCGGTTTTATTACCTCTGCTAATAGCTTGTTCTCTGGACTTAACTCTAATCTTAGCGGTGTACGTGCTAGCCTTTTTAGCCCCATATATGGAGTTCTGAGTTCATTAACAAAGCTTATTAAAACTGCTGGGGCCGATGTATCTTCTGTTATTAGTTCTTTTACTAATCCGGTTAGAAACATTCTTAGAGATGTGAGAAACGTAAGTAATCAGGCTATCGGCGTTGTCAATCTAGTTAATAATACGATTCACAGTATTAGTAATCAGGTTACTGGATTTGATAGAGAAATCGCTTACACAATATCTTCTCTCAAGAACGCTGCGGGGGTTATTAGTGCATCACCTAAGACTATATCATCATCCCTAAAAGAACTATTTAATTCAGGTAGGTTACCTATAACATCTAAGTTTATAACAGGGAATAAGCCTAGACTTAATACCTCTGCTAGGGTGGCTGGTAAATTAGCGTTATTAAATTCAGGACAGAGACATACTGCAGAAACAGGGGCTAAGCTGTGAGAACATATTCAGCACTATTACTATTTGAAAATCTGTTCGATGAAATTCCCGCTGATAATCCAGATATGGTGAACTTAGGGTTGAGCATTTTCAATCCTAATTTACCTATCGTGGAGAATGACTGCGGAACTACTCTCGGCAGATACGAAACCCTTACGTTTGAGTCAGAGGGTATTATCGAATTGGCTACGGATGAAGCTCTTACCCGAGATAGGATTGAGTATCTTCTAAGTCAGGGCATTTATGAGATTGCAACCAGACATACCAGCTCTTGTATTAGCAAGGGTGGAATTTGCGTTAAATGCTATTCAGCAAGCCACCCGGGTCAGACTCCTCCAAAGGTGAATGACTTAATTAAGGTAGTACCCGAGTTCCTGGTAAATTCTGAGATTATCACTACTAAAGAAGAAGTCTCTGAATATACGCTGTCTACTGAGAATGGTACTTATGACAAAGCCTACGTTTATTCCAACGGACAGCTATTGACCGAAGGCATTGATTATAAATTGGATAACGGTGTCCTTACTGTGATCCCTACTCCTACTTCTCAAGATCCCATCATAGTGAGATGCGTGGAATTCAGCACATTCCCGTTCGTAGTGTGGCTTGCAAGAACTTTCTCAGGCTCAGTACTTGGTATGAAGGCTTTACCTTCTGAACCTTTACCGATACGTAGTCTTTTGCTAACTAGCTTGTTAACTGAAAATAGATTACAATTAATTAGCGAATATGTAAATGAGCTACGAATGATACCTGAGGATTATAGAGGATATATAGACTCCATCAAGGATCCATTAGAGAAAGCTCTTTACATGCTGGCTCTATACTGTCTATATTCCAATGTCACTTCTTAACATCCTCTCAGATAAAATCACCGGCAGCGTCATGTCTAACAACTCGGCGCTGTCGAAAATGACCGTAACAACCCTAGCCACTGCTGGGACTTCAGTACCAAATCTACTGAAAAACACTTCAGATGTAGCCAAGAATAGCCTGCTTAAGAGCACTGGTGATTCCGGTAACGGACTCTATGCGCCTATTCTGAGCATGAGAGACTACGCATGTGGAGTAGACCCTTCTAATACTGGAGTGTATTCTTCATATGCTACTCAGGTTATGAGTGGTATAGACTCCAACGTAATGTCGAGCCTTCCGGGCTCTGATAACACTCTGTTTGATATTCAACGATATACTAAAGAGTCTATCTCATCAGGCGTTGATTCGTACAGCCAGATCATCAATAAAACAAACTCAGCCCTGTACTCAGACGTTACTAACGTAGGAGTGGCTAAGCTCGTGGACACTAGCCGTGTTGCAGACTCCAGTATTTCTGCTGCATACAGCACGACGAATAGTTATCTGAACAATACGATAAGCCAGATCAACTCTAGCGTTATAGAGAAAGCAATGGCAGACAAGGCTAAAGCCGTAGCTGCTGACACCGCCACCCCTCTGCCATCTACAGCGACAGTCGAAGCTTCTGCCCCTAGTGTTAGTCCATACGCTAAGACCATCTCTATTAAGGGAATTGAGGAAGGAATTTCGGTATCTGCTGAGGACGATTCGACGGACGTGCTGGTTCAGAACGTTAGCCTTTATATCGAGGGCGTCCAAGTCCCGTTTGAAAGCATTAGTATCAGCCAAAGCATAGGTCAACTCCCAGGTGCATCTATACAAGTTCCTCCGAATTCAGGACTTATGGATATCATCCGTGGCTATCAACCTAAGGTCCATGTATTCTACGATGATAGAGTCACCGGAGGATCCCGTCTTCTATTCTGGGGCCACATAATTGCTTGCAACTACCGCTACAGCCAAGCGGAAGGTGGGGCTAGTATCTCGTTTGAATGCGTTCACAAGAATGCACTTCTGAGACAGCTTACGTTCGAATGGAGCGGAGGCGGTGCTGCCCACGCTATTCAAGGGGCGAACCTTACTGATAACAACCCGGATCAGGCATCTGTTCAGATCAACAATTTCAACAGTGAATACTCGCTGGCTAGGGCGCTGCAGGGAATTACTGGAGTCCAGAGTGATTCCAAAGACCTAATTTCACCGTCAAACAGTAATGTGCTAGCTGCGGATCCCGCCATGCTTGATAAACGTTTCGAGGCACTTAAGAAGCGTATGGTCGGTATGCCTACTACCATTATGAATATGTGGAATCAGGTGAAGATGGAAGTCTATGCTGATGAGAAGCTAAACGTTATCTTCAACAAGATGTTCGTCCCACTGATGGAGGATGGTATCCGATTCTTCGATAGACTCAGTGGTCACCCGGTCTTAGAAGATCAGATTGATGCAGGCAGAGTCCCATATTGTAACGATAGCTCAAGGCCTGAACTTAACAAGAATGATGTTATGTTGCCCCCTGCATTCCGTGTAGGTATTCAGAGTGCAGTACAGACTCAACTCGTGGTTAATAGCCTCAAGTCTTCTTTAGGTTTCAGCGGGGAACTGGCTAACTTTTATGATCTATTTGCTAACTTCTACTATGGGATCGAGTACGAAATGTTGACTCTATCCAGCCCCAGTGAAGTGCCTATTGACCCTACAGTTGATGCCGACCCTGACACTCCTGAGTCGTGGGCCAAGGTGGACAAGATGGCGGTGGAAACCATCATTAAGCCACAGATCCCGTTCTATTACTCACCTATTTGCAATGTGATTCTTCCGAACATGTTCCACACGGTTGACGTAAGCCAGAACGAGAACGATGTTCCGACCCGTATTACAGCAGTAGGGACCGCAGCGAGTCAGGCGGCAGATAATCCTAACCTGATGGGTATGAATTACCGGGCTCCCCAAAGTATTAGAGAGTCAATTGCCTTGGGTAGAAAAGTGCTTGGGGCTGCGGATAACTCCAATGAACCGACTCTTAGAGATACTACGGGTAGTAGCTTTAATATCCCGGGTAAATACGAGATGGGAAGAGGGATTACCCACCGTAAGATCGCTATGCCCAATTGGCTGTCGCACTTCGTAAAGGACCAGGACGATAACCGTGCATCCAGCAGTGATGCCGAATTCCCGGAAAAGGGATCTGTAGAGGCTAAGAATTTGTTAGATCTCCATTATGCATGGATCCAGAAGTATGGGTATAGTAGCTTAGTAGATGATAGTGGTAACGTTACGGTAAGTCGAGATCATAGTAAAGATACTCTAGATCCGTACTCTATCAAGAGTAACATCATGGCTTATGAACGTCTCCTGTTCGCTACTGCGGACTATGAGTACGCCAAGGCTGTTGCAAGTAGTAGAAACGGTTCTGTGTACGGCCTGTTCAATCCATATGTCGTTCCTGGATACCCGATGGATATCATTGACGGTAGCCCTAATCACCCTTGCTTCCATGCAATGTGTGCTAGTGTGACCCACTCTATCAGTGCACGTGGTATAGGAACTACGATTGGATTTGTGGCAGCTTCTACCTATACTGAGCTAAGTAACTATTACATGCAGCCTATTCACCCATGGCTTAAGACTGCACTGTCTCTGGTGAACGTGGAAAGAGATTCTAGTTTGACCAGCGGTGGGGATACTGCTACTGACGCAGCTACTGCTATCAGCGGAGATACCTCGTTAGATAAAGCATCGCTTCTAGGGATTACGCCTGACCCGGCCTATGATAGTAACACTGGCGATATCACTAGTATTCAACAGGGCATTATCAATAACCCTAGAGCTAAGGAGATCGCAGACAAGTTCTACAGAAGTGTTCTAGGTGTAAGCAGCGCTGACCCCGGGTTGATCTATAACTTTGAGACGGGTCAAATTTCACCAGTGGCTAGACATAACGGTAACTGGACTGAAGGATCGTCTCACTCGGATAGATCACCTAAGAACGGCGGCGAGGGTAACCCTAACCTAACTGGTGTCGGTAACTTAAGACTGGTAGCAAGGCAGATTGAGGGTAAGAAGAGCATTGAATCCAAGTTTGGTCTGAAGTTTATAGACCTGATCGAACAGAACTATAACGGCACTTCGGTAACGTACCAGAACAAGGTAGCAGTCACCGACATGACCTTGGAGCCAGGCGCAAGTATGTTCCTGGATTATGGTGAAATTAGTTCTTTAGTTAACGGAAATTGATATATGAGTGATACTATTAAAGTTGATTCAGGATTGCCGAGGGGGTCGAATATCCCTTCGGCTATAATAGAGAATAACCTTCTTTCAGAAACCTCTATTGCAAAAGATTGCTTCGTAAACCAACAGTTCAGCAATAAGCTTCAGGCTTATATAGTTGGTTACGTAAGTACGATCTACTCTAACTACAGCGTGTACAAATGACCGATTCGAATTTAACAACAGCTCAATACTTCAATGAACTTAGAAACAAAGACCAACAAGCGTATGAGAGCTGGAGAAGCACCGGTGACAAGAGGCATCTAGGGGTCCTTATGGAATCCCTAATGCCTGTCATCCGTGCAGAAGTAAAGCGTGCCAGCGGCAGTCTACCTAGCGCAGCCCTGACCGCTGAAGCTAAAAAATGGACCATCAAGGCGATTCAAACCTACGATCCTTCTAAGGGATCTGCACTGGCTACTCACGTAAGTAACTATCTGCAGAAGGTTCGCCGTATGAACTATAAGTACCAGAACGCAGTCCGTCTCCCTGAGAACCTGCAGCTTAAGTTCCACGAGTATAACCACTCTATCACCTCCCTTAGAGATGAACTCAACCGTGACCCTACGGATGAAGAACTGGCTAAGAAACTTGGATGGTCCAAGCCTCAGACCGTGAAGTTCAAGAACTCTCTATATAATGACCTTATTGAGAGTAGCAGTGAAAAACCTGGTGAGTACACGCAGTTTAACGAAGGTGCAATCCTAATGGAACACCTGATGAGCCAACTGACCCCCGAGGAAAAGATTATCCTGGACAATGTTAAACTCATTAGCTCAACTGCTCTTGCCGAGAAGATGGGTGTCAATGTTAATAGGCTTAACTACCTCAAGAAGAACCTTGAGAAAAAGATTATGCGTATCAAATCCGAAAGCGGGATGTATTAATGCCGTTAGATTCCAACAGCGCACTGGGACAAGCAGAAACCGCCAATGACAAATTGGCGGAGTTCTACAATGACCTATACAAGTATCTGAAAGACGATACCGGAAGCGTGGAACCTCCAGACTTCAGCAACGTCATAGACGTGCTGGATTACTCGGAGCTTCACCGCATGACCTACATACGAGCTGATGATTCAGCCAGTTATGAGAACGGTGCTGCTATTGAGAATGTTCACCAAATGGCAGCACTGATTAGAGAATTTGATATCTCAAGTAAAAGGAAAAGTGATTACTATACGGACGCTTCAGCAGAAGCTAACCGTGAAAGTGATTATTATGCCAACATGAAAGTCTTCTGGGTTAGTATGCTTGGAGGAATTTACGTAGAGGGAGACGCACCGTGAGCAGTACTAGATTAGGCATTTCCACTAACCTGGCTCAGGGCGGCCTAAACGATCTGTTACTTATAAAGTACGGAGATGGGTTCCCAGAGGGGTTACTGGATTTCGATATAGACGATACTCCTAGGAAAGTGACAGGGATCCAGAAAGTTGCCCAGATGTTTGTAAAAATTCTTTTTACTAGTCTGGGATCTAACGTTTTATCCCCTAACCAAGGGACTAATTTCTCTACACTTACAGTAAACGCTAACATTACCGAAGATGATTCCGTGTTCATGGCCGATCTTGTAACAGAGATACGATCTGCTGAAAGCCAGGTAAAACGTATCCTAAACATCGGCACAGACGTTGCTAGTCAGTTAGACGCAGTGACTATCCTAGGCCTAGATACCGGTTCAGAATCGGTGGCAATATATCTTCGTATCCTGACGAAAGCTGGGGCAAAAGCCCAAGTAGCTATACCATTCCCTCAGTTGGACTTGAAACTGAACGGGGATTGAGCACAGGGTAAACAGTTAAACTAATCAATAAACCACTTAACCCTATCCATATGTCAGATTTATATTCAGTAATCCCCGGGCTTCAACCGACCTCTCAGGAAATTCTAGAGGCGGAGCTGCTGTGCAAGCAGATATTGGAAGCCCAATTCCCAGACTTAGATTTACGTGAAGGTACGGGCCTTCGGGACCTGGTACTAAGACCTAGTGCCCTGCTTTTAACGTTGGTTAAGAAGGGTGTTGATCAGTACTTCACCCAGAATACTCTTAATGGGGTAGACGACAGCACGCCTACGGAAGTCCTCGACTCTATCCTGAGTAACTGGTTCCTTACTCGTAAGATCGGTATCAAGAGCGTTATCAGCGCTAGACTTTACTTCGCCCGTAAAAAGAATGTCAGTGTTAGCTCCTCAACCTACTTTTCTACTGATAACACCGTCAAGTTCCTGCCTTCAGAGTCGATTTCGTACTCTGCTGACGCAATGACTTTTGACTCATACAGTAATGAATACTACATTGACATTGAACTGGTAGCTGAGAAAGAGGGTACCGATTACAACATCTCCTCAGGTTCTCTGCTTTATTTCAGTAACTTCGATCCTTATTTTCTAAGAGCGGAGATCAACTATCTGAAAAGTGAAAGTATTAACAGCGAGACTAACTCTGAATTCATCGAGAGATCGAAGACTGCAATCTCCACCCGTAACCTGATCAACGTACCGAGTGTGGACTCTAACCTCAAGGCAGAGTTCAACTACATTGATCGTCTGCTGGTAGTAGGCATGGGGGATGCCGAGATGATTCGTGACCAGATCCGAGTTGTGTTCGAACCGAGTATTCCTAGAACTCCGACCTCGATGACATCTAACGGGGCTGAAACGACGATAACACTCCCCAACCACGGATATAAGACCGGGCAAAGAATCCGTGTATCCGGGGCGATACCTTCGGGGTATAACGGAGACTTCTCTATTACCGTCCTTGATTCTTCCGTGTTCAAGGTCACAAATACATCCAATCCGTCGTTTATAAGCATTATGCCAACTGTAGTTGATATCAATGACCCTACTATGGTTCACAACGGAGGTATGGTTGACGTATTCTGCTCTGACACCTTAGCTAAGTCTACTATACAGCTGACCGCTGATGAGTTTGGAAGAGTAAATCTTACAGGACCAATCTATGAGTTCAGCCGAAGCTCAATCTCAGGCGGTGACGATGATGATCAGATTCCTTTCTCTACCCCTTACACAGTATCTAATGAGTATCTTGAAACAAAGAGCATTATACGGATAGAGGCTAAAGAGACTTACGCACTAGTTACCCTTACCAATCATGGGTATATACCTGGACGTCATGTGTTTATAAAAGGATCCTTTATCACACAGCTCAATGGTACCTGGATGATAAAAGAAGTTATTAACGAGAACCAGTTTACCTTTGATTTACCTATGGTTATAGTAGGGATGATGGATAATACTGCGTCAACATGTACTTTCGTGACCCCATGGAAAGACTTTGGATTTAGCGAAAGACAATCTCTGATAGTGGACTTCGGTACAGCATATGCTAATAAGACTGCTAGTTTTGATATTGGCTATTTCCAGAATCTAGACTCTATTCAGAACTATCTAGATAATGCTGCTAACAGGGTGCTATGTGCAGACTACTTGGCAAAAGGGTTTAACTTCTATAAACTAAACGTTGAAGTTACTTCGTATAACTCTACGGTGCCGGATGCCTCTGCTGTGGAATCTGTAGTCCAAAATTATTTAAAGAGTCTAGATCTCGGCGACATGTTTGTTATGAGTGATATGATGTCTCAGCTTAGACTAAACGGCATCGTTAATATCCAGAATCCACCGAAGGTAACCTTTAAGAAGTATACAAGGGATTTGACGGCGATAGAGACCGGTACCATTACTGACATTCTAGATCCCAACGATCGAACCAATGTATTCCTACTGGATTCGGTAGCTACGCACGCTCAAAATATCGCAGCAAATAACATAGTAATTAACTAAAATGGCAAGATCTTCATTTTCACCCTCGGGCTTAGATATCGGAAATAACTCCGCTAATATGGCGTACTTGTACGGTATTAGCGATTTCTTTTCAATGATGTTTCAGGATACATCGAGGGTGAATCTGCTTCTGGAATCTAATGCCCAGGCAGCTAGTGATGCGTACAGTAAATTTCTGCAACTTACTAGCACTATCAGCCTTGAGGATATTCAGACGACACTGAACCAAACTCTTAAGTTAGTAACGATTAAGAGTACGGACAGGGTCGAGGGGCAGGTAAACCTTTATAAACTACCTGCGGATATCCTTAGTTCCAGATATATCGCTAATAGGCCCCTTCTACCGACGACCTTGCTAGAAGATAACGTAGACTTTAGAATTGAGCAGACAGATAGCGGTGAACTCAGGGTTAGATTCGCCCAAGACATTTCCAATGCCGGGTTTTCTACCCGTCTATTGAACGATGAATCTACCCGAGAATACGCCTTGTGGTTTGTCGATACTGAAATTGATGAGAAGTGGATCTCTAAAAACTATGGAGCCATACTTGGACTTGACCCGGAGACTAGCACTGATGCATTCAAGAACCTAGTCTACGGCCTGTACTATATATACCTGAATGGACCCACCTTAGAGCTCCTGCGCAAGGGTTTGAATCTCTGTCTGGGTGTACCCCTCGCCCGTGGCACTGAGACCGTCCTGGACGTCCGTAGGTACCTTGAAACCGATCAATACATTGTGGTGACCGACTCTAATCAGTATCTGATCCCGTACGGCCTGACTCCGACTATTCAAGTCGACGATGTCTTGAACGTCGGAGACGAACTGGCTAAGTGGGTGGAGATCAAAGATTACCTCAATGATGGTGACTGGTGGATAAATCTTAGAATTCCAGCGTCTATTATTCCGGGTGTTCCAGAAGGGCAGGAGAACCGCTATGCTACTAGAGGCAGTCATTTCGACTACCTGATGAGAACTTACCTGAAAAAACATACGTTCTTAGTGAATGTTAATGTCGCTGAGTTCAAAAACAATCAGGCATTCCTCCAATTGTCTGACGTTATCCGTAGAGCTAAGCCTGCGTATACCACTCCGATTTATATCTGGACGATTCCTAATGACGAGACGGTGACTCTGACTGAGACCTTAAAACAGCGTAGAGACATTCAACGCCATGAAGGTGTACTCGTAGGTATAGAGCATTTCACCCGTAACGAAACGGATGTTCCCCATACAAGAAACGAGGCTAAGTTTATGCGCTACTCGGTGCCTAACTTCGTATCTCGCATGTGCGGCACTGATACCTATGTCAACGGTGATCCTATCCCATTCATGGGGGGAACTGCTACTGGCTTTGTCAATCCTCAAACTCAGTACCGTGATAATACTGACGTGGAGAAAGCCTGGCTTAACACTATCCTGAGTCGTGGTACTGAAATGGTCACTTTCCCTAGAAGCCGCATTCAGTTTTCCCGGAGCAGAAGACCCTTGGCAGAAATTGGCCAGGATGCCGTAGGTTGTCCGAGCCATCACTTACGTAAGATCTTCAACATACCTCAGGGGATGGCATTAGTCCCTCTATATGTAACTACTCAGACTGATTTGGTTAGTAAATGTGATAAGGCAGGTATTTATACACCGGATGTCAGTGAATGGTATTTCGATCTGTTCAACCCATTTAATCTATCGGAGTCTATCAATAGTCTAGCGGTTGATGAAAGCCTGCCCCTGATGGACGTAGGTCAGCTGGTGCAAAATTTCGATATCTTCCGCACTAGGGGTATCGACGTAGGATACATGGGGAGTTTCATGCCAGATATGGGATTCCGTACGTTTACGTTTCAGACTTCTGACCTAACAAATAATGATTATCTGATAGGTGTACGAATCCAGGATGAAACCGTAGGGATCTACTTGGTAACGGCGAATAACATTGATAGAGGCGGGATGTACTCCATAGTTTCGGAAGACGATCCTCTTAATATCTCGTTTAGACACAAAGCTACTAGAGGTCACATAGCCAGTTCCAGCTCCCTATATCTACTTAGGGGATTAACTGTTTTGGGCTATAATAACTCTATGTCACAAGTTACTATAAACGACGTACCTACTTACACCGATAGCGAGAATAAAACTCCTATGATTAGGTCTCGAAACGGAATGACCTTGACCCATAGAATGGAACTTAAATAATGGAATTAGCACTAAATTCTAAAGCTCAAATGGAACTGAGAGGGGATCTGCTGGCACAGAAAGTCTACGCTGACGGATCCAAAGAAACTGTATTCCATGAAAAGAATATGATCATGCTGGTGAGTAAGCAAAGACTTCTATCAATGCTGTACGCCTCTTCGGGATCGTGGGATCCCATCACCAGCTTTAGAGTCGGCACCGGGGGAACGGTGGATCCGAAAGGATTGTTCCCTAAAGTGGTTAACCAAAATCTAACCGGCCTGTACAATGAATTGATGACCGTGCCCACTTACTACCAAGTTAATAACAACATACCGAGTGTTGTCTTTATCACTGACTTAGATCAAGGTATGGGTAATGGCCAGAAGATCACTGAAGCTGGACTCTTCACCGCCGCTGGAAGTATGTTTAATATTAAATGTTTCCCAGGCATTGATAAGACTAGTGAATTCAGTCTCCACTTCGAATGGACTATTAAGGTTTCGTAATGGCTAGCTCACTTTCTGTAACAACTCAAATAACCAATGACGGTAACATCGAACTTACTGCTGAAGTAACGGACGGTATCCTGCCCAAAGATGTTTTTATCTACGAGAATACCGGAGATACTAATCTCGGCGGATATATTGGGGTCTGCAACCTCGAAGAATATCAGAGATTACAGACATTTACCGGCACTGCGATACCTATGTTTGGCAACAAGTACGTAAAATACCGTCAGGCTAAAATACTCTTAGGCCTTGACGACGATATTACTGGAGTAATTAGACATATAACAAATACTCTGACTTTCTTGAGTTTTTCTATGTCCAACCCGTCTTCAAGTACTCAAATTATAAATATACCCTGATTCAACCATGACCCTTTCAAGACGACTATATGCCAACAATGCCAAGACGACCCTGGCGGCAGCTATTAGCCCTTACGACACTACAATTAGTGTAACGGACGGGTCTAAGTTCCCTTTGCCTATCGCCGGGGAGTTTTTCCTTGTTACCTTGGAAACTGCTAATAGGATCGAAGTGATAGAAGTCCATGGCAGGGTCGATAACATATTCACCGGATGTGTTAGAGGTAGAGAAGGCACAGAGCCTCAAACCTTCAGAGAGGGTTCCAGAGCTGAAAACCGTGTTACTCAGGAGACTCTAAACGACTTCGAAAAAGTCGTCGATCTTATGGGGGACCTCGACTCCGTGGACCAGCTAGACGCCCCTTCTAAGTCTAACGCTACTGCTTACGTATGTCATTCCGGGGATGCTAATGGTAACCCGGTGATAGCTGTAAGATCAACTGATTCTAGTTGGAGGTTTAGCACTCACGGAATTGTTGTTCTGACTGGTACAATTACTTCTGCGACTCAGAACAATCTTACGTCTTCTCAGATCGGCAGCCTACTGACTAATGCCACTACCGGTAAATACATTCTCCAATTCACTACCGGAGTTAACGCAGGTGTATGCAGGGATATTACGGGGTCGGCAACTGGGATTGCGGCATGGAACACTCCTCTAAGTACCGTGCCAGCTGTAGGAGATCAGTTTGAAGTTTACGTAAGTACAATGAGCTATCTCAAAGATTCTAATCAGGGTGATGATGCTTTAATCTACTCCCTGCTATTCGCTAACTAAGACTAAACATGGCATCTAACTTTAAACGAGCTGACGTATCAGCACTATCGACCAGAACCCCACTTTACGGCCCAGTCCCTATCGGCACAACTGCCATTGTTTTCTCAGGGACTTTCGCAAACGTGGATTCTACGAATAAATCAGATCACACCCTGACGTTGGAGATTAGAAATACCTTGAATAATTACATTTCGATATTCAAGGAAATTCCAATCCCATACGGCGGAAGTAGTAAGTGCCCGAAAATCGTGTTGTTCCCAGGAGAGTATATGTATATCACAGCGGACAATGACAATATGATTCAGGGACACGTAGACGTTTTAGAGAGAACTTAATATGCCGACTTCAATGGAGTATTTTGGACGTAGTCCAACTCAAAGACAATCTCAAGAGACTCGTGCCCAATTCACGGCAGCAGACGGTCAAACTCTTTTTACGTTCACCTACTCTGTCGGGTCTATTGATATTTACGTTAATGGTGATCACTTACCGGATTCCGCTTTTATAGCATCAAACGGTATTACCGTAACATTGAAATCTCCTTGTGCAAGTGGAGACGTAGTCTACATGGTCTCTAAAACCAAGTTAATTCTGGCTACTCCTAAAAACACTTACACCAAGGACGAAAGCGATTCTAGATTCGCTCTTAAAACAAATATGTTACAGAGAACTAGAAGAGGATATATTTACTTTATGGGGAATTTATAATGGCTGGCGGATTGTTAGGAAAAGCGGCTCTGCCTCAGGATACATACGTAGTCCTATATACCGTATCTGACGGTAATGTTGCAGCAGCAAACTTGAGCGTCGTGAATATGAGCTCTACTACGGATGCCAAGATCAGAGTTGCAATTACTACTGCGGCGTTTCCGGACCCTCAGGACTTCATTGAGTTCGACACCATACTGCCGATGCAAGGCGGAGTTTTGGAAAGGACAGGCCTAGTTATAGGCGCTGGAGAGCATGTTTTCGTTAAATCGAACATCGCAAACGTCGCAGTTAGGATCTACGGCTACGAAGAACCTACTCCGTAACTCCGGATAATTAGATAAAATAAATTATCTAATCTTTTCAACAAATTTTTTTAACGGATTTATTTCATGAGTTACTACGGTTTACCGCCAGATGCAGAAACTTCGATTCTACCAGAAGACATTGCTGGCGCACTAGGTTACGTACCGGTTAATAAAATAGGGGACACGCTTCAAGGTCCCCTTTTCTTAAGCCGCGATCCTGCCGAGGACATGGAGGCTGCTACTAAAAAGTACGTAGACTCTAAAGGCTTAGGCATCGGTGCGGGTAGCATTACTGTAGCCACGTTCTCAGGCAACGGCTCTAATAAGGTATTCACCCTGCCGACAGCAGCGCCTGGACCGAGTGCCGTAGAAGTTCACATCGATTCAGCATATCAGCTAAAGTCTTCCTACACCGTAGACGGTACTCAGCTAACCTTCGGAGAAGCTCCTCCTGCTGGCACGGATAATATCGAAATTCAGATCCGTACAGTTCTACCGCTGGGTTCTGGCGATGCTGCCACGACTGTCTACACTCCTTCAGACGGAACAGCTAATACAACCGTCGAGTATGTCCTCGACTCTCGACTGACTCGTCTCGTCCGTAAGTTCTCAGGTGATGGAAGTACAACGACTTTCAGCCTGCCAGTGCCAGCTTTCGGTAATGCGGTTGATGTCCACATTGATTCCCTGTACCAGCTTAAGAGCTCGTATACCGTTACCAATAACCTGTTAACTTTCACCGAGGCTCCTCCAGCAGGTACGGATAACGTTGAAGTCGTCCTTGATGCCATCGCTCCGCTAGGAAGCACCGACGCATCTCTTATCAGCTATACTGCAGTCGATGGATCTAACGTAGCTAGCGTCAAAGACGCACTGGACCAGCGTAATACCGTAGGCGTGTACAGATATACTGGTAACGGCTCAAACACGACTTTTGTGCTTCCGTTTGCCATACCTAACGCCAACATGATGCATGTCCATATCAACTCCGTTTATCAGGAGAAATCTGGATATACTCTGAGTGGCACTAACTTGACTTTCAGCTCTGCCCCAGACAATGGTGCAAGCATTGAAGTTACGGTGACTTATGCTCTGCCTATCGGTGTGTCTGACGCTGCCACAACTAGGTACCTATCAGATGATGGCCTTATTGTTTCTAACGTTAAGGACGCCCTAGACACGTTTAAGAAAGAACGTGGTACGGCTACTGTTGCTAGATACTCGGGGACTGGCTCAGCGACTACTTTCAACCTACCGGTTGCCGTTGCTAATCCAACCAGCCTGGATGTGTACATCAGTGGTGCATATCAGCAGAAAACTACTTATACCGCCTATGGAACTACTTTAACGTTCCTGTCGGCACCGGTAGCGGGTACTAATAACATTGAAGTAGTTATTCGGAAAGAACTTCCTCTGACTACGGTTGATGCTACAGGAGTTAACTATACCCCTGCGGGTAATGTTACTCAGACAACTGTTAAGGCAGAGCTAGATAAACGTGCAAGTCAGTACGTTGCGATGTTTATCGGGGATGGTACGACTACGGTTTACACTTTGCCGGTTTCAGTGAGCGGCACTTCCGTAGTAGATATTCACTTCGATGGGGTGTATCAGAGAAAAGATTCGTACACTGCGCTAGGTACTACTCTGACATTCAGTGAAGCCCCTCTGAGCGGTATCACTATTGAAGTAGTTATCAAGTACGAAATCCCGTTCAGTGCAGCAGATGCAGCTACAACGGTTTATAACCCTAACGACGGCACTGCTCCGACCAACGTAAAAACTATCCTGGACCAGATCCGTGCAGATAGAAATACCGTAAACCTTGATAATTTCGTAGGCGACGGCACTAAGGTTGCCTTCACATTGGCCAAGACCCCGGTAGGTGTTATGGTTTCAGATGTGTTTATCAATGCATCTTACCAGCAGAAGGCCACTTATAGTATCGTTGGTAAAACTCTGACGTTCAGTGAAGCTCCTCCTGCTGGAAGTATTATCGAAGTGCTGTCGAGATCAACGGCTGCCATCGGAGTTACGGATGCCGCTCTAGTTACTAATGGTACAGAAACCGTTGCGGATTCTCTGAATGCCCTGCAGTTAGCTGACTATACCGCTCTTAGAAATTATGTCGGACCTAGAAAAGTTGCTTGCGTAGGTCTGAACGGTATGGCCGGGGACTTCGTAAGGGATGATACCGATACTACTAGTGTAGATAATGCAGGTACCATCATCGTTTCCTCCAACGGTAAACGTTGGAAGAGGGCTTTTAATGGCACTCTTAACGTAACGTGGTTTGGTGCTGTCGGTGATGGAGTCAAGGATGATACTGCTGCTATTCAAGCGGCTATTAACTATGCTTGCTCAAGTTCAGTTCGTAGGGTGTTTCTGCCAGCCGGGGTGTACCTGATAACATCTTCATTAAAGATACCTTCCACCGGTGCGGGGTTAGTATTTGAGGGCGCGAGCTCTTCTACGACATATCTACGTAGCCTTAGCGGGTCTTTCGATCTTCTAAAGGTGGCAGCAGCTTACACCAGGATCATCGGTATCCAGTTTAGACCGGGTGGTGACCAAATCTGTATGCGTATCTACGCTGCTCACTGCACCTGGGAGCATAATAGGTTCTTGGCAGCTACCAACAACGTCGGGACTGCGGTTCTGTACGCTGACGTAGATCCAGATACATCGGCTTCAGTAGCAGGTGCGTATACTCACACTGCTAGGGATAATGTTATCGGCGTTGCGGGATTTGCATTTGCAATAGGTATTTCAGATGGAACGACGTTAGGATTACAAGCATGTAAGTTTATCTGTAATCAGATTCTATCTAACTCACCGATAAAGCTGACTACCGGCGGCGCAAATACCTACATGGGTAACCTTCTCCAATCATCTACCGGCGGCGGAGTAGGTAATGGAGTGGACTTAGGTGCGAATATTGTTGCTGAGAAACTATTCGGCAACTATTTTGAAGGATTTGCAGTCGGCGTTTTACTACGCAGTCTGTCAAACTCGTATCAAGCGGCATATGTCATTGGTAACCACTTCGATGCTTGTACTTCGGAGCTTACCAGTCTAGGTACCTCGAACTACGTATTCGAAACTGCTAACGGAGCTCGTTTCTCGAAGAACTGGAAGGACGATTTTAGTAGTAACACTCTACGTTCATTCAACGGGCCTAGCGGTGGAACTACTATGATCTTGACCCTGGATGATGCTAATAAAGCTGTTAAGATAAACCGAGAGTACACCAGTTTAAATAACCTTAGCTTTACGGCGAACGGTCAAACTCAGACTCCTACTCAAAAGACTATGGTTATCACTGGTTCTGGTGCAGCTAGAACCGGATGTATCCTAGGTACTACGGGTGTCCAAGATGGCGAAGAAATTAGGCTGTTAGGTGTTACCTGGCCAGTTACGTTGATTAACACTAACGTACGTTTTGCAGGCGGAGCAGCTAGTGCCCAGTTTGGTAATACCGCAGGGTATGTCCAGGCCATGACCTTAGTATTCCGTAGTGCAGACTCTACCTGGTACGAAATCAGTAGAGTAACGTACTAATCGATTTAAATAGGGTCTTCGGGCCTTTTTCATGAAACCTATGTTATGTCACTAACAAGAGAAAAAAGTTATATGATCTCCCACGGTAGCGATACCGTGGAAGGTGTTTTAAATGCCATACGTTTAACCGACTATGCGACCCTTAGAGTATATTCGGGTATTCAGACTACTGTGTACGTCACTAAGGCTGGGATTTCCGGATATTTCGTAAGGGATGATTCGGATACTACCTCTGTTGATAACGGAGGCACTACTATAGTGGCATTGAACGGTAAGCGATGGAAACGAGACTTTTCCGGGCCCGTAAACGTCAAGTGGTTTGGCGCTCTAGGGACGGGGACGGATGACACGAGCGCATTTGAGGCCGCGCTTGCGACCAGCAAGCGGGTCTACGTGCCTACGGGAAGCTACAACATTAGCCGTACTTTGGTCGTTCCGCAGCCCGGCGGTATGATTGGGGATGGCATGACGCAGTCGATTCTCAATTCCAAGGTCATTGGGGGGTCGCTTATCAAGACAGCCTATCCAGATGGCACACAAAATAGCCTGATTCAAGATCTTCAGTTTAATGGAAATGGTTTGACTGGCGCTGCTGGCAATGGCCATGCGCTTAACTTCATCGACCCAGCATTCGATACAGGGGCCTGGGCACCACAGGGCATGGTAGTGGAGCGTGTGTGGATTCGCAATTTCCGGGGCATTGAGGACCGTGGGCACAACGGAGACGCGAACATAGCTGCTGCCGGTGTCATCTGCGTCCAGGGTTTGCAGAACGTCTTCCGTGATGTCATTGTCCACAGTTGCGGCCACGGCTTCTATCTTGACCAGACACAAACCAACAAAATCGTCAACTGCGTAGCTTATCTATGTGACAAGGCGGGCATCTTCACCTACGATACGGTGGGGACGCTGATCGAGCAATGCGACATCGTCGGCAACGGTGCCAGCGGCACGACGGACGCAGCCTACCCCGCTACTGATCTCGGCATGGCTAATATTATCTGTAGCTTTGATGAAAATCTGATGATCAGCCGTACCAAGGTCAAGAACACTAACGGACAGGCTCAGATCTATCTGAAACAGTGCTATGGCACGATCATCAACGAGAACTGGCTTCGGAGCGATATCGACCAAGCGCGCACCATCGTTGTCAACAACGGCCTCAAGGCGCTAAACTGTCCGGGCCTTAAGATCAAGGACAACACGTTCAGTTGCGTCCTTGCGGTAGGCACGGTCGGCCAGCCGGTCAAGGCCAAACACGTCAACCTCGTGACACCGTCGTCGAGCGAAGTTTTCAGCTTCATGTTCACCGGCAATGTGTTTGTGACTCAGCCAGGCCTGCTGACTGAATATAGTCTATGCGTCGAGAGCACTGGGGGCTTTACCAATTGTCAGTTCTCGGGATGCATTATCGACGGCAATCGCTTCGGCACCCCGCTGACCGTGAATTCGGCCATCGTAAATGACGATGATATCCTTATACGTAACTGTGGTTTTACGTATTCTCGTATCACAAATAATGTGCATTACGCCCAAACCAATGTAACACGTACCCGCTGCATCACCGGAACGAACCTCTCGGCAGAAAGCAACAACTTCATCCAGCAGAACCTGTTTAAGGTGAATGGCGGCACGATCACCACCAACTACAGTGGATTCCTGTACCCTACAAATCGTCTGGCAAGTAAGACTTATGATCCGCCTAGCTTGGCTGCTGGAGCTAGCACTAGCACCACTCTAAACGTGAATAACGCTTTAGTTGGTGAGCCGGTGCAGGTGATGTTCCCAAATCCCTTACAGGGTATTCAGATGTGGGGGCAAGTCACCGCTTCAGGCGTTGTTACTGTATATTTCTACAACCCGACTGCTGCCGCTATAGATCTTGCTAGTGGAAGCTTGGGCGTAATCGTGACTCGTTCTTCCAGCGGTGAAGTTAATTAATATAAGATAAGTTCATCTAAAATACTAGAGGCCCTTCGAGGCCTCTTTTTCGTAAAGATAATATAATATGTCATTAACAAAAGCCAAAAGCAGTATGATCACCCACGGTACTGACACCGTGGAAGGTTCCCTAAACACCCTACGTCTAAACGACTATGTAGCTCTACGTCTGTACGAAGGGGCCCAGACTTCCGTGTATATCACGAAGTCAGGTATTGCCGGAAATTTTGTTAGGAACGATTCTGATACTACGTCTGTGGACAATGGCGGCACTACTATCGTTTCCGGTAACGGCAAAAGATGGAAGAGAGTATTTAGCGGCGCTGTAAACGTGGAATGGTTTGGCGCAGACCCCACTGGGACAACCGTTAGTAGCTCAGCTATTCAAAGCGCTATAAACGCTTACAAGAATATATATGCAGTAGGTACGTTTCTAATAGATACTCCAATTAATATTACCTCCGATGTGAACGTCTATGGTGAAAAAAGAAAGACCACATTTAAGAAAACCTCTTTAACTACTAATGTGGTAACCCGTACCTACACGGATTCCAACGGGGTTGTACAAACCTTAACATGGGATCAACCTGTAGTTTTTAACTTAATTTGTCCTAACGAAAGTTATTTGACCGATTTCAATATAATTAACTGTAGTTTCGATCTACCGTCTGATGGTAGCGTTGGGGTTTTCCACGGGCAGCGGGTTTGCTATTCGTCGTTCGAAAGTCTGTTCTGTAACTACTCAAAGTTCTTCATAAAGGGCTTCGATATGTGGCAGATTGAGTGGGTTAAAATTCGGTCACGTTTTAGCAAAGATCATTTCAATATTAATACGGGCACTAGCAATGGATTTAAAAACGTCGCAGTCGACGGTAAGAGCAGTGCTGGAGGAACGGGGTACACTTTCACTAACCTGAACTATAGTTCCATGACCTCGTGTTCTGCAGATAGTGTTGACCGTTGCTATTATTTTGATAACTCAGTCATTTCAATGACGGGATGCGGTGCTGAGTCCTTCAGCCGTATTGTCCAAGCCGTTAACGGGGCCGAAGTTACCGTAGTCGGTGGAGCACTTATAATTTACAAGGTAGGGTCCGCACCTGGGTCGTATTTCCCTTACCAGTTCTCAGATGCCGGGACAAGGGTTACCTTCACCAATACCTGGCTAGGAATCGCTAACCCTGGTAATGCTGGAGGTACCTATGGACAACTCTCAGCTTCTACGGGGGCTACCGTTATATTAGATAATATTAGAAAGCCTGTAGAAATCGGAGGTACTAATTGGTGGTATGTTTCTGATGCAAACTCTCTGCTTACTATCCGTGATGAAAGTGGAACGAGATACATCAACCGTTATGGCACTAGCCGATATGATGGGGTGAGTAATATCAAAAACTTCGTATACACTAAATCTCTCACGGGGGGGAGTGCTCAGTCTGTTATTAGAATTGACAATAGCTCATACGGCTCTAATTGTTTCGGTAAAATTACGGTGATGTTACTTAATAGTTATAACCCGGATATCGGCTTCGTAGGAGCTCAAACTTATCAGTTTGCATGCTATAAAGAAGCTACGGCGTCACAGACTATATCAAAGATCGGGGATGCTACGGCGGTATCCAACACTGGCGGTAGCGCGCTGGGGACTATTACGGCTACTATGATCCGTAACGGTGACAATACGGTAGACCTTCAGTTAAATATACCTAGTGCGTATGGGACTACTACTGCAACGGTCTTGGTAGAGTATATGAATAACATTGGGTCAAATCCAGCTTCCGAAGTTATAACTGGGCTGTAAGTTCACCTAAAATAATAGAGGCCCTTCGAGGCCTCTTTTTCGTAAAGATAACTATGTCAACTACAAAAATTTCGGCAGAATTAATAAGATATAAAGCCTTTCCGATAGGTTCTTCTGAGAGAACCTCTAAGGATAAGCTCGACGAGTTTGTAAGCGTAAGGGATTTTGGGGCTAAGGGGGATGGTGTTACTGATGATACCGCTGCTATTCAATCCGCAGTTTCCGCATTTTCAAAAATCGCATTCCCGGCGGGGTATACCTACGTTATAGATACTGTCAGTATCCCCTCTAACGTTGTCCTAGTTATAGACGGAAAATGTCTACGGAAACCTAATACGTCGAGCGATTCGTATATGTTCGTTAATGTGGATACTACAAATGGGAATTCTAACATAATGATTTCGGGCTCAGGAGAGATCGACGGAAATTCAGCTAACCAAATTGGTGATAGACAAGGTCTCATTAAATTCGTAAAGCCTACGGATTGTAGAATCAACGTTAGAAAACTAGGCAACAATAAATACACATCGAGTAACGGGGTCGTAGCCAGCCAAGGCTGTGTAGTTTTCGTAGACGGAGTTAGGTGTCACGCTCACGATATCTTTTTAAGTGTGTGGCAGAGGGAAGGTATATACTTCGACGGTGCCAGCCTTAACTGCTCTATAAGAAGAATCAACGCCTTAGGTGATGGATCTAATGGCTGGTCTGCGGTTTCCATAAGCGGTGCAGGAGGGGTGGGCAACATTATAGATGGTATCCATGCTGAAAACTGTGGAGCGTCTAGTGTTGTTCTGGATAGTACCTATTCCACAGCTTGTAACATCGTAAGTAAAAACAACCAATTTAACAACGGTGTTAACTTTGGTCATACTGGGAAACCTGCTTCGTACAGTCGTGGTGTTAACATCACCGTTTTGAACGCAGGGCAGGCCGCTACCTCAGGATCAACTCACAATGGTGTTTCAGTTGGTGGAAATACTACTAATTTTGAATTAGTTAACATCACTGTAAACGGTGCATACAATAATTGCATAAACATCAGTGACGGAGCTACCAAAGTACAAGTCAAGGGTTCTAATAGACTAGAAGGTGCTGTTACTGGTTCTGGAGTTTACTCCTTTAATACGGATAACGTCAGGGTATCTGGGGTCACCGCTATTAATAACCATGATTACGGGGTCAACTTTACTGCGGGCAACGATTGCTCATTGACGGATAGTAATCTTGTCGGTAACAGTTTCGGACCCTTCAGCGCTTCCGGCTCGGGAGTCACCGTTAGAACTAGTAAGCTGAGTCCCGATGCATTGATACTTGCTGTTAATCTGGCAGGGCTTGCGGCAGGAGGGTCCACGGTGGTTACCAACGGTAACGTCATGGGATTTTACTCTGCTATCAATATCTTCCCTAGAAATACTACTGCGGCAGCAGCCATCCCCTTCGTAGCTACGAAGACTACTGGTGGATTTACCATAACGGTGGTGAACGCGGTGCCTGCTTCTGGGGGACCGTTCAATGTATCTTGTGAAATACTTTAAAACTATGTCATTAACTAAACTTTCAACTGAACTAATTAAACACAAATCCGACCTTACAAATTCCGTAGAGAGAACCCTTAAGGACAAGTTTGGAGATATTATCAATGTCAAGGACTTTGGGGCTAAAGGAGATGGGGTAACAGATGATACCGCTGCTATTCAAGCTGCTATAAATACTTCTAATCTGGCAGGAGGAGGATTAGTTATTATCCCTGACGGAAACTATTCGTTTAGCCAGATTACTCCTAAAAGTAATGTGACATTAGACGGTACTGGTACCCTATTACAAACCCAAGTGTCTACATCTCAAGCGGGTATATCCAAGGCAGCAGGCGCAGGATCTTTGTTAAATTTTCATATAAGAAATCTGAAGTTCGATGGCAGAAGAGTCGCCAACCCCGGATATCAATATAATGCAATCATTTCTATTGAACTGGGGTCTGGTGAAACCTTAAACGGGTTCACTGTAACTAACTGCTCCATGCAAGATGCCCAGGATCATTTTATAAGGTTCATAGCTACAGACGTTTCTGCTTCAGGTTCTAATATTAGTGTTACTCGTTGTAAATTTATAACGAATCCAGATAAGAGATCTCTAGGAGGGGTATCCGGGGTAGTATCTATGGATGCAGTGAGATTTGAACAAACTTGGGATTATTCATCGGCAGGTAATGGGTATAGTACCGTTAATTTTAGATATATAAATATCAATGATAATACCGCCGAATCCATCAGAACGTTGGCTGATATAAAACGTGGATGTGCACATTTCCTAATAAGAGGTAATCATACTAAAAATATGTATGACTGTCACCACAGCGTTGACGGAAGTTTCGACGGGATTATATCCGATAACCTATGCGTCGTAGAATCCTCTTATACGGGGCCAGGTACTTTTACTGATTTCATAGAAGTTCAAGGTGAGAGAATAAACATAGGTCATAACGTATGTAATGGCGGCGGTAAAGTAGTTTCTGGGGTATTCGTAACAGACTACGGTAGAACACAGGAGAGCGGAATAGGGCATCCTTCGATTGGAGTGCGTATATACGATAACATCGTAAAGAACATTACTACCAATGCATTTAGAATTCTCAACGGGATCAATTGCGAAAGTATAAATAATTACGGGGAAAACATAGGAGCTCACATAGCTACTATAGAATCCGGCACTGGTAGAACCGATGGTACTATTCCATTAGGGGCGTCTGGTTGCACAATAACCGGTAACCGTAGTAAAAATGCTTCATTGGGAGTTAAGATCCAGGGAGTGAACCATGTTAAAGGTATAAATCCAGATGAAAACGGACAGGACTATTTATACTGCCCCGGGTTTGCAGATGCCTCAGTTTATGGGAATTTTGTGAATTCGGGTGGATACGTAAATCTGAATCCAAATCCATGGCTAGATATAGATAGTACTACTAATAAACTCAAATATTTCGTAGATCCTGCCGTAACTACCACGGTAGCCGCTACGAAGCCCCTTGGTGCACCACAAGCTGTTACGATAAATGATGATACGACGTCTAATATACGGCAGCATACTATTAATAGCTTTATACCCGTAACTGTGGGTTCTCGATTATTTGTAAAGCTATCTATTAAGAAGAATACTGCCACGTCATTTGCAGTTATAGTTCAGGAATATGATAGCTCAGGTACCTTTATATCGAATTCATTTTATGGAACTACTAATATACCTACCTCTTGGGGGGAATTTTTAGTTGCTCATAAAGCAGCCTCCGCCAATGTAGCGCATCTTAGAGTAGGACTGATACCCGCAGCATCCTCCAACGATGCGACCACTTCTGGTACCACTGATGTTGCGAATCTAAGGATATCTAGAACGGCGATAGGTATATAACTTTCTTAAATTCTTAACACAAACCCTCTTCGGAGGGTTTTATTTTGAACATATAGCTTAACTGGTTAAAATACTTTTATAAAATGGCAGGCAATCTGCTATAACAACAAGGATAAACAAATGGGAAGATCATTATCAGGATCTGGGACCTATAGTGGTGGCACTGGCACTACTGCGACTCCAGACGTTTCTCAAACGCTGACTGATGCAGCGAATATAGACTGGAACATCAGCAAGGGAAATATAGCTACGGTTACTCTTAGTGGAAATCGAGTTATTAATAACCCTACAAACTTAAAAGTAGGCGGAGTCTCTCTCTTCGTAAGGCAAGATGCTACGGGGAATAGAACAGTAACTTCGTGGGGTAGCGTATTCCACTGGCCTGAGAAAGTAGCACCAGTGCTATCAACCGCAGCAAATGCCGTAGACCTAATATCAGGTATTTGTGACGGGACTAATATCTACGTTTCATACATAAGGAACATGTAATGTTTTGTGTACCAATGCGAACTATAGTGTTAACTCCAGGTAACACTTCTAACTATAACATGAGAACTGCTGCCGGCAACCCTATCGGACCCGTTAGAGTTTCGTGCGTCGCTACTGGTACCCTGACAAGTACAGATGGTAGCGGTACTCCCGCTCTTGACACTGGGACTGGCTGGCACGCTGCTTCTCAACTATTCCTCAAGAACACTGGGACTATAAAGGGTGGTCGAGGAGTAAAAGGTTCTAACGGAGTTCCAATCCTAGCTAACAGCGGGATCGGAGGTAGCGGAGGTAGCGGAGGCAGTGGTTCTGGCGTTACTTTTGCCCAGAACGGCTCTAGCGGGGCTAGGGGTACTAACGGATTCGCTTATGACGCTGGAGATGGTGGAATGGGAGCTCCTGGTATCAAAGTTCAGTATCTCCTTGCGATAGATAACTCTGGAACTATCTCTGGTGGACCTGGTGGCTATGGCGGCGATGGGGCCATAGGTTACGGAGGGGATGGTGGCGGAGGTGGCGGTGGCGGTGGCGGTGGCTCAAGATGGGCTATGGCTTCCGATCCCGGTAACTCTTCTCTATGGACTTATAATCCCGGAGGTAACGGGGGAACAGGTCAATGGTATATGAATGGAGCTTACGGTGGCGGGCCTAATAACAACACGGGTACTGCGGCGGGGGGATATGGCGGGCCTGGAGGTACTGTGGGTAGACCCGGTAGTGCAGGTATAACGGGATCTACTTATTCACCGGGCATTATCATCACCAACTGGCCTAACGGATCGGGGGGACCGGCAGGTGCTGCAGGGACTACCTATTACTCTAGCGATGGAGACGACGGCCCATCGGGGTATAGTGTAAAAGGGACTTCTTTAGTCAAGTTCGTCTCTAATGGAACTTTAGTAGGATCAACTTCAAGTACTTAATATGGACATAAAATACAAAATCATAAATACCATCCCTGAAGAACATCAGGTACTAGTGCGCTATTACTCAGATAGCCTACCGGAGTCTTCCTTAGTTTCTGCATGGAATCCAGATGGTACTCCTAGGCTTTACCGTACAGACTACCTAGTCACTCTTCCCGTTCCGGTCCCAACTGGGCAAGCCTTGGTAGACTACATAATGGCATTCTGCCCAACTGCGTGGTTTGATCTTCAGGAAAAGATTAAGAGCTCTACAGTTGACACCTCTATGAACTTGGTTAAAGGTCTCGTCGGGGTTGAGAACAGCGTGACTGTAAGTAGGCCTCTGACCTTGGAAGAAGCTAAAGCTCAAAAAATCATTGACATTAATACCAAGCGTGATCAATTGGAAGCCTCAGGTTTCACGTATAAAGGCAAGGTTTTTGACTCTGACGAACGTAGTGTTCAACGAATAAACACTGCTGTTCAAGCTGCTCAAATCGCTGCCCTGAACGGACAAACTTTTTTTATCGTTTGGACGTGTCAGGATAATACCACTATGACTTTCGAAGGCACAGAGATCCTTGCTTTACCAGTAGCTCTGGCTTTACATGCGAATGCTCTTCATGAGTTTGCAAAGGGTTTGAAGGCGGCTGTGACCGCTGCTACTAATATCTCAGACCTGAACACTCTGAATATTAACGAAGGCTGGCCCAAATAAGGTGTTAATATGAATAGATTCGTTTTACTGCTCTTGTGGCTGGGCTGTGGATTAATCTACGTCGTATCCTTTATTTGGGGTTTTGTAGCAATCCTGGTGGGAAGTGAGCGGGCTTGGAGGATGATCGTTGCCTCCGACCGCTTACTGAACGCTGCTACTGGAGGTAAGGATACGGAAACAATGAGTTCTCGGTCTGCTAGGGGTAGGGACGAAGGCGTAAAGGTATGGTGCTTACTATGTAAGTTCCTTGACGCAGTCAACGAGAATCATTGCAATAACTCACGTGGCGTCTAGTCACTAACCTGGAAAAAGAAATGACGGAACCAGTATCAACATCAGTTGTTACCTATTTTTCAATAGCGAAAATATGGAGCATTATAGCAGGGGTATGTGGAAGTATTATACCTATCCTTGCTTTGGCAGACAGAGCCAAGATCACAGCTATTAATGGATTCTTCATGGCGGTAACGGGGTCCAACTTCTCTATCTTTGTAGGTCCTTGGCTTGCTCAGAAACTCGGTGTTACATCTCTGGAAGGGGTTGTTGCACTTTCCTGGGTTATGGGCGCAACTGGGGTTTTCGTCGTTAGAGCTTTACTAAAATGGATCGAAGACCGAGGTGGTGATGTGATCAGTAGCCTAGTAAATAGAGCTATTGGAACCACTGTAGGTTCTGAGAAAGACAAGGGGGACGCCCAATGATGGAGAATCTGTATCTCATAATCACAAGCCCGGAGCTGTTCTCTACAGCCCTGCTATGTATTGTTTTAGGGGTGGTATCTTTTATTGCCGCCCTGGAACTGACTAACATAAAAGGTATAGGGATAATGTCCCTGAAATACATGTTGGCATTCATTAATATAGAGGCCATTAGTAATCTATTTATGATTATCCTGGCCCCTGATGAATTCCTAAAATATCATGCCACGTTTAATACTTTTCAAATTACGATGGTGATTTTACTAAGCTGGATTTTGTTTTATGAAGCGTCCATCTTGATGAAAGCACCCTTCCGTAATAAGATTAAACAGCTATTGAAAGAAATATTCTCTAAGAAGTAATCGCCATGTCCTTAACGAAAGAACAGTTCTCCGCCATTGCACCGACTATCAAAGAACCTAAGCTTAGCGTGTACACTATGTACATCAATGAGACTCTTGGAACTTATGGCATCAGTACGCCAAGCCAGGTAGCAATGTTCATCGCCCAAATTATGCATGAGTCTGGAGCCTGTATCTATACTAAGGAGCTAGCAAGTGGTGAAGCCTATGAAGGCAGAAAAGATCTGGGCAACGTCCAAAAAGGTGACGGTGTCCGTTTTAAAGGTCGCGGTCTTATACAGATTACCGGCCGTGCAAATTACGCTGAACTGTCCAAAGCATTCGGCGTAGATTTCATAAACAAGCCAGAACTCCTGGAGACCCCAGAGTGGGCAACTAAGAGCGCAGGATGGTTTTGGAATAGTAGAAAGCTGAACACCATCGCCGTTACTAACACGGAAGACGCTTTCAAACTAGTTACAAAACGTATCAATGGCGGATATAATGGTCTCGAAGACCGTAAAAACTACTGGGCTAGAGCTAAAAAAGTACTAGGTATATAATGTGTGGAATTCCTACTATGCCAAAACTATCTATTAAACAAATCGTATGTGGGTTGGTAATCATGCTTATAGTGGGGCTAGGATTGTACTATAATCATCTATCAGACAAATACAGAGTCCTGGAAATGAATTTCGCTGCCTTGAAAGAGTCCTATGACGATAAAGTATCGGCCCTGACGGAATGTAGTAACGCTACGGACGCTTTAAAGGCCCGTGAAGGCGAAATCACTGCCAAGGCTAGGGCAGCACTAGATGAGGCTAAAAAACAGGCGGTAGTCGATTATAAGGCCTCCGAGAGCCTCCTCTCTCGTAAGCCTGTCCAACCCGTGATAACTTCCAAGAACCAGTCTCAGTATGGTGGCAACGACAAAGACGTTCAGTTGAAGGATTATCTTGCTACTCAACAACTTATGAATGAGCTGATTGATGCAAGGAGTCCAAAATGATCAAACTATGTATCGTATTGCTTTTGACGAGTATGCTGCTGTTATCAGGTTGTGGTACTAACCCAGTTACTAAGACTCAGGTAGTCCACGTTCCGATAGCAACCAAATGTGAACCTACAGTGAAAGTCACTGAAATAACTGAGTACCCGACTCAGTACTTGGATAAGGATATGACGCTGTATGAGAAAACAGTGGCTCTAGCGTCCGAGAATAAGTTACTGAGAGGCCAGAACACGGAACTCAAAGCTGCTCTAGGTGAATGTACTAAATGAAGCTAAAAAAAGCCAGGCTATAAACCTGGCTTTTTTATTATATCCCGTACACATTTACAGGAGATACTGCATATGGAGAGGACCTACTTACGATACCGGTATCGTACATGAGGTAATCGAATTCAGTCTCCCCTCCGTTCGGAAGTTTAGAGAGAGTGACATAGAGCTTATCGGCTTTGGCCTTGGCAACAGTTTCCGCCTTGACTAACGATTCGTATCTTTGTTGGAATACTAACCTCTTGCTGTGGCGGTTGGACACTGCGTAGACTTTAGCCAGCCATTCGCCGCAGGGATCCGGCCGGTGTTTGTTATGTTGATGGTACATGCCGAAACCACCGATGAGGATGAGCAGCGTAGGGATAATGACGTAAGCAATGATAGGGGTCATTTCTTTTCCTTTGTTAGATGTTATGGGTGTTCACGGGCTTCAAATATTCATAGGAGGACCGGCCTACGACATTCAGAGACCAGACGATGGTTACATATTCAATACCCACTAAATATGTATGTTCTTCAGGGCAGTGAATTTCAAACTTTTTGAATTTTTTATGGAGCCTTTTAGCAGCCGCCTCTGCTGCCAGACCCGCCGCAGGTCCACTTGAGTATCTATTCCGGAACACGAGTGCCCGTCCATGTTTACTAACTAAGTAAACTTCTCCAAGCCACTGGCCGATGGGATCTGGGCGATGTTTATGGATCTCGTAGGTTAAGTATAGTATTGCGGTTAAGAGCAGAGCACACCCTATGATCTGATATGATATTGAGCTCATGTATTCCCTCGGATTAAAGTATCGGTAAAGATAGGTAATATATATCTATATACTATTCTTATACCAAAAATAGCCTCATTAATCTAAAAAAAAAAGCCGGGCTATTAACCCGGCCTTCATCACTTCTTGAAGCCTTTTAGTTGGCCCCGTATTTTCCCTGCTAGTCCTGCTAACTTAACAAGACGGTCATCGAGAGAATCAGGTGATCCTGAAACTCTTCCGAGACTGCTTCCAGAACTGCTCGAAGAACTGGAAGAAGATCCCAAGTGTATAACAGAAGGATTGTTACGCTTAAAAGGATCGTATTTTGCACCGTACTCCTCTTCAGGTTCCTCCCCATCATAGCACTCAATCCTCTCCAGTCTGTCTTCCGGCACCTCACCCTTATCTAAATAAAGTTCAAGAATGCCATCAAGCTTTGGATGTGTCAAATGAAGAATCGAAGGCTCGTTATCATAATCCACATCCGCAATTTCTACGTCGAGATAAACCTTAATTCTCGTTTTTATTAGTCTGTGACCCATCTTTACTATTGTACATGGTCTGAAGAGCATCCATGATTTGCTTTCGGAATTCTGCCGAATCCTCCGGGATACTCTCCAAGGTGTTTAAGTACTCGGTCAGATATTGATTATCTTCCCAACCCTTTTCTTCAGCCCATTTTGCTTTATAGGCTTTAGTATCAGTCTTATACCCGTTATCCTGTCTAAATTGATTCAGGGCATTCTTACCAACGTAAAGCTTGTATAGCGTATCCCACGACATGTTAAGAGTTCTAAGCAGCCGGATGAATGAGGCCAGGATCATAATGATGCGGGACTCGTCCGGCGGAACAATAGCAGAACCGACGATGGTTTTAAGGGCTCTCTTTACAGCCTCGATACCGAAGCCAAGATCAACCGCTTGAACTTCTTTGTCGATAGTCTCGATCAGACCGGTGTAAGTAACTCCGTCGACTTCTTCATGGAGTAGAAGTTCGGAAAGAACAAAGTGCCACACATCGACGACTTCCATGTTGATCTGACCGTAGTCAATGGTATCACTCTGTTTCTTCCACCATTCCCAATTCGTATGGTTATACGCTTCAGCCGCTTCGGTCCAGATCGCATCGGTATATGCCGGGCGGTCCTTTCTCCAGTTAGGATTATACATAGCGCAAGAAGCTTCCTGGAGGGCCAGCATGGTTTCTACTTGTTTGACGTTGATTTTATTCATTGTTCTTATTCTGTTATTATTAGAGTTTGTTGCGTATTACAGGGCTTGCAAGGCTTTGATTTCATTCTTAATGAAGTACTTGATCATAGCAAGGCGATTGACTGCCATAGCTTGACCTAGGTACTTATTGAAGTATTCAATGTCACCTTCGATCATGTCGCAGAGTTTGGTCAGGTTATCAGTCACCCCCTGAACCATACTGCCGATGATAAATTTAGGCACGGGTGCCAAAGCCTCTGACGCCAAGGATTTCACCTCAGGTTTCAAAGGCGCTCCCCACGCCGTATCCACGATATCATTTTGAATCATTTGTGTTCCCTTACACTTTCACATTCTCCCAGTAGCGACATGTAGGCCGCTCCGTCGACATAATCATCCCTATGATAATTACCGGCCTGGGCTCTAACCATCTTCATAACAATGAGGAAGGTCCAGGCATCTGCTTCAGTAAGGTTGTGATCCGTAAGAGCATTGAACACTGCCGCAATCTTGGCCGCAGTGCGCTCTCCGGATTGACTATCACGAAGCTGAGCCCTTGCCTCCATCTGCTTACGAGCTTCTTCTAGGAACCCGATCGCCGATTCCGGAATTGCTGCACCAGGCTCAGGATCAGGATTGCAACCTGCAATGCTGAGATTATCTTCTTCATACGTATCTTTCTCAAAAAGCTCATAAATCGGCAAACACCCAACAGCCGTATTAAAGAGTTCGTCAGTGTATACTTGTTCTTTATCGCTCATATTATTATTTTTCTAGTTAAATTTTTATTTCAGCCCACCCTTACCGGGGCAGGGGCATGGTTGTTTACAAAGTAGGGGATGTCGTCCAGCCATACATCTATGGAAATACCTCGTTCAAACATGAAAGGTTGTTTGGCTTTCCTTGACGTAAAGAAAATACCATCAACCTTGTTCTGTAAAGCTTCCCGGACGTCTCTACCTTCATCGGGGGTTCTCATCGTTACCAAAAATACAGAATGTCCATTTTTTTGGAAAGTGTCAATAATTTCATTCCAGCACTCGGGATCTCGGGTGTAAGTCCCATCCCAATCTAAAGATACGTTCACATTCCACCTTTCAAGATACTCACCAAAGTCTCAATATTTACAGATGCACCCGACGCGTTTTTATGACCGCCCCCACCAAACTTCTTGGCCAGCTCACTTACATCAAAGTCGTCCAAGCTACGGAACGACAATAGTACATCATCCTTAGCCGTAATACAATATACAACGGCGAAGTCAACGTTCAACTCTTTGCTCAAACAGATACCATTGCCAATCTCGCTCGATAAGTCAGTCTGATTTGTGATGCCACACTTGTAACCTAAAAAGTCAATAACTTTAGTCTTACTCTTGACAGCGGACTTCACTGCCAGATCTTGTTTCTTAAGCAGTAAATTACCCGACTTCACCAGCTTGTCGTAATGGTTCGGAATAGTCGCCGCTTTATCCCATTCATGCATGTCCCCTTCCAGGAGATTCAAACCTGCATGTACTGCTTTGGAATTGGGACGTTCGAACTTCCACAGATCCCGATCCTGGATATCGAGCAAAAGATTCGGAACAGGGGTGTTGGGGTGGAAATATTCCCACGCCATGACGCACCCACTCCTGTGCATATCGAATACGCAGCCTTTAACGCCCCTCAGAGCCTCTTCAGCGGTCTTATGGTGGTCGAGTACTACCACACTCTTGTGCGTGGCTTGTAGGGCCTCTAAAACGGTTTTAGGGTAGGAGAAGTCAACGATATAGATCTCACTCCCCGGCTCCAGCTCCGGCATCGGCTGATTGTAGTTCACAGCGATGTACGTCGCCCTGTGGTGGAGCCTTTTCCAGGCTGCGTACTTACTACCGGTACCGTCCGTACAATGAGCATGATACAGTACGTAGATTTTGTGAGTCTGTTCTTGAGTCGGCATGCTTAGTCCAATTCGATTACTTCTTGGGTTGAAAGAATCTCTTCCCCGGTATCCACGAGGTTGAGACTGAGGGTTAGTTCGATGGTTGTATCGGTTTTTATGCCGTTGAGCTTCAGCTCTACTTTTTCTTTGAAGAACTTTACCAAGTCGGAGTGGTTGGATACTTTAGGACTTTGTACGGCTACCTTAACCCTCTGAGTGTTAGGGGATTCCTGAGAGATCCTCGCTCCAATAGGTCGAATGTTCCGTATATCCGTGTGCTCATCGTTCTGTTCAGATAAGTATCTAAAAGAATTTTGAACACCTGTGAAGAAGTCGCTGGAAAACTCTTGGGGCTGGAACCATCTATCTTGATTACTCCTATAGAGTTCGTTCCTTATCCTCTCCATAGTTGCCCGTTCCGCTACCCTCAACGCAGTTTCATCAAGGTGTGTCGCAGGAGAGTTCATGGTTACAGTTACCTCAGGGCGAATATTAGTCCGGGTCAAAGGTGGCGCGATAGTAGCTGAGGCGGTGGGCGAAGGGTGTGTGGGGAAAATCGTAGTAGGGGAAATCATAACCTGACCTTCCATCGCGGCAGAGTTGTGTAAATCTAAAAATTCAGATAGTGGTAAATTATTAATAGCCATTGTTCTTAGTCGTAGTTAGTTACATAGTCTTATACCAAATAAGAGTATATCATTGAATCTAAAACCGAGGGTTAATCCTCGGCTCATGTCTTAAACAGGTATGCATTCACATTCGATGACCATTGGGGAGGTGGCATCGTTTGAGTCTGGATACTTGTTCTTGACCTTGGTTACGTACAGCTCGGTGGAGCGGGTTATAGATTCTCTGTCGGGTATCTCCAAGAAAGACTGCGGAGCGGGGGGATGAGCGGGATCGTGAATGACGTGCACTTGCTTGCCGCCCACAATAACCAGAATTTCTGAATGACGTTGCATGATAAATTACCTCTAAATTTGGTTTGTAAAGGGGGAATCAAGTTATAGGTATCTTACTTATACCAAAATTGGAGGTTTTTAATTACTTAGAAGAAACAAATGGGTCTAAATCAGGACAAGTGTCCAGTTTTTTGGACAGGTGTCCAATTTCACTGTGCGCACTGGACACTTAAAACCCTTTTAAAATAAAGACATTTAGAGAAGGTGTCCAGAGTGTCCAAAAATAGGAAAATAAAACTGGACACCCTTTTCGCTTGTGTCTACTAGCCTTATAGGCCAAGTGTCCAGTTTTTTTCGATTTTTTGAAAAACATACACCCACCTTTATAAAAAATATCGCAGAATTTTTGGAAAAATGGGAGAAGCCCTATCAACCTCTACGAGTCAAAAAACTGCGTCATATTACCTATATATATATATATTTATTATTTATATATTATATATTATATATATAGAGAGGCAGTGAATAGAGGGGGAATAGGGGAATTCATAAAAGCAGATTTGTTGAGGGTAGGGTAGGCTCTACTGATTTCTCCCCAACTCTCTCCACGAAGGTTGGTGTATGTTTTTCAGAAAATCTCAAAAAACTGGACACTTTGCCCTTTTTCTTTTTAAAATCAAAGACTTAGAGTGTCCAATTTTATTTTTGACGTTTTGGACAATTGGACATTAATTTCTATATATGCTTTGTTTGTTGATAGTATAGAGGTGGACAGATGTCCTGAGAAAATGGACAGTGTCCAAAAATTCTGGACAGTTGCTCGGACGACCTTGATTAAGCTAAAAAAAATCCCCACGTTTTACGGTAGGGATCGAGAGGCTCAACCGATGTGTCCACATCGGGAGCACCGGCGTAGTGACAGCTACGTTACCCGTCTTTCCGAGTTGTCTGGTGTATCAACGCTCCATAGAATTTCCATCCACCGCCGACAGTTGTCGTTTGGGTGAGAACCTACTCTCACTTTAATTGGCAGATTTTATATCTATGGGAGGAGACCGAAATGACGGCAGCGTCTACACCTGCAGAGGATATATGCGCCTCTCTCTGCTTGGCTAGCCTATTCACAAAGGAACATACGCTGTGGCAATAATAATATACGGAGGACGTCTCAACGTTTCGTCATTGAGATCCGGGAGATTTACGTCGGGCCCGACGACCCGTGCATTTACTTTTATGCTAACGTCCTTTGACTTTACTCGATTACGTACCAGGTGCTCCCAGGGCCCACTAATTAAATCTTATTAGTAGTAGTACCTCGGTCCTTTTTCTTACTCATCTCCTCTGGTTACCACTCCTCTGATACATCCTGAGCGGAGCGCCCACAGCATAGAGAGGGATGTAGCTGAGGTGGGGTCACCAGAGGTGATGAGAACTCTAAACCTACAATGTTGCATCGTAGAAGATAGGTTCTCTATCTTTAATACTAAAGTCGAAAGGCCCTTTTCTTAGTGAGGCGGTGCCCATACCCGGTATTGAACTTTGCTCGATGATCCAAGCGGGCATTGACTTCTCAATGCTTGAGCGCAGGATTAATCATTGATTCCAGTGTACTCCCACGAGGTAGCCTCGTGATACAAAGGCGTAATACCCTTGTTGTACCAAAGTTCGAAAGTGTCCTTACACATAAGAGACGTAGATACGTCGGCGATCGGCGCCGGCGGATCCCAGGGAGTCTATTCATCTCTGGGCTTGAGCGTAGCGATAAAGCCCAAGCTAGTACCAGAAGGTTACCTTCTGTAGCAAGGTGTTACTTGCTTAATACTAAGGACGGAAAATAACTTAATCTTGTGATCTCACATCCGGTCTCCAGGTACCTGGTTTAACTTCTTTATTAAAGGAGCTAAGCAGTACCCGGGTTCGAGATCACACCGGTGGCCGGAGGCCGCCAGGTTTTTCTCCCCGTAGGAGGAGAAGTACACAGTGAATGTGGCATCCACCTTAGACTTCAAGAGACTTTCGTCTCAAGGCCTAACATACATTAAGTTGTGAAGCCTGCAGTATATCACAGGCTGGGTGAAACGATCAACTCGTTGAGGTGAGCTGCAAGGAGATGAGCTCTTCAGCTGCAGAGGACCTGGTCGACGGACGTCACGTCGTTGACGTGAACCTCCAGGCCTATCGGCGCAGCCGAAAGAATTTAGAAAGCTGTTACATCTTTCCTGTCTTATTAGACTACTATACTTGATCGTGGAGAGGAGCCGAAGCTCCTCGGACCTAAAGATTAGGTCAGCATCGCTTCACGAGACTGCACCAAGATGCAGTTACGAGTAGGAATGACTGGGGGAATTACTTTGGGAATATCAACGATTGCATCAGTATGTTTAGACGCCAGATACGTGCCCTCGGTATCTTCGATCAGAGCGAAGCCTTCTTCGAGATACTCGGTGACATTGAGGGTAGATGCCATTTGGGAACTTCCTTAAAACTAACGGTTAAACATACGTAAGAGAGATTGACTCTCCCTTACAATTCCCTTATACCATGCCTTCGTTATTTATTGAAAGACAAGTTTGGTAGTCAGGATTTCTTGAACAGATGCACCTGCCAAATCCGCCAGTGCTTTAACCGTGTCGATCGACGGAATGTAACCCTCAGGGAGAGTCTCAATACGACGAATAGTGTCACGGCTCACCGTGGTATTACGAGCAAATTCTGCCTTCGTCATGTCGGCTGCCTTACGGTGGCGGGCGACGTTCTTCGACAGGATTGCAAGTTTACGGGCAGTGAGTTTGATTTCGTTAGTGTTCTTAGACATGATCTTATAGTTATAGTAAAAAGAAAGGAAAGTAGATTTGGATATTATCCTCCTCTATTTTCCTTATACCAAGCTTTTCAAATTTATTGAATCATTTGAAAGTATCTTCCCACTCTTGACCGACGGAAGGTTTGCCAGTAAGAGCATTCAGATGGAACGTTGGGTCATCACTCAGGATCTTACCGAGTTCGAGTGTCAGGGCACAAGTGAGCCCGTCCATGAACGTGGTTTGAACGAAGTGATGCTTCTGCGATTCCAACATATCAGCATTGTCATCGACAATGGCGTAGGTTTGGATCACAGTCTTGTCGTCGAACGGAAGGTCAAGCTCCTCCGTATCCAGATGACCTTGCTGAATCAGACGAGCCTTACCTTCATGTGTATTGAACTCGTTAATCCAGTGAGCAATCTGGTCACCACGCTTGCCGTTGAGCTGCGAGGTTTTACCGATGATTGGGGATTCTATACCCAGCGTTACCAGCATCGTACGGACCTGTTCGAGGTTACAACCGATACGCCACGACGAGCTCAGTACGATATAAGCACCGGTAGCATCACAAAGACGATCTACCAGAGCTGCCGCAGCGGGATCCGAGGTGTATGCATCGTCCACGAAACCTTTGTCACCATCATATCCGGGGAACGGAAGCTTACCCCAGATGACTTGGGTTTTATGACTGTTCAGGACACCGTCGATATCCAGAAACAGAACTTTGATCAGGTTTCCTCCACCCGCCTTAGGCTCGTTCTCGGCCGGTGGGACCTTGAGAATTTCTGCATTAGGGGTGAAGAGGTCGCTGATAGCTTTGGGCAAATCTTTGGTCATTCGTATACCTGTTCGAAATGGTTGTTTTCTTTAACGAGGTCGAGGAGATATTTCTCCACACTCGGCCAGTATTCCCAGCCATTCATATGAAATCCGTGAATGTCCTTGTTGTACGCATGCTGAAACATGATCTGTATCCAGGATGGTTTTCTGCGCCCGTTGATTTTTGGCTTGTCATCGAGCAAGAAGTCCCCGTAAACCAGAGTCTTGTCGTGGGTCAGAATTACGTCCTTAACCCATTCATTACCGAGGTGACGTTCGACCCAGCGCATCTTTTCGCTGGAACAGTTGTGGTTGACCGAGTCCGAGTCCGGGGTCGAGCAGAGAAGGGTATCGAACTTATCTTCTTCTCGGATCTTTTTCAGTGCTTCGATTGCACCCGGCATAGGTGGAAGGTTTGCGAAGAAACCTGGGGCACGGAGAATGTCCAGGATGTCTTGCTTGTACTCTTCTGGATACAGGGTTTCGAGATAGAACGCCGTTACGTCTTCGGGTTTGACGTAAACACGATCCGGGTATTTCTCACGCCAGATGGATAGGAAGTGACCGTAGAAATCGGCAACTACACCGTCCATGTCAATAAGCATAATTGGTTTAGTCATTTTTATCCAGTTTATAATTCAGTCCATTAATCTGTGCTTGGAGATTCTCAATCTCACGATGGAGATCAACATCAAGTTCATCCAGATCATCTTCAAGCTCTTCGCAGCAATCGCAGCTGCTTCTTTCGCTGAAAACTTTATCCAGAAAAATCCAGACAAGGACGAACCCTAATATAAATTCCATGTCATTTCTCCTGTTTAGGATAATTAACCCCATTATACATTTCGATACAGGCCTTCAGGATTTTGCCGTCGTAACGGCCAACGTAATATTCTTTGAAAACCTTCATGACTTCACCTATCACCAAAGGTTTACCTTCTGATAAGTTGTCAAAAATATTTTGAGTTTCTTCGCCGGTCAGCTGCTTTGGCATATAACCTTCCAGGACCACTTTCTCGACATAGCTGTGATCACGCTTTTCGCTGTTCGTGGATTTATCGATGCATTCGTTGACACCGTCCAGGAATTTCTTAATGATGGTGATAACTTCAGCTTCGGTCAGGTCGCGCTGTTCGTTCTTCTGTTTAGTTTCGACTTCACCGATGAGGGTGGTCAGGATTGCAGTGACTACGCCGTTGCGTTCTTTACGGGCTTTCAGTTGATCAGCTTTAATGGTTGCCAGCAGATACATTTCATTTCCTTTCAATTAGGCATAAAAAAAGAGAAGCAAAAAAGATATATAGATATCTCTTTATACTTCTCTTATACCACCGATATGGCTAATTGTTGGGTCTGTGTTAAATATTAGGTTTTAGATTTAAGGAAACCACGTCTATAGAATTCTCCTGTTTCAGGATGATAATCACCGATCTTGAATAGCCTCTCTATAGTCCATGAGAACTCAGAGATAGAATCCCAGAACCGGAAATGAAAAATACAAACAAAAGCTGCTAGTAAATGCTGCAATACCGTAAGTTGTGCAATCTGTGCTTCACCCCTTTCTAAACACGGCCCGCACGGAATTTCTCCATTAGCCACCTTGTTCAGGTCTTTATTGCAGGCCGGGCATTTTGACCCGGGAGGGAATAAATCGCTTAAAGCCATTAAGCGTACCCTGACCCTTCGAGATACATATCACCTTCCTTTCCAAGATTTGCCAACTCGTTCTTGGCTATCAATTCATTTCGTTTAGTGTTGAATAAACGGTTGCCTTCACTATAAGGGTCGCCTCCGTGATTACGACACTGTCTGGATACTTGCTTAGCGTAATCGTATTTATAGACCCTACGATTATCTTTTCTATTCGGGTAGTACTTATTATCGAAAGACATTTGAAGATTCCTTTCTCTGTCTCTATGATTTTATATTAAACCTAAAAAATACCATCGTCAAGCAAAAAAATACCGCACAAGGAAATTAATCCAAGTACGGTATTTGAACTTCAGTTAATCACAGCGGTGTCAGCTTCGAAAGGCCCAATAGAATTTTCCAATTTTATCAGACCACCTAAGATAATCTCGAATACTTGACCTTGAGTTAAGGAAATTCCCAAACTTTTTATGGAATCTTTCATCCTCAAAACAGTCGAGTCCTTGCCTACGACCCGGATTGCCTCTGCTTCCCGTACGAGACGCAGGGTCTCTTCACTTGGGTTGAAGAGAAACGGGTTACTTACTTGAACGATTTTCATGATGTCGTAGGTTTCACGAAGCCATAAGCGATGCAACCGAAACGTTTGTCGTCGTCGGTAACGCCGCGTTTGAAGACTTCGATGGAGCCGTCGATACACTTCATCTGCAACCCCTCAGGAATGATGCTATACCATTCATGGGGGAACAGATAATGAGTGCCTTCTTCGCTCTTCTCCCACACACCCAAACCCATGCTGATCAGTTCTTCGTGGCTCTTAGTCGGCAGTTTAGCCCAGTCCAGCGGGGTAAATTCCGGGACATTTACCGTTTTACCATCTACCCGGTCAAACTGAGGGGTGATGAACTGGATTTTCTCGCCTGGCTGGATACCTAGTGCTGCTGCTAGATCTTCGGCAAAGGTGGGTGAGTTCAGGGAGAAAACAGGGGTGCCTTCTGGGAATTGCATATTAAATCCTTTCTACCATTTATAGGGTTTGTCGATTACAACAATGGGGCCGTCAGGCTCCAGATTCGAAGGCGCCTGGATTTGGATTTTGACTCGATACTCATCTGGATTATCCCCATGGCCAATAGGTCCTTCGATACCGTACTTCCAATAAAACCCTTTATCTCCAGCCCCGATCCAGGCAATGACTTGTGCCTTGGAGAGGGCCAGGATTTCATCGTCGGTAAGGTTCGTAAGTTCCAGATTTTTCAGCTGGACAATGCGGACTTTTTTCAGCATTGAATCCCCTTTACGCTAAGTCCGGATTTCGGCAGAGACGTTTCAGGTCCGAGACGGATCATGTACAACACATCCAATCCCTGTTTTACCGGACCTTGAACCCCTACCTTGTGGTAGAACCTACCGTCCCCGCGTCCGATCCACTTAACGATATCGGCTTTTGCCATGGCCAATACCTCCTCGTTAGTTGGATTGTAGACGTTGAGACCTTCTACTCGAATGATATTACACATTCAACTTCACCAGACCGAAACGTTCACGGACCGTTTTCCAGTTTACGAGGTTGTGGAACTTGCCGTTCAGGAACAGGTCTTGCAGCACACCCTGCTTCTCCTGCTCCGGCGTCTGCTGGTCGTAGAGAACAAAGTTGCCGTTCTCGTATTCTACCCGCAGCAAGCCTTTGGCCGACTTCTTACCCGGATCGGTGATCGGATCCTTGTAGATTTCGTGAGCAACGCCAGCGACTTCAGCGTTCGTTGCCTTCAGTGCAGCACCGAAAGTGTCACGGGTGATGTACTGGTAGGTGTACGAACCAATGCCCGCAACCCAGTTGGTCGAAGCGAAGCCCTTGGCCATCAGACGACGCATGATCTGATCCGCACGATCCGGAGTGATGGAATCACCATAGATCAGGCTGACACGTTCGTGCAGTTGCTTGAAGCCCTTGTCGGTCACAGTGCCGCCGAAGATGTCCCACAGGCATTCGACCGCACCCTTGACTTCGGGTTCAGAGAGTTTCCGGCCCAACATAAGGCCACTGCGATCACCGTTAGAGCTGGTTAACCATCCGCCCACTTCGTAGTACGTGCCATCGTGAAGCTTTACAGCTTCCACGTCAGACGAGAGTTTACGAAAATCTTCTTGAGTAGCTCCCGCCGGCAGTTCGGCACAAACATAACCCGTCAGGACCTTGACAGGATCACCACTATCCGGACGGAACACCACCTTGGCCAGGCCGTTGGCGTCAGGTTGACGAGCCAGAATTTCTTCTTTCAGACGTGCAGCGATCTCGGTGATCACACGCCAGAAGTTGTAGGTGTCAGCAACATATGATGCCACGCCGGTCGGATAGACTTCGGTGATGTAGCGCTTGCAGAAGCGGTACTCTGCTTCGGCCATCAACTCGTCTTCGGTCAGGTCTTTGGCTTCTTCACCTTCCTTCAAATTGGCGTGAATAGCCTCGATTTCCTTCTTCATCTCAGCCTTGATCACAGCGATGTTCAGGCTGGAGACAGCGTGTTCCGAAGCCGGGACGCTGCCAGCGATGAAGTTCTCTTCGGCGAAGTAAGCCCAGGTGATCCAGTCTGCCGACGAGACCGAGTCGCTACCCAGGAAGGCAACGCTGTGGCCGGAGCAGTTCTTGGCCGCGTCCATATAACCGCTTTGGCCTCTATCTGCGAAGCAATGCCCCTGCCAGTCCACGAACTCCATCGAACCTCCAGTCAGTTCTGCGTAATGGTCGAACAGACGACGGTACGCCGTAGCGATCGTAGCGATGGTCGGCAGCTTCCAGCTTTCGTTCGAGAGGTAAGTCTCCGTCGCGTTCGTCAGCCAGCCGAAGAGATTTTCGTTTGGTTGGGTATTGACGATAGTGAAGGCGGGAACACCGATGTTCAGGTAACTACCCTCAGGGATCTGCTTAACATGTAAAGGCAGATACCTCAGGTCGTGTAACGCTTTCAGCCGACTGGTATCAGGGGCTTTTCCCATGAACGGAGTAGTGCGGTTAACATACTCCGTTTCAACTTCATCCCAGGGTCGGCTGAAGAACTGTTCTTGCCACATGGCACGATATTCCATCATCGTACCTTGCAGACCAACCCAGGTAATTTTGTTGTCAAATCCGCAGACGGCCGGTGCTTTGAAATGCTTGGCACTACGAAAGGTCATGTTGGTGTAGACCTTCTGAGTATCCAGTGGGTATTGGGAATCGTGACCCAATTTGTAGCTGTCGCGCGCCAGTTGGGGCTTCAGCTTGAAGGTTTCGTTACGTGCTTGAAGTGCTTGATCCATTATATTCCCTTTTAAAAGTAAAACCCTTATGGGTTTTTTGTTTACCGTTTAAACAGTGGTACACTAGAGACGATTGATACCCCTTGTTCTCCATATCCGTCTTACCTATTAGCACATCAACTATATTTCCGTTTTTATCTATTACTAAAACTCTATACTTAAAATGCCGCGCAGTCTCACCGTATGGGTTTTCTAAAGCCCCGTGTTCATAAGCGTGTTCAATATTTTCAACCTTCGTGGACCACTCTAAATTAGAAACCGCATTATTTGCACGGTTGGAATCTTTGTGATTCACCTCAGGTTTATTTTCAGGGTTAGGTAGAAAGGTTAAGGCTATAAGTCTATGTACAGAATATGTCTTTTGAACTCTTCTGTGCGATATCTTTACTCTAAGATATCCCGTTCTATGTTTCTCGAACTTTAGCTCGACACCTTTCCTGAATCTACCTAGAACATCCCTTCTATCTATTGTCCTTAATTTCCCGGAATCACTAGCTTGTAATTCGCCAGAGAACCCCGGGACGTCTCTCCAAATTTCCAATTATTCGCTCATCTCCATCAAATTACATCCCTCGGGGTATTTCCCAAATGAGTGAGCACAGTACATCTCGTCTACGTATCCTTTAAGTGCTTTTACTCCATCTGGCAAAATGGCATGCGTAACATAAAGAATGATCTTGCCATTAGTTAACGGGCGTAACACCTTCCCCAGTTCAATGAACGTCCTCCCTCGATCACAGATATCATCCACAATCAGGAAATCCTTGCTACCTACGTGATCGCTATACACGACAGTGCCTGTGATTTGACCTGTCTCGACGTTACGTTCTTTATCAGCACGCACGACGTGTTTGAAGCCACACTCTTTGGCGACCTTGAATATCTTCTTGTTTGCGCCGGCGTCCGGAGAGACAAGGACGATATTTTCGAGCTGGTCCTTTCGGGCCTGGACACGGGCTTCATGACGAGGCAACGACTGATACTTGTCGAATTCTGGAGCGCCCAAAATAAGGCCTAGATCACAGCTCAACAGTTTCTCCTGCGGCATCACTGCAACACGCTTCAGCAGAGCCGGCGTTACATCACTGTGTGGATCCCAGACGAAGACGCTGCTATAATTCTGGGCGTTTATCAGGTTACAGAATACTTCGATCGACAGGGACTCACCAGGAGTCATCACCCTGTCTTGACGAGCATATGGAACATAGGGGAGACTGAGATGTATCTTCGTCTCACTAACCCCTGTAGTAGCCTGGCTCGCTTTGCGAATGGCGTCGGTTACCAGAAGCAAAGCCATGATATCATCCGAATTTTGGATGAACGCCCACACGTTTACTTCTACCAAATTCTGAACGGCGTTCTCCTCCAACTTAACGTGGACTTCGCCCCCGGGAAATTTGGAGATTTGCAGTGGAATCTCCGCATGGGTTGCTACGTTGATGACTTTGATACTCATATATTTCCTTTAGCTAAACTTTGTTAAGCACAAAAAAGAAACGGAGCCTCGTTAGGGCTCCGTTCTTCACTCCACGATTAGTGGAACGTCTTCGGGTTGATCGGGTTGAGTTCCATGTGGATATCACCTTCGATGTTCAGTGCGCGGCGCAGACCGTCTTCGATCGATTCGCCCGGTTCCAGACGGAGGAACATCGGCTTCACCATACCGTCCGTTTTGTCACGACGGGCCAGCGCGTTGCCCAGCAGGGTTGCCATTTCGTTGGCTTCCTGGCCTTCGTCTTCGTTACCGCAGTGAAAGCAGTCCGGCTCACCGCAGCCCTGGAGCTGAACCGGAGCCTGACGTTCTTCCGGTTTCTCTTCACGGGCCTTCATCCATTCTGCGCCGATCAGCTGACCGAGGAGGCTTCCGACGAGGGAACGAACGTTTTCCGGGAGCGGTGCTTTGCTCTGGTCTTTGGTCTGGACCTTTGCCGACGAAGCACGGTTCATATCGCTGATGCGCTGGGTCAGACCGCCGAGGCGTTCGGCCAGAGCTTTACCGTTCTGGATGAGTTCCCGGGCCTGGTCTTCCGGCATGATCGCTTGGGATGGTGCTTCAGCCGTGACTTCCTGGACTTCCTTGACCGGGGCTTTCTTCTCGTCGTCGTACAGCTTGGCGAAGCCGAGCAGCGTACGTGCAGAGATCAGTTCGCTCTTCAGGACTTCGGCCTTCTCCAGCGGGGTCTTCAGGGAAATTTCCAGTTCGTTAATGGTCGAACGGGCTTCCTGCAGTACGTCCGGCGGAAGCATACGGGTTGCGACTGCCGACTTCAGCAGTTGCAGTTGCTGAAGAGGGTTAGTCAGGACACGCTTGACTTTTTCGTTGGTGTCCGAGATGCCGGAGATCAGGTACTCAAGCGTGCGGGTTACAGAATTACCAGCGGCATCGTGGATCGAGCCAGTTTTGGTTTCGAAGAAAGTGTACGACATGCCGACCGTATTGAGGACGAGGGATACGACACGTGCGTTTTGGTTTGCCTTCAGCATTTCTAAAACTCCTGGGTGGATTGTTAACGTTGTTGAAAACAACGGGATATGTTCCCGTCTATTTCTCTTATACCAAAAGCAGACCTTACAATTGAAACTCATCAATATTGCAGAGCTAAAAAAAGCCCGGTTATGCCGGGCTCGTGTGTTACTCGCCGGTTTTATCGGCGTCCTTCTTTTCCTGCTCATTGGTAAATGGCCAGTCTGCATTAGGGATCAGTGAAGCCTTTGCAGAGAAGAGTGTTTCGTCGATCTTGATAACCCCCTTCTTTATTTCCTCTTCACTGAAGGTGATATTACCCTCACCCCAATAGATGAATTTTCCAGAGGGCTTGCCCTCTTTGTAAGGTTTAAGCAAGACCGTGTATCCACGGGAGTTAAGTTCCCGATTAACACGTTTCAGATTCTTCCCCAAATTCGAGATATCGTACGCATAACGGTTCAGGAAGACTTCCTTGAATTCCGTTTCGTTGATAATCTCCGTTTTACCGAAATTCATAGCGGAACGATATTCTTCGGACTTACGGATGAATTCTGGTACAGCGCCGAAGTCGTCGCTTTCTTTCAGGTTATTCAGGTACTCGACAGGCTCTTCCATAAGCTTCTCTATGTCGGCCGGAACATCCTTCTTCAACTGAGAGATGAAGGAGTTGAGTTCTAAGAAGTCTTCCGGATTCTTCTGAACAGCTTCTTTAAGATCCCTGAATGCAATGCCGAACTCTGCATACGCAGAAACCAGGAGTAAAATTGCCCTTTGGAACTGGGCACGAACTGGAGCGTAGCGCTCAAGACTCAGGGTCTTATCAACGCTCTTGACCACGGTGAGACCGTTGGCCGCAACGTTGGAGAAGATGAGGAACATCTGACCGTAGGACTTGGTCAGTTTGCTGATGAAAGTGATTACAACTGGGAGGAGGCTGAAGTTCATAATAGATTTCCTTCTAAGTTAGGGTGAGTGCACAGAAATCGTTCTGTTACGTTATATATCTGTGCACTTAACTTATACCAATTATGAACTTGTCAATTGAAGATCAGAACCCTTTTTTCATTTCTACAAAAGTACGATACTGAATCCAGCCACGGAAGTTCTTGTAATAGTCATCATCTTCAGCCGGGGTAGCTTGGTGTTCAGAGGGGCTTGCATGAATAGGTTCCGCTACAACCAGATCATCATGCAGTTTAATGTCCTTCTCTTTAGAGGGTTTCTTCCCATCATGAGTCAGATACGAGACCCTTGCGCATCTAGCCGTGGACATCTTGACACAGTCCTCCAGGCTATTGAGCCTAAATTCTTCATCCGTAATATACGGAAGATGGTAATCCCCGACTTTTAACTCAGTAGGAGTCGAGTGATCCATCCAATACTTTATCTCTCTCGCCAGTTCCCTAATCTCTGGTTGGGCATCTGGGTGGTCCCTTAGCAGGAAGAAGTTATCCCAATCAGTAGCAGAGACAATAACGTGGATGAACTGCCAAGGTTCCAGAATACGATTAGCAATTTGTTTGTGCAGACCGATGAGAACCATCAGCCAAGCAAACACACACATCAACTTAGCAGCCAGGATCCACGCAGTTTTAGCAGCCCAGAGTCTAAAGCCCTCCAGATGCTTCCTAGCCTGCATGCCTGGCTGATTAGCGCCCCAATGAACCGGGATGGCAGGATCGCTCCAAACCTGCTTCAACATCGTTTTAACGGGGATTGCACGGCTGCTTGAAGCATTACGACTAAATACCCGGTGGGTCATAAACTCACCATGAATATACCGGTGATAACGAAGCTGCAGAGTGGTCAGTCGTTGGCCTTTGCTAATACTGTCTTTTACTACTTTTACTTTGATTCCGCTTGTCATTTTCTTATTCTATTATTGTTTTGTTTATTATTCAGACGTACTGCTACTTGAACCCGTGATAGAAACCCCTTCTCCACCGCCGATCACGGTTACTGGATCTCCTACTCTCTGCATCTTTAAACCCTCACCGCTGAGAGTATTACTACCACCTACCGCTTTGAAGGTGTGCCCACAATCGGTAGTGCCAGTGTCGTTCTCTCGTATGACTCCAATGCCGTCACATTTTACCACTCCAGACCCTGTATTCCAAGTACCGGTAAAGGCACGGGGATGTCCTGTAGCCGATACCCTGCATGTGCCTGAGACTGAGTCCCCTATTCTGCAAATTCCTTTTGTCATTATCCTTCCTTAGTTATAAGCAATGGTACTAACACTATTTACACAATAAACAGTAGTAGTATTACTTCCATGAGTAATATTTTTAACGCCACCATTATCTTCACAGGCTTCCAGCTGAGCTTTGTATATCCTCAGCTTAGCGGTGGTCCTGCGCATCTGCATCTCGGTGGATTCTTGGGGCCCACACGCAGATAACATCAATGCTAGCAGTGAAAGCACGGCTAGGGATTTCTTCATTATAAACTCCGTTGAACTAAAAAAAAACGGGAACCGAAGTCCCCGTGCTTTGCGAGACCCCTATGTTTCGGGGCTCGTTTGAATTTGTTAGCAGCATGTTTCCCAGCTGCGCCACTGGTAGCTTTCATTGCCAAAACCTCGTGTAACTTCGTACGGGGCTTTGGGAGTGATTGTTTATTAGATTTCATTCTGTACCTTTGCAGGGCACGGCATTTGGTTCGTTACCGGAGCGGGGCTGCAGCGCGCCATAGCCAGTGTGAACACCGCCACTATTGCTACGAATGCATAAGTGTTTTTAGGAGTTTTGATGTTGCTCATTTTTAAGAGGGGGATGGCCTGCCGTGCTGGATTCGAACCAGCGACCCTCAGCTTAGAAGGCTGATGCTCTATCCAACTGAGCTAACGGCAGAGATTGTTAAACGAATTGTACGTGATGGAATACCCACCAGATAAGATAGAAGATACCTCCTAACCCTAACGCCATGGATAGGATCATGCCTATGGCAGCAAAGATGATCATTTGCTCCAGGGCATTGCCGAGTTCTTTACCCCACATATTTCACCTTTATTTATTGGAGATAGCGGCAGGATTTGAACCTGCGGTTTTACGGGTTTGCAATCCGTTCCTTTGGACCAGACTCAGGCACGCTACCATGGAGAAAAGACCCAGTCTTGTGAACAAGGTCTTTTCCGTTCTACTATTTGCACAGGCTATTGGGGCAACCACCGTCTGTGCACGGATGGTGCAAGCCAGTAGGTTGCCAATCCACTTGGTTGCCTTATTGAGACTATTATAGCATAACAGCCTCAGTGTGCAAGACCGTTACCGCTGGATTAGCGGGTACGGGTCAGGGCCGGGGCGAAGTTGCCGGAAGCAGCCGAGGTGCGCGGTACCGAGACCAGAGCCGGAGCTTCCGGTTCGTCGTCGCCGCCGAAGCCGCCTTTGGCCAGAGCCAGCAGCATCATCGGGTTCATGCCGCCAGCTTGTGCGCCGCCGCCGAAGCCGCCCGACATCATCATCAGCATCATCGGGTCGATGTCGCCGAATGCGCCACCTTTCGAACCGCCGGTCGAGCCTTTCTTGCCAGCGCCTTTCAGCAGCAGGAACGGCAGCATCGAAGCGATCGGGCTTGCGGCCAGGGCCGGGTTGCCAGCAGCGGTTGCAGCGTCAGCAGCGACGGCCGGGTTGGCGGTCTGCAGTTGGCTGAACAGGATCAGCGGCAGGATCGAGTCCAGGCCTTCGGTGCTGTTGCCGTTTGCCAGCAGCAGGGGCATCAGCAGCGATTGGAAGCCGCCGACGCCGGTCTGGCCACCGAACAGCGAACCCAGCGACTGGACGACCAGGACGCCATCGTTGCCCAGGATCTGGACTTTCGGCGGGGTGTAGTTCTTGGTGAAGCCATCGAAGTCACGCAGCTTCAGCGAAGCAGCGGTCTTGCCGATGACGAAGCCCAGGATCTTCTCGGCGCCGACGACCAGGTCGCCTTCCTTGACGTTTTCCAGACGGGTCTGGGTAGCGAAGGCCGGGATTGCGACCGAGAACATGTCGAACGGGTTGACCGAGATATTGTACTCGACCGATGCCGGTTGAGCGGCGACGGCCGGGGTCACTGCGGTTGCTTCGACGGCTGCGACGGCCGGAACTTCGGTTTTGATCAGGGTGGCAATCGAACCATCCTTGCCGACGACGCCCAGCGAACCGGTTTGCAGATCCCATTTCAGGCCATCGACCTGACGGAACATGCGGTTCAGGACTTTAGCGGAGAAGCCGGTGGTATTCAGATTGAACATGTTTTTCCTATTTATTTGGAGTTATGACCAACATTGGTCTAGTGGACACGTGCCCACACCGATTCCTCATCCTCGACCCTTACGCAGTGTCAACAACGTATAATGGCGAGATTGCCTTTAGAGTAATTTTGAAGATGGGGAATCGGTGTAGGTACGAAAAAGAATCGCCGAGGGATCGTTGTGATCTACCTCGGCGATAAGAAGGAAACCTGGAGCGGGATGCCGAATTCGAATCGGCGACCTCTTACTTGGAAGGAAAGCGCTCTACCAACTGAGCTAACCCCGCATTTGAGATACTATTTTAACGCTTACGTACCGAGTCGTCAACGGTTTTAGTTTCTACGTCATCTATCCACGTTACGAATAATGCAATTGCTGCAACTAGAGCGATGGAAAACAATCCACCCGCTGTTGCAGTCATACCACAATCACCGAAGAGCCCTCCGAGGATTGCAGATACAATAAATAGGAGAGTCCAGGTAATGTACATGATAATTTCGTTGATTGAATTTTGGTCGGAAAGAGAGGATTTGAACCTCTGACATGCGTACCTCAGATACGGCGCTCTACCAACTAAGCTATCTTCCCGTCTGGACCACCGCCCCGCACTGATTCAGCCGGAGCGGTGGGTACTGCTTTTACGCTGCTTGTGCTTCTGCCACGGTCTGTTGACCCGGCTTCAGCATTTGCTTTGCGTTCGGATGGGTTTTCCAGTCCTGACGCAGACCTTCACGACGGCGACGACGCTCGGTGCCACGTGCCACTTTCATGGCCTTGGTACCGTCAGCATTGCGCTTGATCTTGGTTGCCGGATCGACTTTGGCTTTCTTGGCCGGTGCGACGGGTGCGGGCTTGCCGCCTTTAGCTTCTTTCTTTGCAGACACAGGATTTCCCTTTGAAGTTATGGAAGGTTGTTACTTCGTTGCTTTCTCGACGTTCTTGTAAACGTTTTCGACAGCGGTCTCGGTGTAGGTCTTGTCCTTGTCGGTCAAGGTGCCACCGAGGGTTACGACATCAGCTGCGATGGCCAGCGGAGTTTCCACCACGATACCGACAGCAGCTTTCGCCAGATTGTTGAGGATGTTGAACATCTCAATTCCTTTCAGCTTAACCCTAGGTAAGCATAAGAAAAGATACATATTTCTATGTTACTTATATTATACCAATACCTAGAGTGATTATTGAAACTGCTGAGCTTAGCCGTTCAGGCGCGGATGAGCCGGGCCCTTGGTGATCTTGAACGGCCAGTCTTTCGCCGGGACAGCAGCGATTTTGTCGACGATGATTTCCTTGTCGTTCTTGTCGTGTTCGATGACGTCAGCCACGTCTTCGTTCACGCCTGCCTTCAGGTTCAGGACACGACGCAGACCCTTCAGCAGGCCCTTGTCACGGCTATAGTAGCTCGTGCCCTTGATGTTCCAGAAACGATCCGCCGGGGAGACAGAGTCCTTTTCGAACGCCGTCGTGTCGAGCGAACCCGTGAATTGGGCCACGGTCGGCTTGGAGGTCTTCGTTGCTTTTGCTGCTGCGATTTTTTCTTGCTTCGACATACTAATATCCATTCTTAAAAGAACTTCACAAATTAAAAGACCGACTAAGAGTTAACCTAGCCGGCCGTTGTTTTGGTGGGAGCAGCGGGAGTCGAACCCGCAATCCCGAAGGCGACAGTGTTTAAGACTGTAGTGTATCCCAGTTCCACCATGCTCCCGTAATACTTGTTACTGGCCTTGACCCAGGCTCTGGCCGTTGTTGACCAGGGCGTTCCACACACGGCGGACCAGGCCCACTTCCTTCACCGGTGCTGCTGCCTTGTCGTCAGACAGACCCTTGCCGAGCTGGTAGACGGTGGCCTTCTTGAAGTCTTCCTTCTGCTGGATGACGGTCATGAAGTCGTCGTATTCCAGGTTGCGCTTCTCGAAACGAGCCAGTGCACCCGCCGACTTGATCACCTGCTTGATCTGACGACCGTTCAGCTTGAAGTGCGACAGACGATCGATGGCTTCCGTATTGATGCTCTTGATTTTAGCAGCATTCAGCAGGTTCGTCCAGATCTTGAAGCGGCTGCTTGCGTCCAGATCCTTGTAGTGGATGCAAAGCGTGATGCGGGACTCGAAGGCCGGGTCGATGTTGTCGGCACGGTTGGTCGTCAGGAACATGATGCCCGGGAAATACTCCAGCAGACGCAGGAACACGGCAACCATGGCGTTACGCTCCAGATCGTGGCTGTCACGGCGTTCCAGGAACACGTCACCTTCGTCCAGCAGCAGAATGGCATTCCAGGAAGCTGCGATTTCCAGAATTTCCTTCAGGTTGGTTTCCAGCGAACGAGCACTGGTACCCAGTTCGCCGACCGACACATAGTAAATCGGACGCTTCAGGGTTTCCGAGACAGCTTCCGCCGTCAGGGTTTTACCGACACCCGGAGGACCTTCCAGCAGGGCGATGCAGCCGACGCCTTTACCAGCGATCAGATCTGTGTCAGCGTCGCCGGTATCGGTGACTTGAGCGAAGATCATGCGCTTGGTGGCATCGTCCAGGACCAGCTTGTCGTAGACGTCGTCACGGAACTGGATTTCCGTGATTTGGTCGACGAGCATTTCGCCCCAGAGTTTGGCCTTGAACGAGAAGCCGTACAGGTACGGGCTGCAGCTCATCTTGATGTAGTCGTCGACCTTCGACATCGGGATGTAGTCGTCCGGTTCCATGCCGTCCGGATCCGCCACGTGGAAGTGTGCGTAGTAGTTCGTATCCATCTGACGATGGCCGAGGATATCGACCATGGCGCGACCCTTGGCGTTGAATTGGTACGTGTTGCGGCCTTCCTTGCGGGTGATATTGCCCGTCGACATGACGTACGCCGGCTTCTCGTGCAACTTCAGGTACTTCTCGCCACGGGCGATCAGGGCAGCTTTCACGCTTTCCGAGCACTTGTCCAGGCGGGTCAGGCCGAGCGATTCCAGCGAAGCTACGCCTTCGTAGATCGGGATATCCAGCTTGTGGTTGGTGCTCGACAGGCCGATGCCGTTGTGGGTGTGGATTTCGTAACGGACTTCTATCCACTTACCCATCATCGGGTGTTCTTGTTCACGGGCATTGGTGATCTTGCCGACGATCTTCTGGCCACCCATATCGAACACGTACGGAATCGCCGTGCCGTTCAGACGCTTGATCGATTCACCCTTCAGGCCGACGAGCGTGCTTTCGTAGTCCGCCACGCCGCTGTTGAACTGAGCCATGTGTGCGTCATGTTTGGCTTGTGCAGCAGCACGACGCATTTCCAGCCAGGTGCTATAACGCTGGTTCAGGTCGTCGAACATCGTCTTGTATTCGGGCCAGGTCAGGCCGGAAGCCGAGGACTTGACGTCGTCTTCATCGATCGAGGCGAAGTCGTGGAAGCTGCGGAACATCGCTTCCAGATCGATAAGCGAGATACGCAGACGGGCTGCTTTCTGCTCTTCGCTGTCGTGGATCGATTCCAGCATCTTTTCCGACATGAAGCCGGTATCGGTGGAATCGTGGATAAACTGGCGCAGCTTCGTCGAGACGATGCGGTAGCGGCCGATCTTGTTCTTGACCGGGACGAATTCGACGACCGTGCTCAGGTCGACTTTCGGCAGTTCTGCCTTGACCGGCTCCAGGAGTTCCAGGGCCTTGGCTTGGGCGATGACGTCTTCGACTGCAGCGTCGAGTTCCGGGGAAATGGCGAGTTCGGTGTTGACCGAATTCGACTCATCCTCAGCTGCAGCAGCACGTACCGTCTTGAGAGCCGACAGAGCTTGAGTGACGGCGGTAGCGAGCGGACGACGCGGGATAGTTGCTACGGAGTGATTCATATGAGTCCTATTTGGTTGGACGAAAAGAAGAAAGGGCCAAGATTTCTCTTAGCCCTCGGCGGGGTGAAACTTAGTTGTGTTCAGATACCGAGACATCACCCATGAAAGGGGTTTCTCGCTGGACTGCCGTAAAGGCCTCGGGGCGGATTCCACGTAAAACTACGGAGCTACGTCCTCCGAAATCACGGGCCGCATAATCACAGAGATCTTTCGACTCTTTCAAACCCTGACCCGTAAGCATACGGACAATTTTGATTGCGCCGATCTTGTTGTTGCTGAACTGCACCTTGACATCAATGGTTCTGGGAGGGAAACGAGCTGCGATGTTCGGATCGTTTGCCGCCTCTTCATGCATTTGCAACAGTTTACGGCAGAGGTCATCGAGGTTTACACCTTCGACCTCTTTCGTAATTGTTACTTGTGCGGTGGTGATACGAAGCATTGCTTCGATCTCTGGAACGGTAAGAACCGTTGGGGAATTGGACGTTTCCAAGCGAAACTCCTAAAACGGATTGTGTGAGAGGACTACTAACTTTTGTCTCTGTTAAACTGCTTAGCTCTAGCGCACTTTCTACTGCAACAAGCATTGGGCCTAAATGGGACGTTTCTTTTGTCCATTTGAAAAGTAGTGCCACACCAAAAACATCTTACATCTACGACTTTTTTAGGGTGTGACCGATTATACTTTTCAAGGTTTTGTGCTGGGGTTAAAATCTGATAATTATCGATTCTATCATCCAACTTATCGTCATTTTTATGATCGACATGCTCATCTTCGGTCAAAACTCTACCTAAATGAACTGACATGAGATAACGGGCGTACGACATGGTAGTTCTTACTTGACTACCCGTGTCTTTCTTCACTAAGTTAGCCATACGTCGGCCTTCTTTTTTGTGAAGTACTATGTAAAGTCTATATCCTTCGAATGGAAACTGTGCTTCTTGAGGCATCTTATTATAATTACGGAGTTGGTGGACCGGGCGGTCTTTGAACCCGCAATGTGATTTCGAAGCTCGATTATTAGTCGAGGGCCTCCGACCAGTAGGGCTTCCGGTCCATCTTAACAACTATTTATTGGTGCGCCGGGCGGGCTTTGAACCCGCAACGTGCTTTCGCAGCTCGATTATGAGTCGAGGGCCTCCGACCAATAGGGCTTCCGGCGCACAGAAGACTTACATTATAGCAACGTAGTCACTATACTGCAAGTCCGGCGCTACTTACTTGGCATCCCCCGTTTGCAGCACGGTGTTGTGCTTGCCGGCGACGTTGACCCGGACGTTGTGCAAACCTTGACAGATTGCACGGGTGTGTTGACGCGTCGACGAGAACGGGTAGACCTTCGGGGCCTTTTTATCGGCCGGGGATTTGACCTGGCCCAGGAACGGGAACAGCTTGTGCAGGATTTCCATTGTATTTCCTTAGTTATGCTGCGTGACCACGGCCACTGCCGGCGCGCTTCTTGGCGGTTTTGCCCTTACGGACGCGCTTGGCAGCGTAGTACGCTTTGTCAGCGGCGGCTTCCGTTTCGGTTTTCTTGACTGCGTGGACGTTCACCACGGCTTTGGTTTCGTTCGACGAGCTCATTAAGTTCTCTCCAGAATTGATTCGATTTGTCCTCGGCCGTTGGCTGAGGGGCGAGTTTGTTACCTGCACGGTAGTAGACTTGAACAAAGTTACCTCTGTCCTTACGACCGCGTTTGCTGATTGCCAGCTTGGTTCTCTTAGGATCACAACCGGGTGGGCAATACTCCTCGATCATGTTGACCTGGGAAGTATTGATAGTATCAGTGTGAATCTTCAGAACCTCTCTAGGCTTTGAGAAACCCAAAGCTTCGAGGATCTTGGTTGGGATTTCCATAAAAGGAGATGGCTAGTTAAGCGCAAAAAGAGAAGATATGCTCTTCTCTACTTTCCTTATACCAAAAAGATATGCGGTTATTTAAATTGAACCTGCGAGATACGCAGGGTCGATCGGAGTGCCGTCGATACGCCAGAAGACAACATGGGGTTTCGTGACTGGATCTCCGTTAGGTAAAGTCTTGATGACGATGTCTTCGACAGAAGTCTGAATCAGGAAACCGGGGTCGACGTAACCACGGTTCTTTTGGTAGCGGAGAACTCCGCGACCGCAACCCTTGATACGAGCCACTTCACGGCGGAACTGGAAATCATTGCTTTCCGATACCTGGACCGGGATGGCAATGCTGTTACCCGATTCCATATACTGGAAATCCCACTTGGACTTGCCGAGGTTAGTACGAGGAGTGTACGTTGCCGGAGTTGCACGCTTGCGAGGAGCGTTCATACCCTCGGGGAGATCCTTGGGTTTGGTCGCTCGGAAATCGATATCCGAAGCAGCTTTGATAACTGCGTTGACAGGACAGGGGAAAGGCTTGGCGTCCACCGAGAGGAAGCGGTGGTCGGGGTGACGGAGCTGGCGTTGCTCCAGGCTACGAACAGCGAACTGCTTCATGCCCTTCAATGCACTGATATTACGTTTGGTTACTGCAGACATTTAATGTCTCCATATAAGCTCGGTTGGCCAAAAAAAAGGTAACGATACTTTGTTACATTTAGCTTATACCAAATAACACAAATATATTGAGCTAAAAAAAAGCCCGGCCTTAGACCGGGAAGAACTTATTCAGCGTGCTGTTTCAATACAACACCGACCATACCGGGACGCTCACCGTTTTCAGAGGAGTTTTTAACCTCCACGGTGCCCCATCCCACGTTCATATACGTGTTAATAATAGCCTTCTTTTCGTAGTCGGTCACCGAGCCGGGGATTGCAAATCGATAAGTTGGGTTAGTATCCGAATTACACATCCATTCCCTTGCGTAAGTGGGATCCGACAACTTACCGTCAATGGTTCGGATCACTCTAGACACGATGCTTTGATCAATGTTATTTTGAATTTCTTGAAATGAAATAGGCACTGACATATCTCCTGTTTGACTAAATAAACTCCCCTTTCGGGGAGGCCGTGACCAGAATCGAACTGGCGACTTCTAGAAAGGTTCTAGCACTCTACCGCTGAGTTACATGACACTAATCTTATACCAAAACGGATGAGCTTAATTGAGCTAAAAAAAATCCCCAGTCGAAACTAGGGATCTGTGCCACACCACATTAGTTGAACCACAACGCTGACAGCCATGCGTACAAGTAGAGGCTATTCCTGAACCCTCATAAACGTTAACCATGGGTTTGAAAGAGCGTTGTAATACTTGAGCTTTTAACTTTAAACTTATGATAGCTTGAAGTTTGAGCTTTAACCTTTGACCTTTGAGGTAATGAACGTTGACTTTAATTTAAAGTATATGCATTATATACGGATCGATTAGAAGTCGATTGCTCAGTGAAGAGCTCCATTATCTTTAGGCAGCCCTTCTTAGGGGGCTTAGGTTGGCCGTTTTTAGTTCTCGGCCCTGAACCGGATGATCACCTGTTCGTCAGGTTATGGTTCAACTAATGTGGTGTGGCAGAAGTCTTTAGGCTACGGGAGTCTCGTCGTCGAGCTCGATTTCCGTCTTGGCGTTACTTTCCGACAGGACAAAGTCGATTTCGGTTTCGAACTTACTGATGCGCTCCATTTCAGCACGAGCCAGGTCAGCGATCTTGTTCGGATCGATCGGGGCCTGTTGATGCTGGGCGCGGATCGCATCTTCGGTTTCTTTGCGTTGGTCCGCAGTCAGCTTTGCCTTGTCACCAGAACCATAGATGTTGATCAGCTGGCGTTCGATCATTTCTTCAACCTGACGGTTTGCCAGATCGAGTTGACCTTGAACTTGCGAAGACTGATTGATCAGTGTAGCCAGGAGGCGCTTGTCGAATTGAATCGACTTCTTGCGCTCGATAGCTGCAGCGACGGTCAGCTCTTCTTCACCAATCTTGACCTTGGTGGTAGCGTTCGATTCCACCAGAGCCGCAGTGATACGGTTGTGATAACTGATCAGACCCCGCACTTTGTCCAGGTTTCCCTTGAAAAGATTGGAGATTTGCTCAACGCCATGGCCGGTGTAGCCAACCACAGTCGGAGTGCGGGTACCTTTCATGGTACCGATGAAGGGCACCGAAGTAGCCTTGTTGATACGATCTTCCAGGGCTTTACGTTCTGCCAACAGACGGGTGATTGATTTTTTTACTTTCGCCATGTTAATCCTAAAATTTGAGGTTTATATTTGAACAGTGCAAGGAACATTAAAGTTCCTCACACTGTTATTATACCAGAGATCCGCTAATTATTGAAAGTCAATTCGATAGCAGAGTTTGTTCTTCCAGCTCAGGTACATTTCCTTGACCGGGCCGTTGGGTTTCGGGGGAAGACCATCACGTTCTCATTTACGGCGGCTGAAGTACTTCTGAGCCTTATCGAGAGCCCAGAAAATCCCTGCCAAAGCTGCAAACAGCAAGGTGATGTAGGTGAGGGCACCCCCGAATTTTACGATCTCTGTTAATCCACGGGTGCCGAAGACGCCGCCGAACAGTTGACTCATCTCGTACAGCACGTAAGATGTGACGCTGTAAGCGTACCCGAACGTCGCCGAAACGATGGTGAGCAGCAGAAAAATCTTCAAGATAACGTCCCGGCGGAGCTGGCAGATATCGTATGGCACGGAAAACCACAGGTTACCGGTAGGCCATGCCAGGAAACGATAGACGAATGAATCACGGGAGAAGGTTTTAGCTTCCATTTTATGTTCCTTAATTGAACGTTGAGGGAGGGGTGGAATGGCGGGCCCGTACGGATTCGAACCGTCGTCTCTGGGTTTGGAGCCCAGGGTTTTGCCTATTACAACTACAGACCCTTTGTGGAAGCGGTTCCAGGATTCGAACCTAGGAATGTCTGAATCAAAATCAGATGCCTTAGACCAACTTGGCTAAACCGCCCTTGATGCATTACTTCCCGGGTTTATGCCAATAGGCCATATCCGGGGGAACGTAATAATTTACAGCGTCGTTATTGCGTGGAGTTTCAAGAGTCACCTTAGGCGTTGCGAACGGTAACTTGGAACGATATGCATTTTTGTAAATGACCCACGCCAAAACTACGATTGCTACCAATACTACAACGACAGAGATACTCATTATAACTCCTGTTAATCGACTATGTCAGCGACGACACTAATAATGGCTGCGATAACTTCAGCCCCGTCTGAGGAATGACTGGGACGACGAGGTTTAATAATCATCCATAGAACCCATACTGCGAAGATGATCGCTAAGCACCAGAGGAATAATCCCATTATATCAGTCCTTATGAAAATTTGCCATAAAAAGTTACACCATTGATATTGAACCAGCAGTTTGCACCGACAGGCCCAAAGGTGTTAATAAAGGTGAACCATTGACCAGTCGGGGTCACACAAGTGTCACTAACCCAAACGCCGCTGGGATGGAGCCACACCATGGCGTTGACCGGTGCGATCATCAACATACTGATCAGAAGTGCTACGATTGCTTTTTTCATTTGAGTCGTCCTTTGCATAAAGAAATGCAGAGGATTTCTCTGCACTTCTCTTATACCAAATTGATGAGGTTTAGTTGACAGCGCCGCCGAGAGCAGACTTGTACATGGTTGCAGTAGCGTTAAAGCCACTGGACCAGGACCACTCGTTCTTGAAATACGCTTTGAAGCTTTCTGCGTCAAGATTGATGACGTCGTCGACTGACACTTCCATCATGTCGATAATTTCTCGATATTCCTTTTCGTGGCTGACGGGCTTGGAAGGGTTAGGGATTTGCAGCTTCAAAACACCATCTTCGTTAAGGCTCTTACACTTGGTAAGAAACTCCACAAGGGCATGTTCCAAAATGGTTTTATAACCGATACAGGCTTCGCGGTAATCTTTCTGATGGATTGCCAGGTTCTCCTTCAGTTTGGTAAGGAGTTCTTTACGGGAGACATTGACGGAGTGACGGTGCATATTGATCATTGGGTACTTTCTACAGGTTTACGGTTTTCAGGAGGAAAGGTTCTATGCATTTCAACGAACCACTTATAGTTCTCTTCGCCATACAGTTTCTTGCAGGCTTTAGTGGTTTCGTCATAATGTTTCTCGATTGCAGATGCTCCGGCTTTATTAGCCATAAGCTGGCCAAGGAGTGAGCTAGGTGCAACCAAAGTGTCTTTATAACGGCGGTGCCGCATTTTCGGTCTCGTATTGTTTGATACACGCAGCCTGTTGAGCTACGCTGATGCGATGAGGTAGGGTTACTACTTGACTGACCGGCTCAGGTGACTGTGCAGGCTCATGGTAACCGACGTAGTCTTTCAGGAATTTCTTGTTAGGGAGGATCTTAATCTTACCGTTTTTAGTATTGGTAAGAATCCAATCACCTTCTTTAACTTCCTGAAACCCGTCTTGAGTTCGCGTCAGGTAAGCGAATCTGCAGTCCATTCTACGAGGACATACGTCCGAGACGAAATACTGCACCGTGCTACCCTTGGTTTCGATGTAACCACGATATACGCCTGTCACATCACCAAATTTATTGAATTGAACTGCTTTGTACTTACGAGGATTTACTTCTACGAAAAGCATAGGGACTCCTATGTTTTGGCATCGCTACGGAGAATTGAACTCCGATTGACAGGTTGAAAACCTGTAGTCCTAACCATTAGACGATAGCGATATTGTTGAGGGGATTAGTTGGATTGAGGTTCCGTGATTGAAGGAATCTCAGTGATGCGGAGAGACACACTGGAGTGGACATAGAACTCAGCAGATTCGCCTGCTTTGAGACGTCTAGCTCCGTGCCATACCTTACCATCAGCAGGGTTTACTTGCTCAACCAGTGCATCCTGGTGATTCGGTGTGTCAAGACTAATAGTAACTTTGGTTGTCATTTTGTTTTACTCTGTTTTGTTGGTAGGGACGACGAGACTCGAACTCGTAAAAGCACACTTTCTAAGAGTGTTAGGTGTACCAATTTCCATTAGCCACATCCCCATTGAAATGTTATTGTATCAGGTTTCTAGAAAATTGGCTATGACAATTTGGACATAAAAACCTTAAATTTTCAGCCCTATCATCCAGCCAATTTTGGTTTATGTGATCTACGTCTAGAGTAAGAGGGTTACCCATCCACTCAGGACCCTGACCACATTTCTGGCACTCATGTTTTATACCAAGAGATATAAGTGCTCTAGTTAATTGATGGGGCTTAGATCTGACCCCACTCTCTCTTAAAACAAGTATTTCCTCAATACTTTTCCGGTTCCTGGAATGACCACCTTTATTCCATCCCTGCCCGGTAAAATGGGAGGTATCTATACCAGCCCGCTCTATTCTTAGTTTTATATGAGAATGGGAACCCCCGGCTCGTTTTCTCCCTAAGCGGTCTAGTACTTGAAAATAGCTCCGGGAGTGTTTTACTGCTTCGGCTATATCTTCGTCCGATATTTTTGTTCTTTTAACCAATACACTGTTACCCTATAACAACAACTTGACCCGGATAACGTTTTACTACAGCAGGCCATCGACCAGCATTATCGATGTGAACCTGGAGCTCGGTCAGCCGGAGGATTCTACCTCTGTAAAGATCGGTGCCTTCGCTTTTTGAGTAGAGAACAATGTCCCCTACCCGGATGTCACACCCTGCTGCGTCTCTTTTGACTTCTGCCACTCTCAATCTCCGATAGCGTGGACAACCAGCTCCAGAGTCGACGAGAACTTCTCGGCTTCAGCCGCAGTCTTGGCGTCTACGATATCGAATTTCGCTCCCTTGAGATCATCATCCAGCTCCGTAAGGAACTTGGTAGCCCCGGTGTCGTTGCCTACCTGTACGAATAGGATGGTACACTCGTCGTCCGTGGATTGGCCATTAGCCTGATTGATGATGAGGTTTTTCACAGCCTGGCGATTATTAGGCGCGCCATCAGTGAATACCATGATGAATTTCTTCTTCTTGGAATCCTTCAATAGATCCAACGCGGTCTGCAGGGCTTCTGCAAGGGGAGTTCCACCACCAGGGGAGTTATAGGAGAACGCCTTTGCTACCTGATCTGCGTTGCTATTCGGATAGGCTTTGACATCTCCTCCGAATAGAACCAAACCAATACCATCCTTATCAATCTTCTCCAGGTCCTGAGCAAAGACGATGGCGGTTTTCTCGATCGCTTCCCAACGGGATTTGGATCCAAACCAACCTGACTTAACGTCTTTAGTTGCCATGGAACCGGATTTATCAACGAGAACTACGAAGTCATACTGTGCTACCTTAGCGAGGTCTACCATTTAATTTTATGTATTTACTGGGTTAAAAGAAGGTTCTACTACAATTACTTGTTCCGGGTACCTACGGAATTTACGAGGATACCCAGGCCCTACTCTTTCTATAACAATCATCTTCTCACCAAACTCAACGACTTTCCCACGGATAAGATCGTTGTATCCAGTTTTAGCTGTTGCTACAGTGTCTCCGATAGTAATCGGGCGCCATGTAAAGTCATTCATCGTTGCCGTCCTAGTTTGATATTATCGAACTCAGCGACATCGTGCTCAAAAGCCCAATCAACGACTTTTATTGTATGGCCGAGCTTAGGCAAAAGCTCTTCCAAACGGAAAGTGCATAGCTCGTTCATGCTTGCAGTGAAGATCTCACCGTTAGGCAGAGCAATCTGCACGGTGTCCGCACTCAAGCTTCCATTGTCTCTAATTTCGATATGCATTTTATTGTTATAGTGTTTGGTGCCCACTAGAAGAATCGAACTTCTGAACCCGGGTTACAAAGCCGGACCTTTACCACTAAGGATAAGCGGGCGTATTTCTTTACCAGTCGTAGATAAACGACTTAATGTTATCTTTCAAAATCTGTTCTTTTATTTTGTCTAGGAAACCTTCTTCATAAGCTGTGGGGTATTTGACCCTGTATGCCTTAGGTTTGGAGAAAATCTCTTCGACTTCACCTATTAGATTAATGCGCTGGTGTCTCTCTGCGTTAATTATCTCATCGGGCCAGTTAATGTCCCTACTGCCAAGTCCTGGCACCAGGATCTCATCCAGCCCACCGTAAATAGATTCTAAGTGATTACTCAGATCAGCCGGTGCGTCCTTAAACATCTGCCAGCGAATCTCCAAGGGGTGCGCCGATGAGGTGATGAATTCCTCGAAGTCTGCCTTGATCTGATCTTTATGTTGCTTGAAGATCTCAAACCGATCTCGCAATGTCAGGGTATCTTTTCCGTACATTATAGCAGCTTTAAATGACTAGTGATTTTATCGACGTCGCTCAATGGTGCGGGCCCAATAGCGACTGCTGTTTTAGTAGGAACTCCGCCGAACTCAGTTTTACCAGCGTCCGTTACTATGGAACATGGAAGCTTTGCGTCCCTTGCCTTGCGGTAAATTTCAACGAGTTCAGCTTCGGAGTCTACACTGACGCAGATCTTGGTCCTACCTTCAGCCTTCCAGTTATCTCGGTAGGTTTTGAAGGTTGTATTACCCAGAGCTATGTCGATGACCATTTCTACTGCATGGCTGCCTTGAGCCACCATTTTGCCCTTCCGCATGTTCAAATCCTTGCGGAGGACAATGACCTGTTTATACGACATTTATCTTACCTCAATTTCTCAACTTCATCAAGGGAAATCGGGGCGAAATCAGTGTGTTCAACGGAAACACAGATATATCGCCTATCGATGCTGCCATCTGGCAACAGTACACGACCATCGTGTAAATGCCCGTGCACGTTCCCCTTGCTCCAACGAGTCAAACTCATAGGATGAATAGGAACGTGGCTAAGAAGATATTCACCCTTTTTACAGATAGCCCGAACGTCGCTGAAATATTTGACGTATTCTTTAAGATCCTCTTGGTCGTGATTTCCTTTCACCAGGATCTTCTTACCGTTCATACGTAAAAGCAAAGGCAGAGCATTTTTACTGAGACTGACATCCCCGAGGACGTAAGTCTTGTCATTAAGTCCCACCTTAGCGTTCCAACGCTCCACCAAAGCTTCGTTCATTTCTTCAACGTCGGTCCATGGGCGGAGTTTAGTCCCGTGAACCCCATCGAAGGTAACGATGCCTTTATGGCCGAGGTGAAGATCGGCCGTTAAAAATACGTTAGTCATGTTAGAACTGTATAAAAAATATGCATTGGAGACCCATGTTGAATAATCGTATCTATGTAGTGATCACACCCACCGGGGAGAACCTGATCACCATAAGTAGTGAAAACCTGTATCATAACCGGTGGGTTGTTCGGGTTTACGAGACTGAAAAGTGCAGGGACTCCATTAACCTCTTTAACCGAAAGTGTTCGAAAACCGTCAGTTAGCGGAATAACCGCCCCATAATAAATGTTATTACTTTGTACCCGTTCCATCAACCTCTCTCACTATAGACGTGCCATACCAGCTTACCTCCGTGAGTCTGAACAGTGCCGAGGAAGCGACCTGGATATTCAGGAAGTTCATGACCGGTGCCGTACATGTTAATTACGGCTTGGACTTTAGGGTTAGTCGTGAAGACTTCCGCCCACATAAAGATCCCGTCTTCTTGAACGTGTACGCTCAGCGGTGTGAAGTGTTCCGGGATTTCTACGGTTTGTTTGTCGGTGATAGTGAGCGGGAATTTCCAAACGGTTTTCATAATTAACCTTTAATGCACATTACTTGTTTCAGGGTGTGAACTTTGTCCACGAGATCTTTCTGGGCTTCCATTACCAGGTCGATGTCTTTGTAAGCACCGGGAATCTCGTCGAGGACATCAACGTCTTTACGACATTCAACGCCTTCGGTTTGTTTCTTCAGATCCTCGACGGTGAAGACTTTGGCAGCGGCGGTTCTAGAGAGGACGCGCCCAGCTCCGTGAGAGCAACTGCAATACGAATCCGTGTTTCCTTTTCCTCGGGTGATGTAGCTCCTTGCACCCATACTCCCAGGTATGATACCAAGCTGTCCAAGTCTTGCACTAACAGCTCCTTTGCGGGTAACCCAGACTTTTCTTCCGCCGTATTCTTCGATGTTTGCATAGTTGTGATGACAGTTAATTGCGTGGTCGTTGGTCCAGATGTCACGTTTGAATTCTTTCTCCAACACTTCCATGACATGGAACAACATGATGTCCCGGTTCAGAGCAGCGTAGTCCTGAGCCCATTGCAGTCCCTCTACGTACTCGTTGAACTCGGTAGTGCCTTCGTTAAGCCAGGCCAGTTCTTTGTCAACCAGGCCGATCTCAGCTTTCGCAGCGATCTCTTTAGCCATGTTGATTGCGATCTCGCCGATGGTTTTGCCAACGTTACGAGATCCGGAGTGAAGCATTACCCAGACGTTGTTGTCTTCGTCCAGGCAGATCTCGATGAAGTGATTGCCGCCCCCGAGAGTGCCGAGTTGGTTCCAGGCCCGACGGTAATCGAAGTTCTTGTAACGCTTCAGGATTGGCAGCTTGTCAAAGCGTTCGTCCAAGGCTTTCAACTTACGATCGATAGCCAGGCCACGAAGACCTTTGGACTTGAAGCTCAGATGCTTCTGGTGGTAGTTAAAACCTACCGGTACCACCGCCTCGATCGCTGAGCGAATACCCGACAGGGACTCCGGAAGGTCCGTTGCTTTCAGCGTGGTTTTAACTGCGACCATGCCACAGCCGATGTCCACCCCAACGGCCGAAGGGACGATAGCCCCCACGGTCGGAATCACAGATCCAACAGTTGCACCTTTACCCAGATGAACGTCCGGCATAACAGCGACGTGTCCGGCTAAAATCGGCAGTCTTGCGATATTACGCAGTTGCTGAATTGCTTGTTGCTCAACTGGCACACCTTCGGTCCAGTCTTTTACGTTTTCAATGTTTAAGCTCATTCTGAGTCCTTGTTACGTTTGGATTTGAGAAGATCGTTAAACTTCTTCTCGATTGAATATTCCCTACGTTTAATTGCAGGAGCAGGTGGAGGTTTTTTAAACCCAAGACCGGGATATTTCTTAGCAAAGTATTCCGCTAACATCTTCGCATAATCTTTGCTAGAGTAATTGTCTATTTCTATGTAAACATCATGATGATTGATCGGATTGGAAACGCCCCCATCACGACCGCTGTATCCATGCTCAACTGAAGTGCTCTTAACTTCAGCCCGGGCTCCGTATTCGGCCTCTACTAAAGGCAGCAAGGAATTAAGTTCCGCTACACGGGCCTCCCAGCCTTCAAAATCTTCCCTCGTTCCATATAAAGGCTTATCTCCGAGCCATTCTACTCGGGACCACATCTTACCAACCGGTATATACTTCGGGTAGATTTGATCCCATATTTCTTTGTCTTTCTTGGCCATTATTTACCTAAACAAAAAAAGACCGCTAACTGCTCGGTCTTTGTTACCTTCATTCGAATCTCGAATAGAAGGCGCTGTGGTGTTTTTCGCTCCAGTCTTCGGTGGCAGCAGTGTGGAGGGTGAGGTTACCTTTCAGACGTGCTGCGTCTACCGTTTTACCGTCAATTCGGAAAGTTAGTAAAGTGCCTTTACCATCAATCATATCTACGAGTTCAGACTCTGCCTTGGAATATCCAGCAGGACCTTCAATATCCTTACCAGACCCCGGGATCAACACCACCGCAGGGTATACTCTTCCGGGCACAGTGTAGCCGCTGCTAGGCACTGGGGTGCCGAATTCGAGCATGGCCTTGTGGTAATCGTTTACAAGACCTTTGAGGGTTTCGATATCGGAACCTTTTACTACGATGTATTCTGCGCCTTCGTGGAAGAGCACCATAGCAGGAACTGCATCCTGACCGAGGGATCCGTCAAAAGACTTATGGGAAACGATGGACATAGTATAATCCTTGGGTGGTTTATTATACTAGTCTTATACCAAGATGCATGGTTATTGTTGATTAAAACGTACCCTCAATTCTGGCAATCATATACCAGCTTGGAGTAGGTCCTGGAGGATTATATTTGTCGTTGTACTCTTTCGTGAATTTCTCAGCTTCTTCACGAGTGTCGAACTCTTTTACTTCGTCGACTTTAGAGCCCCATCCTGCTTCTGATTCTATAATATAGACTCGGGTTTTCATGGGTTTAGGGAATGTTGGCGGTGATGGTGGGAGTCGAACCCACGGAACCTCGTAAGAGATTCGACGGTTTAGCAAACCGCTGCCTTAAGCCTCTCAGCCACATCACCAGTTGAAGGGTTATTTAGAGTATAGCAGATCCTTGAAGAATTGCAAGTCCTTGATCTCGCCCTTATAGCGATACCAGTTCGGACGTTGATCTATTCGTTCCAGGAGGCGTTGTTCAGAGAGTTCGAGGGCGATATAATCAGGGACGTAGTCATTGAAGTACTCATCTGGAATTTTCTCCAGGGAGTACTCCCATTCCCAAGGCGCTCCGCTGAACGTCTTGTATTCTCTGGCATCTAGCTCTGCTAGAATCTTCCAGAACCTACCACTCAGGAATTTGAGTTTATCCACAAAGAAGTACTTGTGCCCAGTGTTAAGACAGAACTTTTCAGGGATCTTGGCTTTGATCTCTTCAATGCTTTTACCTTTGGCTAAAAGCTGATTAAGAAAAGCCGGGATGTGTTTAATCTCACGCCATTCAGCGAACAGATGTTGATCTGCAAGTCTGGAAGGGTGGACTAGATTGATACGAGTCATAAATCCTCGCTTAGGTAAAAAGAAACCCTGACTAGCAGGGTTCTCGGTGGTTAACCGGTGATCGCAATCTCTTCACAGGCAGCTATTAAATAGAGCCAGTTCAAGATTAGAAACCACCCAGCTTGTATGCATCCCCAGATAATCCAGACCCAGCACCGGTCAGGAGAACCTAGGTATCCCATGGCTATGGAAAATAACACTATGATTACTGCTATCGTCATCAGAGAGAATAATATGGAGAAGGGGCGGTGTTTAATGCACACCTTCTTATACCAGTTGATTCTACGGTCTCGCTCTTTAAGTATTATTATGCCAGACCATCCCGTCTTTACATACAGGGCGTTGGCGAATACTGATAAGCAAGTTAGGCTGAAGACTGCCACTAACAGCCAGTTGATGATTGACTCCATGAGACCCCTTCGGACAGTAAGTTATTGATGAGTATTATTACTCTACTTATACCAAATACGGGAAATCTTAATGGATGAATTCTGGTACGTCGCCTGGGTACTGACCCCAGTTTTACGGATTAAAAGTCCGTTACTTCACCTTAAAGTTTGCGACGCAATACACGCCAGGACTACGGAATTTTACCGCCAGTTTGATGTCTCACTACGCCCTGCCATCGTAGTAACCGTTTTTCTTCCAGGTTGCGATCCTGTAATTTTGGTGGACCTGTGGGTAATCGAAACCCAGCATCACTCCGTGCAAAGGAGGACGACGTAACCTACGCTCAAGCCCATGTTGATTAGTCCCAATAACCGTGTTGGTATTTACGGTCGATTTGGACTTCATACTCAGAGTTCTTTTGGAACTTGCTGAGTTCGTGTTTGATTTTTACTTTGAACTGACCCTGTTGTTCTTTACGGTACCATTTCGGTGCGGAGAAGCTTGGGAAGAAACGACGGCCGTCACGGCGGAAGTGTTGGTCGGCTTTCTTCAGTTCGCCCTCCTCAAGAGGCTTATAGCCTTCGAGAAGGATATACTTGTTACGGAAGTGGTACGGCAGTGCGAGGGTCTTGCGACGGATGGTATTGCTCAATTTCATCTCCTTGTGTGGTTAAATTACACAAGTGAGATGCCTTGTAGTGATGGGTGATGAACATTATGATTTCCTTTGTGAAGGGAACGGCCATGCGCCGGCTGCGAGTTTGTTAGTTTTACGAACCAGGGTTTCACTTGCATCAACGATCGGTTGGTTCGTTTTTACAATCTCTTCCAGAGTTTTTATGCGTTCGTTTTGTTGAAGAACGATATCGTTTAAAGACTTGAGATGATGGACCAAACTCCCTAGATCCAGATTTTCTCCAGTCCCGTAATCGTAACTTTTTACGTAGTCGGGATCAGGGAGAATTAACTCTTCTTCCATTTTTTACCTGCTTGAATCAATTTCTTCTTTTTGATTTTAAAACTGGTACTGTCGAATCCGCCGAACATTTGACTGTTAGCGATAATCTCAGCCCAGGCCGTGAAATACAACGTAAGAGCTAAGGGGGAATTCCACAGGTGGGCCAGGTCTTCGCCTGACTTTGTATGGAAATCCATATCTGACCCGATTAACTCAGGTACAGTCCCATTCTCACCAAAGATCCTTACGTATTGCTCCTTAGACCACTTGGCATGGTCCGGGAAGTGTTTCCTACCTTGCTCGTCTATGGTCTGACAAGCAGGCTTACCACAATCATGAAACACATGGTACATAAACAGGTCTTTGTCGCTGACCAGTAGGTGCTTAGTTTCTTCATAAATCTCGTAAATCTACGGAGGAAGATCGACGATCTGTTCTCCGCCCTCAAGCTGGGCTATAAGTTGTTTAAAGGATTCATGCACCATTGAACCATGTTCATACATGTTCACGTTCTCGAACTGATAACAGTGCCTCATGTTATGCATCATATCTGCAAAGGTTTCGGAAATCATGCCTGGCTCCAGAGTCTGAATTTTCGGAAAATACTACGCTTCTCTTGAGTCACGGGTTCAGTTGCAAACGCAGTTAAACCATAGTCCCAGTCGGGCTCGTAAAATGCTTCTATTCGGATTCCGGCCTCTTGGATCTTGGCCATTGCTTCTTCAAGCTTAGCTTTGTTCTTTACTTGAAGTATGATGAGGGAAGCAGGGTCTTTCGATATGCGACCGAAAGTTGCTCCAGCTTCTAAGGCAGCGTGTCCAGCTTGGACTAGCTGTTGAGGGATGGGTAAATCAGTTCTGACAAAAACGTAATTGTAGGTGTGTTCGGAAATCTACGTCATTTTTAGCTTTCTATTTAAGGTTAAAAAAAGGTGTTACGAAATGGTCACGAGAGCTGGGGACCCGAGCCCAGCAACCTGTTTTCAGTAATTGGACTGCTCTGTTAAGGGACTTTGAGCTATCTCGTGTTTGAAACTTGGCCTCGAAGGATGGATTCCAACCACCAACCTTATGTCCTACACCGGACTTGCTCACTTGTGGAGTGCTTGAGCTTCTTCGAGTTTGAAACCAATCATAAAAGTTGAGAACCCCTGATGTCTCTCAACGACCTCTCCCGTCTGATTCAGCCTCACGGGGAATGCTCTGTCAATTCGGGACTCTGAGCTATTTTATGTTTGAAATTTGGTGGGGGCACGGAGATTCGAACTCCGGACACAAGGGTTTAGAAGCCTCTGCTCTGACCACTGAGCTATACCCCCTTTGAAACTTGGTGGTTCCTGACGGGATCGAACCGCCGACCTCGATCTTGTAAGGATCTTGCTCTACCAGCTGAGCTAAGGAACCATAAATCTGACTAGCCTCTGCCTAGTCTACCACTACTCTGTCTTTACGACAAGGCCATGATGGGCGCATACGAGGTCGGGTCTGGTACTTTAGAGAGCGTGCCGAATTTACCATGCTCTAGGGACAAAGTCCTTTAATTTGGGTTGAGCGACGAGGATCGAACTCGTGTGAGGGGAGTCACAATCCCCGGCTTTACCACTAAGCTACGCCCAAATCAAAAAACTCTGGTTATAGTTTATGCACTATCCTTATACCAAGAATAGTGCTTTTGTTGAGTGGTGCACCCTCGTGGTTTCGAGCCACGCTCTACGACTTTTCAGGCCGTCGCTTTCACCAGATTAGCTTAGGATGCAATGTCTAATTTAGGAATACCGTGCTTACGTATAAGTTCTTCTAACTTCTTACGTTCGGCTTCTTCCTCTTTCTCTTTTTGCCTACGCTTGTTTTCTTCACGTAGTCTTTTGCGTTCTTGTTCGGCTTTTCTACGCTTCTCTTCTTTAGCCTTGATACTCTCAAGATACGCTTGTACAGTATTCTCTACAAACTCTTGAGTATTTGAAGGCATTTGGATTACGGTAAAGCCTTGTTGATGTGAAGCATTCACTAGGAGGTTGTAATCCTCATCACTTACTTCTACGAAATCTGTAATCTTTTCGATTATTCGTTCTGCGTTACTATAGCTATCGTAATTCCAACAATCTTGCAAAATCGCTATTTTCCTCATAGCAATCCTTTAGTGTTTGGTGAGCGACCTTCGATTCGAACGAAGAAAGTCGGAGACACGAGGGTTACAGCCTCGGGATAGTGGCCATGCTATCACGTCGCCCATATAGGTTAAAAGAATGAGTCGCTTAGTAGAACCTCCTAGCAGATTCCACCACTAGAAGTAAGACCTTCCCTACTAACGAACTCTACACCCTGCCGGATCGGGTGCGGTTTTAGATCAACGCAATTGCTGCGTTATCGGCTTAGCGCGCTAAATATTTCCAGTTTTCACAGATCCACTTCACTGCATATACGAGAGGTTTCATCTGAGGTACTGCTGGTTGTTTTACTTGTTTAGTCATTGTTATAGTTATATGGCGGAAACGGTGAGACTCGAACTCACACACCCACTCCCGTGAGCCTTCTGCTTTCAAGGCAGCTGCCGCTATGCCGATTCGGCTAACGTTTCCGAGTTAATCGATTAAAACAGTTCCATTTGTCGGGAGATGTTACTAAGGTCCCAACTGAGTACATTGTACACGTACTGGTTGGTTTCCACAAGGTTTCCTCTCATCGCTAGAATTTTACCAGTGGTAACGAGGGTTCCGTTGAGCCATTCCATTGGGAGATTTTTAGGTCTACTCACAAGAACATCATATGATCCCTGGTTTTCTATAAACGCATCAACTACATCCACTCTTCTCTTACCCGGTCCAAATTCAGGCTTCTTTACCACGGCGTTTTCCCGTCAGTCATCTTTGCGTAAGCTTCCGGATGCATTCTCCAAAATATCCTCGAAGGATCTGGCCTGCCTAGAGATCTAACCTTAGTTAAACGCTTGTGCCACTTATCAAATCTTTTACGTTCTTGGGATCCGGGAACAGGATCTTTTATAAATCCAGGGCAAGGATACCACTTATCACTTTTTACTTTAAAACGAGGAGGGAGACCTCGTTCAATACCTCTAGGCGTCAATCTCAATTTGACCTCTCTAGTTATGGTTAATCTGGTCCTAGAGAGTGGACTTGAACCACTGACCCTTCGCTTATCAAGCGAATGCTCTGACCAGCTGAGCTACTCCAGGCTTATTATTTTCGAACCTTGAATTATATTACATAAAATGTTAAAATACAACTCAAGGTTCGAAATACTACAAAAACAATAAAATGCTAACTTCGTCACAACGTGTAAAAAACTGGAGACAATCAACTAAAACCCGTATAGTCGAAGCTATGGGTAACAGATGTCAAATCTGTTTTTACGATAAATGTAACTCGGCTTTAGAGTTCCATCATATAGATCCTTCTCAGAAGGAATTCTCGTTCGGTAAAATAGTAGCTAACCCAATTAAATTAGACTCCATTCTGAATGAACTTGATAAATGCATACTCCTATGTGCAAATTGCCACCGAGAAGTACACGCAGGCATTTCAGATCTTCCTGAAACTTATTCCAGATTAGATAGGTCCTTTTTTAATTTCAACTCTAACGGTAGGTCTGTTTCCATTATCCCTATCCGTGATAGTTGCCCGGTATGTGGTTCAGAAAAATCTAGCACCCTTTCGTATTGCTCTAACAAATGTGCGGCTATTATGCGTAGAAGGGTGGACTGGAATTCGGTTGACCTGATTGATCTTATTGAAGTGCAGAAAATCCCTATGACAACTCTCGGTACTAAATTTGGGGTTTCAGACAACGCTGTCAGGAAACAGTATTTAAAACTTAAACGTTAGAACACTAAGCTGTCCAGGCAGGCTTCGAACCTGCAAAGGATTTCACTCCATACCCGGTTAACAGCCGGGGCCGATGCCAGTTCCGGTCACTGGACAGCTTAGTATTCTATTAATATCCGGCATCTATTTAAATGCCGGAGTTATTTTACTTCTCGGTAAGTCGATATCCGTGTGTCCAAAGATCAACACGGATAAACCATTTACCTTCATTCTTACCGAAGCCTATGCGAAGCATTCGGTTATCTTTATCTAACTCGATTTTAGTAATCATGTGCTAACAGACATATGGATTGTAAACGGAAGATTATGAATCAGCTTCCACCAAAGCGCACCTATTACGAGTCCTATTACCAGAACTCCGATTTTTGCACGGAGGGTATTAGGTACGCCGCCAATGTTGTATTCACCTAGCGTATTTAATGCCACTACGGCATATACTATGGTAACGTACAACATGGCTAACATCATTACTGCGAAACCAACTACGCTATAAAACATAGCTGCCCTTAAATTTGGTCGGAGTGGAAGGAATCGAACCTTCGAGTTCCTGCTCCCAAAGCAGGCGACCTACCACTGGACTACACTCCGATAGTTATAAAACAAAAAACCCACTAACCTTGTGGGAGAGTGGGTTCGGTTAAAGCTAACTAATGTAGAGTTACATTAAGCTCCGCCGATCCCCTCACTATTATACGAATTTACAAAAACCACGGGCGCAACAATATTGGCCGCCTTGAAGGAAGCTTTAATTGCTGAGAAATGGGGGTTAGTGTTGAAAGTGTTCATATACATTTATTATAGCACTACTTTTATATTTGTGAAGAGATTTTGTAACAATATTTTACATGCAACTTACAATGGCCGAATTCACCAATGTGTTGCCTGTAAAGTAATGTACACGGTTACCCAATGAATCCAGCCAATCCTTTTCGCCTGGAGTAAGCTTATCACGTCTTGCGTAGCTCATGACAATCATATCACGACGGGGATTAAATTGCTGAATCATTTTTTCTATTTCCGTGGGCTCTTTCTTAGGAGCCGTGTAAACAGACGGGGTTTTCACTTCTACTGCGGAAAACTCTCCGTCGCCATTAGGATACACTTCCTGGAATTTAGGAGGCTCGGGCTTCAGCGTAGGCAGGGGCGATTTCACTCTTCCGAAAACCACACCTAACATACCGCTAAGAAAATCAAACATATTAAGATCCTTTATTATTATCAGGCAATTGTATCATTACTGTTTCGGAGTTTCAACTATTGCCTTTGGAATAGGTGCTCTTTGTTTAAGGACTTCTATAAATTGAGGTGAAGTATCTACCCCGAACAGGCTCATCATGACTCTACAAGCTGCCTCGTTAGCTTCTTTCCATTTTAGGAGTCCTCCCTCCATGTTGGCATGAGCGATGTCACAGTGACGCTGCCAGGCAGCTTCTTTGTTACTCTTAAGTATTCTGGCCAGGGTTTCGTGAGCACCTCTAGCTAGCTCTGCTTCTTCAGGGGTCATTTTCTCATTATAACTGGGTAACAAGCCAAGCAGGTAGCATCGGCTTCATGGTCAGTGGAGAACGTGTGTTCGTGATCCAAGCACGCCTTAGCTGCAGCGATGGAGAACTTCTTGTCAAGCTTGGAGCTAGGGTTCTCGAATTTCTTCTTCTTGTGAAGCGCCTTTACCAGATCCATCTTCCAGTCGATAGCGCGGTGGAGCCCCGTCTCGTTGTCTTTGAATAGATACTGCAAAGCACCTATGATCATACAGATGTTTTCAGTCTCTGCGGTAGAAACACCGGCATAGGCAACGAAACGTTCGATATTAGCAGATGCCAGTATCTCACCTTCGTCTTTATCAAAAGCTTCAACCACCTCTTTCCATAGAGCGTCTACGAAGTCTGGAATGGATTTGAAGGTAGACGGATTCATAACCCAGGATTTCACCAACGTAATTTCGTGGGTTTCCAAATTCTCCTTAACCAAAGCTACACCAAGGTTTTTCCAGGCCGGATCAATTCCGACCCGGTATACGTAGGTCGGGCCACTCATTAGCAGGTAAGCTCCGGAAGCGGGCCTTTGGGTTTAAGCCAGTAATCCCTTTTATCGTAATCGAAGGGATTGTGAGGTTTTTCCTTAGGGAACGCATTTTTAATCAATTCATCGAAATCGATCTTTCGGTTAGGATCTTGGGTCACTTCAGGAGTAACCTTCTTAAACACCGTAGCCACATGTTCCTTGATGCTCTTCATGATTTTCAAGGCTTCGTCATGGCTGATGTTGCCGATTTCACGATCCTCAAATTTACCTTGGACCCAGTATGCGAATTGTTCTGCGTTCATTCTTTGTTTTCCTTTTCTAATAGCATTTGTTTTAAGAGTTTATTCTCGGATTCCAAGGTAGAAATTTCCTTGGCGAGATTCAAATACATGCTTACGAGATTGCCGAACTTTATATCAAGCTCCGCATAAGACCTTACTACGGATTTAACTTTCTCATCCCCTCTTAAAATCACATCAGAACAAAGATTGTGTGGAAAGGGTAGCCTAAAAGTATACTTCCATGAGCTTTCAACTAGCTGCTCATATCTGCTTTTTGACATTATACACCTAAATAAAAAGCCCTCCGAAGAGGGCTGTGTTTACTGACAGGACTCACATTCCTTCGAGCCGCTTACCCCCGACTGAGTCGTAATGTAATAAGCTCCAAGCATGTTAGGATCTTCAAAGATCATCTGATGACAATGACCAATCCAAACTGGATCCTCTTCTGCCGAGAACGACAGGTTGAAAGATTGCCACTGGCAAATCTCAGGTGCTCTTTGGGAAGCTTGACGGATATGGGCTTCTTGGTTGATCTCGAACGCCGTCTTGAATACCCTCTTATCTTCATCGGGGATCCAATCTTCGCTCTGTACGGAACCTCGTGCTTCAAGGATGCGTTTGATAACAACCTTGTTGTACATACCCTTTTCCTTCATGTACTCCAGGAATTCAGGTACGATACGGGCAACTTCACCCGCTGCAGTAGTCTGGGTGTAAATCACTGCTGGGTCGAGGTTGATACCCTCGGAAACTCCGCCCATCAGCAGTGCAGTACTCTTGGTAGGTGCAATGGCAATACGGTGGGTGTTACGAACACCGAAGCCTTCACACCAGAACGGCTCACCGAGCCATACTGCCATATCCTGGGAGGCCTTCAGGGACTCTGCGTTAATGTGCTTTGCAATTTCCCGGTTCAGAAAATATGCACGCATATCTTCGAACGGGATACGCTTCTTCTGCAGAAGGGTATGATAACCGCACTGACCCAGGCCTAATGCACGACCCTTCTCGGTAAATCGAACTGCCTTTTCCAGACCCGGGATATTACGAGCCTTCTCTAAGAACTCTTCAACCACGCAATCCAGGAACACGGTAGCCCAATATACGGCATCGGTATCCTTCCACTCTTCCCACTTCGATACGTTCATGGACGACAGAACGCAGGTAAAAGTATGGTCGGTATCCGAGAACAGGGTGATCTCATCACAAAGATTACTAGCGTTCACATACAGGCCATGCTTGACATACATCGGAGGACGTTTGTCATTGATCTTGTCGATGAAGCAGTAGTAACCCTTACCCATCGTCATCTTGAGCTTCAGAGACTTCTGAAAGCGTCGAGTTGCTTCAGGCAGACCATCGTTCAGGTCTTCGATGAAACTCTTCTTAATCACCCAACCAATATTGGCATCGTCAGTCTCAGCCATGGTATAGTCTGCGGCTTCGTCAAAGTCTCCGTGATCGATAGGCAGATATGCTGCAAAGCTGCCACGACGGGCCTGGCCTTGAGTAATCTTGCGCATATCGTCAATGAACCCTTGCCACACCGGAACCATACCCGAAGCTTTACCGCCTACCGAGATCGAGCTGCCACGAGGACGAACATCGCCGAAGTAACCGGAAGTGCCGAAGCCCATTTTGGTAAGGATTGCGGTCTCCAATCGAGCTGCGTAGAAATCATAGACGGAATCACCAATCTTGCCTCCGGAGCAAGCGATAGGCAGACCTCTGTCAGTACCCATGTTACCCAGCACCGGCGTGCTTGGGGAGAGCCAACCTTTCCAGAAAAGTTCAAAGAACTTCTCACGACCCAGTTCTTCTTTGCCAATCTTCCGAAGATGCTTAGCAGCAGTATTAGCGATTCGTTCGAACTGCTCCTTAACATTCGACGTCTCGTACATGTACTTCTCTTTGAACATCTGCCACCCTGCGGTGGTGTACCACTCAGGCACTAGTCCTGCTGCTTGGAGATTCTTGCGTTCTTCGGAAAGCTTATCGTAAACAGTTTTACCCATATTCTTATTCTATTTATTTGTTATTGTATTATTGTTGTTTCTTATTCTTGGGGGTCCAGGCAAAGCTGGTTTCATCCCAGTCTCTGTGATAGCTATTTCCAACACCGCTGAAAGTATCATTAAACGTAAACGAATTAATCGAATCGTAAAACCATTCAGCAATCGGGTTATAAGTAACTTCATACAGCTTTTCATAACCGAGCTCGACAAGAACCAGGTTAATACGAGACTTAACAAAGTTCTTCAGTTGCAAAGACGTGATGCCTTCAATCTCCCCTTGGGAGAAGATCTCATCAACAATGTAGCTTTCATGCAGAAGAATCTGCTCTGCAGCTCGGAGGACCAGTTGTTTGATCTCTGCCGAATACACAGCAAAGTCTTCAGCACTCATCAACTCCTTCTTCTCAGCCAGTAGTTTTCTGAAAGTCCAAGCCCCGGCAATGGAGTGCAGGTTTTCATCACGTACCGAGAAGTTAATGCCACGTACAACGTTTAGGGCTTTGTTCTTACCCCTCGATTGGAAGTGCTTGAGGAATCCGAATGCACTATACAGGATACCGCCCTCGATAAGGGAAAATCCACCCAGCGAAACCAGATCGTCTTGATGATCGATGATCTGATCGATAAAGTCCATACGAGCTTTCAGGACCGGATCCTGTTTGTAAGCTGCGTAGAAATCATCGTTATCTAAAAACAGAAGTTCATTGATCTTTGCATAAAACGGCTTGTGCACTGCTAGTTCGAACATTGCGAACGTAGCGGCCATACGCTGAAGTTCATGCGTCGGGAACCTCTGTTTAAATCGACCGCCCCAGTATTCTGCGCCAGCTTTTAGCTCGTACAGAGTAAACAACTTCAGGGTAGTCAGGGTGCCGTGTCTCTCGGCTGGAGTCATATTAACACGGATATCCTGGATGTCTTTTTCCACCTTGACTTCGCCGGGCAGCCAGAACACTTTTAGCTGCTTTTCGGTAAAGTCGATTGCCTCAGGATATACCACCTTGAGACTCTCTGTGGGTTTAAGAATGTTCGGGATCAGTGCGTCTTCAACGGCTGCAGCCGTCTGATTCAGTTTCGGTTCCATCAGTTCTTATTCTCTTATTTTTATAGTATTTATTATGGTGTTGCTAGAATTCTATCGGTCGATTTTATCGACGCGGGTAATTATTATAGCTTAATTTGAGGGTAAAAAAAGGTGCCTCTAGGGCACCTTCTAGTGTAGAGCCTAAGCTCTTTTAGCCACGGCCGACCAGCTTCGGCAGCGGGAACGGCAGGTGAACGTTGCACTGATCTTCCTGGCCCGAGTACTTCGACTTCTTGAAGTCTTCTTCACGGAAACAGCCGATGCTGGCCGACACAGTGCTGCAGATCAGCTTTTCCTTGTGGATGGTCGGTTTGCCTTTGGCGTCCAGGACTTCGGTGTCGGTTTTCATGGCCGAGACGTTGGTCCAGCCGGAACCCTGGGGGCAGGTATCCGATTGCACCTGGTCCGGGTGGCCGACGACGTTCATGCCGTCCAGACGCGGGTTGTCACGGACGTAGGTCTTGGCGACGATGACGCCGTTGGCGTACGAGGTCGAACGTGCGTCTTCCAGAACCTGGAAGCTGATGCGTTGGCCTTCCGGCACGACCGGGTTTTTCTCCTTCTCGGGTTCCTGCTTGGAGCAGCCGACCATGGCGACCGGAGCCAGAGCAGCGGCAACGACCATGAGGAGGGCCGAGCTCAGGAGAGCGGATTTCATTTTGCGCATAATTCTCTTTCAAGTTAAGTTATAAAATAGGCCGATATTTTCGGCTTACTATATTTATACCAAAAATTACTAGGGTTATTGATCAGTCGGGATCGACGAGGAGAGATTCTTCAGCTGCTTCGCTGATCTTACCAAAGTTAGGATTTCTCATCCACAACCATCGGCCTTTGGCTTTACCAGCTCGGCCGGCTTCGGTGTTAGGGCATTGTTCCCATCCCTGTTCTTTGGGGCTGTGAAAACGGCAGTCCGTAGGTGCGTCGTCGTTGCAGAAGCACAGACGGCTTTTGATCCACTGGTCACTGTTCGTAGACTCTTCCGCAGTTGGAGTATTGTCTGCGACAAGTTTTTGACCTGAAGTAAGGATATCTGACATTCTTATTCTCTGTCGTTGGTTAAAAAAAGGTGGGTGGTGTTTTAATCTCGTTGGACCTCAGGGGTCTCGGTCTCGCAGTACCTGAGCGCAGCGAAGGGTACATTGCGACCGAAATACGATAGGAGGATGTAGCATCCTCCCCGTAGTTTCTACTACTAGATACATTAAAACACCGGCGTGAAAGATTGCGATTCTACGTCAAAGTGCCCTGCACTCCACCAATAGGAGCCGCAACACTAATCTGTAGGGTAAACAATCTCTCGTGCCAAAACTGAAAACGAAGAAATTGCGATACTAGTTTTCAATCCCGCTATCATAGATAGACTCATTGAGAACTAAGCGGAAGCACATTTCTGTTTCTATATTAATTATACCAAAGATTACGACTTTGTTGAATTATGCTTCTCTCAAATATATATAAGAAGCTTCGAACTCTCTGGGTGTGAAGGCTTCGTACCCAAAAATGTTACTATGGATGATGACGTACCCCGGCTTGAGGGGAGTTACGAATTCTTCACCCACTCCGTCTAGTCCTTCGACAAGGTAATACTCGCCGTTTCTCTTTTCGACAATAGGTTTGAACAAACCCGTCTTAGTCCATTCCGGATCCTTTTCGTAAGCCTCGGGATCCCATATTACACCGGGGATAGGTTCCCGGGGTTTTTCTTGAAATTTCTTAAGTTCCATTATACTTCCATAGTTTCGAATGCCTCGATGGCTCGTTGGATCATATGAGCGTTTTCTCCAAGGATAATTTCGTCCATGCACTGGTTATAAGCATGGGTCAGCGCGTCGATACGGTCCGTCAGACGGACTTTACGACGTTCCACGGCTTGAGCAATGAGTTCTTCATTAGCAGCAAGCTCTTCTTGATTCAATGGAAAAACCATGGTCTGGAGACCTGCAGCAACAGGATAGAAAATAGACGCACCGGGGTTAAGAGGATCTGGACGATAGGAGTTCTGTCGAGGGGTATTTTGTTGAGATGCCACGATTGCTTCCCTGAGTTCTTCTCCTTGATACCTGAGAACCGCCGGAGAGTCGAACCCTGCCAGTTTGAGAAGAATCTCAGCCTGAGTAGGGTATCGAGGGGTAACATAGGACTGCACTTGCTGCTCTTCATTTCTGAATTGTTCTTCGATAGTAGCCCTACGTTGAGCGACGATTTGATGCATACGTTGGGTTACGTATTTACGCTGTTGTTGATTCATATTACTCTATTGTATTAGTTATGGTTTATAAAACAAAAAGCCCCGGTTAAGGGGCTTCGTATCACTCGTCTTCTTGTGTCAGTGAATCGTGAAAATGCTTGGTACTACTCGCATTCCAAGCGTCTTCCATAGTGTTGTACCCTTGATATAGGGTAAGACTTGCACCTTCCATGAAGGCACTTTTCAATTCCTTCGCTATTACCTCGTTGTCAGTCATTACGCAGCACCTCTCAATTCATAGATAATATCGTTACATGCTTCTTGAGTGATGCCACGCTTAACGTGTTCACACTCACCCCAGTTGAGGCCCAACTCACCATCACAGCCGATTGGCAACGTCAGCCACGGGAAGATGGTCTGCGGGAAATCGTTGAGGTAATAGAAGCACAGCTCAATTGCCTCTGCTGCTCTCTCCTGCGGTACTTCAAACTCACAAGAGTCATACACGGTACAAATAGCCTTGCCACCGATTTTCTTGATAGCTCTGTTTAGATGAGCAAACACAATAAGGCCGAGGGTCGAGGTCGCAGATTGAACCAGAACGTTCGCCGAGTTACGCAGAGCTGCATTCTTAGCAGCCGTACGGTCGAAGCACTTATAGGTACCGTATTCTTGACGACGTTGACCGAACTCGGTAACAACTCGCTGATTCCAGGTAGCCATCTTGTGTGCGTTATCGATGAACTCAAGCATTTTCGGGTAAGCCTTGAAGAACAGGTCCATCAGACGCTGAGCTTCATCTTTACTTACGTTCAACTGCATTGCAATACCACCAGCGGACGAGCCATAAATTAGCGAAAATGTTCACTTATGTTACGGATTAGCCGATTCCGCTAACCCTCTGCATGTTTCCATGCAGGTCAGACTATATCATGATCCACGTGGGATCCGGTGCGCTTCGAACCCTCTTGGGCCCTACGTCTCTAGGACTAGTCGTTGGACGTTCCGAATGCCTTATGACATTCATGCTCTATTTGATGACAGCGTTTACACAGAAGCTCAAAGTTAGAATCTACGTTATTAGTACGATCATGATCGATGTGCTGTATGCACCAGTGGTATCTAGTTGCATCGATAAGATCCTTGTTACATCTATTGCAATAACGTCTTTCTTCTTTAATGCGCTTAGCATTTTTATGGAAGTAGCCGATACCAGTCTTATAAGAATGATGTTCCTTTCCTGCAGGAACTCCGTTACCACTTCCGACTCCGGGGTTTTTAATAATCCCATTTCGTATGCGATAAGACTGTTGATACTCTGCAGCTTTATTCTTCCACTTTTGTTCTGCACAGGGTTTACAGTATTTATTATTCTGCCCTGTAGGTGTAAATACTATATTACAAATTAAACAAGTTTTATCTCTATAAGTTTTCATTCGGCTTCGCTCAGGATTATCATGCATTTGATTTTAAGGGTTATACCACAGAATGTCAAATGTTTAGACTTCCCCTGAATTCACACCGTTAACATTATACGTTGCCGTATAGTGCCCCTACCGATTTAAGGATTTTCGCTACTTGCCGCCAATGTTTATACTCAGCAAACTTCGGATGCTTCTTATCTTCTAGTACCGCCACCACTTCTTCATAGGGCACACCTATCATAAGAGATGCAGAAGACGAGTGGAAATCTCGACCTTCTTCCACGGCCTTCAACATTGCCGGGTCTTTGCACAGCGCTGCAACGATCTTTACTTCTGCGGAGCTGAAGTCAAATGCGATGAACACATTACCGTCGTCGACCCCATAGCACTCCCTGATATTATATCCGTGCTTAGGCCGAGGGAGTTGAGTGAGATTAGGACTATCGCCACTAATCCTGAAACCACTGGTCCCATGAAGGTTATACGACGGATGAATACGTCCATCCCTTTTGACGAAGTCTTCGACATATGTTCTTATAAAAGTGTTACAGGTTGAATTAATGTCCTTACGCTTTGCAAGGTACGCCAAGAACTGCAACTCTGGATCCGGGGTCTTATAATCTTTTGGTGGATTTAGAGGATTAAGCCCTGCCAGGGTCAACAAAGCTTCACCGTCGGTACTTGGCTCACCGGAAGCCGTGAAAGACGGTGGAGTAAACCCTAGCTGATTGTACAGCAGCTCAACCATCTCTTTACCAGAGTCGAAGTTGATGTTCAGGGGGACTTTACCGCTGTCGAAAATCTTACGTTCGAGATCGGCGATCTCAGCTTCCATCTGTGCTTTGATCTCACGGTTTTTAGCCACGTCGTACTTCAGGCCGTTGATCTCCATGTCAAGGATGTACTCAAAGGCCAGCTTCGTAATCTCTTCGTTTGTTTCTAGAATACTCTTGGAGTGAGTCGGCACTGGACGGCCGTCCTTACCTGGCATAAAGTACACTGGTTCCTCAGCGAGGAACGGGAAGATACGTTCCAGTAGAGTCGAGGTTACGATACAGTCGAGCCCTGCGTACAGGTACAACTCTTCTGCATTGAAATCCTCGTATGTCTTATATACTGCTTTTACAGGTTCAGTCGGTGCTGTTTTAGTTGTTTTGACTGCCATTATACTTCCTTTGTAGAACCGTCGTTGTTATGAACCTGAACCGGTGCCCGGGTTTCGAGCCAGCAATGTGCACCACAACTCAAAGGATCGCCAGGCCGATATACCATAACACTAGGCCCATCTATGCTCACTGCGTTAGCAATGAGGTTCTCTTTGTACGTCTTAACAGTAAACACCGGTAACTCGGTGTTATTGTTTTTCTTATTGGCACGGATGTTATGTTGATTAACATGAATCCGCTTTAAAAGACCGCTAGTCATTGGGTGCCTCCGTGAAGTCTTTCCATCCACGGGTTTTCGCCATACGACGCATCTGATCAAGTTCCCTACGGAGAATTTCAATCATTACACTTTTGGCGTTGCTGACGTCTTCCAATCTTTCATATTCAAGATAGTCGACGTAACTGCCCTTAGGACTTTCCCTCAGTTCAGGGATGCTTCCTCTGACCAAGACCAGTTGATACCGTTTAATATCCGCCATTATCTAACCACTTTCTATCTCGTTGAAACCCGTGGCTATCCCAGCCGAACTGTTCAAGGAACTCGACTGATCTTTCCAAGTCCCATTCGTTCCGAGCCAAAGCTCTGCGACAATGCATTGCAGGCTGGCCGGTCCGTCGTCTGAGTTCTACCACCTTATCTACAAGTTCTTGGGTCATCGCAGTCATTCTGCTGCCTCTTCATCATCTTCCCATTCTGCCGAGCCATCTTCTTTAGGTTTCTTAACTTTAGTCAATTTTGGCAACAATTCTTCGTAACCGCCCAGTCCTAATTCTGGCATGTGATCCCATACGGCAGCCTTCAAACCATAGCAACCCTGAATACCCGAGTCCAAGGCATGTAACATCAACATGGTATCGAATTCAAAGCCCTCAACCCGGACACCGGTTGTATGATAAATGAACAAGATGTCGAATTTTGCGTTGTGCAGAACTTTAGGGATTCTAGGATTGACCAACAACGGTACAATCAATTTCCACGCCAGATCGGCGCTATACATATCATTGGCTCTGTGCCACAACGGTATCACCGCTGCTACGTACTGCTTAGTCTCGGGATCTCTCCAGCCAAACTGTATGGTCAACAGCTTCGCACCTTCGCTCAAACCGTCGAGACTGTTCGTTTCCGTGTCGAGGCTTATCATCGTTCTCTCAGGGAGGTTAGCGATAGTCTCTACAACACGGCGAACATCGTCAATAGTACGAGTAATACGGATGTTCTTACGTTGGCGTTCAACCCCTTCTGCTACCGGAGGAATTATCAACTTACCCCGGGCCATGTTTGCAGCCTTTTCAAAGTCACGCTTGATGACATTGAAGTAGTCGTTACCCCACAACTTGCCACTAGCATTTTGACGGATCATCGTCAACACTCTAGGGTGCAAGGTGATCAGTACGTTACCTACGAATTCACCCCGGTTACCAGTGTTAGAATGTTTCTTAAAACCCAGGGCCTTGGTTACTGCAGTACTAAGGCTGATGATGACCTTGGGTTTAGTTCTTTCGATCTCAGCTAAAAGATAAGGTTTGCACTTCGATAGTACGGTGACTGTCGGACTCTTACCCTTAGGGAAATCAAGGTCATTCGGAGCACACTTCAGCAAATTAGTGATTCGATACTGAAGGCCTTGGAACCCAGCCTTTTGACAGATGAACTCAATGATGTTCTTCTGTATGAGTTCTTGGGCGTTATCAACTCGGTCGTACTTACCTTTCGGCGCTGCGTGGTCTTGAATGATTAAGATATCGAGCTCTTGGCTCGGAAGTAGGGATGCTCCCCGGGGGTTCTTGCACTTAAGTCTACATACGTTCTTGCAGTAGTCGGGGCTGATCCTGGAGAAATCTTCTAGTTTGTGGATAGCCGCTTCTACGGAAGGTGTAATTTTCTTTAAATACAACTCGTTCAGCGGGAGCTTACTAATGGGTGATGCCATTTAGTTAGTCTCTTTCTTGTTATAGGTGGATAAAAAAGTAAGGCATAAGTCCTTACATAGTGATTATACCAAAATAGGTTCGAATCTTGAAGTGTCCAAAAAACTGGACACCTGTCCAAAAATCCAGGACATGTTCGATTCTCAAATCACTAGTGTTCACTAGGTAAATAGGGGCAAGTGTCCAAGTGTCCAAAAATAGGAAAATAAAACTGGACACCTTAAGTGTTTGATTTAAAAGGGGAAAAGGGCAAAGTGTCCAGTTTTTCGCCGTTTTTCGAAAAACATACACCCACCTTTATAAAAACTGAGAAAGAAAAGTAGAAAAACTGGTTTTGTAACACGCTGTTACAAGTCTAAAAACTGCGACCTATTCTCTTATATATATATATTATTATTATTTATATATTATATATTATATATATAGAGAGGTAGTATCTACAAGGGTTTGAGAGAATCTCAGAAAAGCACATTCTTCAAGTCAGTGTCAGGCTCAACGATTTTCAGCGCAGTTTTTTGTAAAGGTAGGTGTATGTTTTTCGAAAAATCGGGAAAAACTGGACACTTTGCCATTTTATTCTTTCAAATCAAATACTTAAGGTGTCCGATATTTGTATACGTATTTCGGACACTTGGACACTTTGATTGTAAGTCGTTGTTTTTAAACGATTATTTCAGTTCAAGGTTTTAGGACAAAACTGGACAGTGCCCAAAAATTCTGGACATCTAAAAAAGAGAGGCCAGAAACGGCCCCTCAGTTCTTAAAATCGCAGACCTTCGAGCCGGTTAGGATTAACCCGGCTGATGATATACGATCGTGTGACTTTGTCATCGTCACTTACGTTGCGGAGATTGATGGTGGCAATGGTATTGCCGACCCCGGCAGCCGAGTACAGAACGTCGACTTTCATCGTACCCATGTTGATTGCGGCGTTGACCAGAGTAGGTACCAGATCTGAGATATTATCAGTGATGAGCCGAATCAGCTTATCACGGAGATCCTTACCTTTAAGACGCATGGCCTCGTCATAGGTATAGACACCAAAGAAGGTGTTGCCTTCGATCTTCGGAACTTCACAGATGTTGGATCGGCAGGTGATGACATACATGCTAGCCTCGTCCTTGGCCTGGATCCCCGTGTTCTGCAAAGCGGGGGTTTCGGCACCGTTCCACGTGGGGCGATACTGAGACGGGGTCGTAGAAGCCTTAGAAGAGCTCCTGTGGACCTTTTGCAGCGGAGGAGGCGTCGTACTACCAACTAAGGTCTTCGACGCCTCTACGGTCGTTTTAGTGGCTTCCATGATACCTTCGACCGGCTGCTTTACCGCAGGCTTGATGACCGGGGTGAGGGGAGGTGCAGCTTCTTTCGGAGTGAACAGTGAATTGTCACCAGAAGTAATACGAGGCAACGCGCCTGAGCCTGATGTCGTTTTAGAGGAGGTAAGAGGGGGAGCATTAACTTGGTTCAGGGGAGTCATAGTTCACCTAACAAAAAACCCGGAAGTACCGGGAAAAGGGAGTCTCAGTGATTCTGAGACCTGTGTATCTTACTTATACCAAAACTTCATCAATAGGTTGACTTAAATGAACTAAAAAAAAGGCCCAACCGAAGTTGAGCCTTTATTGAGCTAGGTGTTAATTACACCGGGCTGACACTTGCTTTGAATTCCGCCGACGGGGTAAATTCAACGACGCGCTTTGCTGGGATCTGGATTGCTTCACCAGTCTTTGGATTGCGACCGTTGCGTGCAGCTTTGGTCACGACCTTCAGCTTACCTACGCCAGGAATGGTAACTTCTTCGCCGGTCAGTAGAGTGCTCTCGAAAATATCCGCAAGAGTTTCTACAGCTGCTTTAGCCTCAGCGGCTTTCACGTTAGCAGCGGTTGCGTAAGCTTGTATCAGTTCGCCTTTATTCATTTTCTTATTTCCTTTTATTGATAGTAGTATATTTATTAGTTAAAACGACGAGAAACATATTGGTTTTCATCCAGTTTCTCTTTCAAAGCAATCAGTCCGAAAGTTCCGTTCACCGGAGCAAGTCCTTTGGTGTAGGCCTCTCGTACTGCATAGAAAGGTTCATCAGCGTACACCGTACCGAGCAGGGGTTTACGGCCCCATTTTGGATCCCATCCACCATCTGGGTATACGAAGTATTTGAATTTACCCGGACCGTAGAAGTTTCGGTATCCCAGGTAGGGTTTCGGGGCTTCACCGGATTTACCTTGGTTACGTGCTACAAAGATATTACTCATTTTGTTTTTATTATAGAAGTTGTTGAGATGTAGTAATCTTACCCTGACTACTACACCTGTGTCAACACTTAATCTGGGTAAAAGTGATGATTATCACGAGATTTTTCTACGAGGTAGGCGTAAACCACAAATACCGCCCCCAATACCAACCAATACTTGTCGACTTCACCGAAACACGCTTTCAGGATTGCCCCCATGAAGAAAAACCAATCCAGAATTAAGAACCCTGTAATTCCGAAAGCAGTATATTTACGGTTACCCAGTTCTTTATATTTATTCCAGATTTTCTTAGCAATATCAATCATTTTGTATTCTCATTCTTTTGAACAGTCGGTTCACCATGGAACCACAAAAACGCAGTGTATGCAGCAACATCCAACGGATCTCCCTTTTCGATGTGCTCCATCATATCCATTCTGCATTTATCCATCCAGCCACCATCCATCCAACCGTCTTGGTGACCATACTTGGTTTGGGCCTTAAGCAATTTCTGCATCAAGGCTTCGGAAAAGTCCCTGACCAGCTTTACAGTATTAACGTTCAGCTCAGTAGGAACTGTAAGGGGAATCCATCCCCGATCTTCCGGGGCAGGTTCAAACCCCTTTCCCGGAAATGGTTTAACTTCAAGTTCTTTAGACATTTATGTTAGCCATTACGTATGTAATCCCACAGGCCATTACGGCATATCCGGCCAGTATTTGTTACTTTTCTTTATATTTTCGAGTGCAGGTATGATTTGTAAGTTGAATTGATTGTGAAGTCCACATACTATATCACTATTTAAAGGAACGATATGGTCTACATGATACTTTTGTTCGTTAATATCATTCAATCGTTTGGCTTCGGTATAGAATTCCTCTATCAACCTCAGATCGGCCCATAGAGGGATTGCTCTATTTTTGTTAGCGCGGTGCCTGCTATACTTGGCCAACTTTTTATCAGGGTGTTTTCGAGACCAGGTTTTACTATAAATTCTATCCTTATCTAAGTTTTGTTTTCTTCTAGCGTTATTCTTAGAGGATATTTTCTTAGGGTTTTTATAGTATCTAGCTTTAGATTTTTCTTTTAATTTCTCTCGGTTTTTTGCATAGTATACTTTTCTACGTTCTTCTAGGCACATCTTACATCTCCCCGTTAACCCGTGGGGATTAACGGAGGTTTTATAGAACTTGTCCCTTTCCTTATCAAGATTACAAAGTACACATAGAGTCATACCTAGATATTGATATTTGCTATGTTCTTAATAGAATCTGGGGCTTTATTTAAGTCAAGAGTTACAACTACCCTCCTCACCCCGTTTATACCCATAGTGATTTTACGGTCATCTGATACAAAATAGGGTTCTTCCCTAAGTGCCGCCAAGACAGCGTTTTTCGTAAATGCAAATCTGTTATGATAAGCCTCGTTCACTACCCGATATACGTGAGGGAACCATACGTGGAGAAGATGGTCTTCTCTCATAATATGGTTCACTGTCAGTTTTTGGATGCCTTCTTGACTCATAATAGATTCAACCGTCTCAAAGAACTGTGAAACCGTCGTCTCGCTTTTCTGTTGAATACTATCCTTCGTACTGATTTCATACAAGAACTTACGCATATCGAACTCTGGCATATATTTCTCAGCCAGCTCCATAGCAAATAAACCTACAACACTCCAGTTCTTACTTTTACGTGAAGAACACTTCGCCTCAAGGATCAGTTCTTTGTCCAACTTACGGATCTGATCCAGGAGTTTTCCGTGATCTCTATTAACACTCTGGAGAATCCACATGTAACCGATGCTGCTCAGGTCACTCTTACGTGCATCGATCCACTGGTAACTCTCCACCTTCTCCCTGCCAATACGAGGGATACGGGCAACGATACAGCGTTCTTTAGTTGCCGGGTCTTCAAACAGATCCTCACCTGCAAACAGGAAACAACTACGTACATGCTGGACCTTAACACCGAATCCATCCTTAGCACCCATAGTACGAGGAGTGCGGTCATAGTAGCTACGGAAAGTCGAGTTATACGTTGCGCATTCCGCGTCAGCACGAATCTCGTCAATCCAAAGCGGGAGACTAGCATAGTACTCCGCCTTTCTACCAAAACCAACACCACTCTTTAACTGTGAAACGGCTGTACGTCCTTTATCATGTAAGTCGTACAAAGACATCAGCCATTCACAGATAGTGCCCTTACCCTCACCGTTGCTTCCCCATACGAACAACATAGGGAAACTTTTGTTAAGCCTAAAGATACTATTTGAATACGCACACGATTGGAACCAGGCCAACATCAGTAAAGCGGTGCCGGGGTCACCCAAGTTCTTCGCCAGGTTGGTAACCAACCCTCTGAGTAACTCCTCACGTTCATCGGGAGTCGTGTCAGTAACTAAGTGAGGGATATCAGTATTATCCCCATTACCACTTTTATCTAACGACTCCGGTCGAATCCCTACGCTTCTTCCGTTGGACCAGAAAATACCACTTTCATCAGGTTCTATAACTACACCAGTATCAGAAATGAATTTGGTACGGGTCAACCAACCACGAGATTGTTCGTGACGTCCGACCACACGAGTAACCTTAACAAGCGTTTCCGTATTAGTCGAATAAATCAGATCCCACATTCCGATCAGATCCTGTTCGTTACCCCTAAAATCCGCGTCAGCAGATCTTGCCAGCAAGACTCTAAAGCTCTTAAGAGATACCTTGGTCTCACTATTCGTTGTAACAGGATCAGATACAAAACCATCTTCTCTAACCACCACAATTTCTCGAAGTCTATCGCCCTCTTCCGTAACATATACATTCTTTAACTTAATAGTAAAGTTGGAGATCTTCGTATATTGAGGTTCTCCATCTTTAAACTTAACCCTCCAGTAAGAGCCATGTTTTTCAATGACACTATTGTTTTCTACGGTTTCCTGGGTTTCCTCAGTGGTGCCGTCCTCTTTTACTACAGTGGTATTAACAGTGAGTCCCGCAGGAGGTACAAACCGATCCTCCAACTCAACTTTGACAACGTTAGAAGAGATGATGCCATCAAGGTCCGCACCCTTAGATAAATGGTCATCGATATCTTTCTCTTCCGGCGGTTTAACCTGGGTCAGGCTTTTAAACGCTGACCGGATTTTCTCCACCTTTACACGGTATTTATCACCAGCTTCATCCGGATCGAACAACGTGATTACGTGTTTACCGTTGAGGTGTTCTCTCATCCAGTCAAGCTGTGCCCCGGAGATTTGACCAATAGTAGCAAGCACTCCGTATTTCTCCGACCTCTCGATGATACTGAGGCGATCGTTTTCACCCTCTACAACGATAACGGCGTCTTTCCCTTTTATACTGTCCTGTCCGTAGAACTGATGACCGTTAAGGGAGTACTTATTAGGAAGTTGATACGCAATCTTCTTGATCGGATCCTTGATCGTGAAATGCGAAACTCTACCGTTCACATAGTGAGGGTAAAGAAAGCAGTCGCTTGGCAAGAAGTCTTTACCAGTCTTCTTGTTTTTAAGTCCACTCTCAATTAAGAGATCGGGCTCAAATCCCAAGCTTTCCAGGAACTCTACAAGACCGCCATCGCCCCAACCGATCTGGGCTTTTGCCAGCGTAGATTCTTCGTGACGACGTACCTTCAGTTGATACTCAACCGGGGTCATGCGTGCTAACTTGGAACTCGGCTTTGCATCGATAAAGCAGTTATGGTAGTACTTCGCAGTTACATCGAAGATCTCCTGGATCGGGTTGAAATCCTTAGGCAATTCGATATTGTACTCTTTAGCCAATTTCCTAGCGGCGTCTACTGGCGAGAGTTTTTCTCGTTCTGCTACCCAGTCAATGATCGATCCATGCTGTTCGCAGCTGAAACAGTGATAGAAGGCATTGACGAGTTCTTCAGGATTCTGCTTGATCTTGAAACAACCTTTATGTTCACAGAATGGGCAATAACCGTTAGCGTCATCACCCTTGATTTCATACGTATCAGTACCGCATTCACCAATCTCCATCTCCGTTTCTTTGGCGATGTGGGCTACTAGGTCGATACTTTCTTTACATATTTGAAACATTTATATCCTTATTCTTATCAGAAGTGCCCTCCATAATAAACTAAGCCCTGCTCGAAGGCAAGGCTTAGGGTTACTACTTCAGTATTTATTAGGCAGGCATAGATCGAGCCAGGAGAAGTTCTTCGCCATGCACCATGACTGCATGGTCGAACATCCTCGTGAACAGAATCTCGTAAATGGCATCTGCGCCGGCATCCAGATTCAGATTCGACAGAATGTCAGCGATACCTTCCGAGTACACTGCCATCTTATCCAGAACCTTGGCTGCGACTTTCGCTTCAAGCGCTTCCATACCATACTTCTCTGCGTTCATACCAGCGGCTGCAGCTACATCAGTTTTGCCGGATTGGAACAGGGTATCGTTTTGGTTTTGAGCGATCGTAGTCATTTTATTTCCTTAATCTCGAAGTATTTCTTAGTGGAGAGCTCGTTATCTTTTAGGAGCCCAGGTTTACATTGGTCATTATACTCACAATACTGGCAGTGGGAGCCACGGATGTGCTTGAAGAATCCAAGCTCTTGAACTCGGTCAACTGCACCACCGATTACCCACTCTACATTCTTGCGTATAGATGTTTCTATTTCTTCAGCAGGAGTGTATTTATCGTAGGCCGAGGTACCCGCCTTGATAAAGTGAATACCTGCCTGAATACCTGACGACGACTTGAATCCATAATGGATCATTGGTCGGTACGAATCAAGCTGTTGCTGGTAGTTTCTCGTGCTAGGGGTACCAAACTCCCCCCCACCGTGCTTATGATCAAGTACTAAAAAATCAGGCTTATTACCTGGACCTGTATCAAGTTCAATGGCCAAGTCAACGATACCTCGGAAGTAGACGTCCTTTCCAAAGAAAGTAGTTTTCTTCCAATCCTTCGTTACTCCTAGCCTCAGCTCGGTGTGGTACGCAATAACCTTGTTATTACGCTTAAATGCGTCCATCTTCTCCGCAAAGGTGATGATGTTAGCCTCAAGTGGTTCGATGCTCTCGGTCCACTTGGCAGATGTGATATTCGCCACGCCCTTCTTTTGAAGTTCTGGCGGTACTTCACAATGCTCTACTTTGGCAAGTCTGTAGGCATCACCCACGCTTTTACCTAGAACGACATATTCCAAGATACGGTGGGCGATAGTACCAACATCTGCCATCGCAGTGTCTTGAACGTAGTCATCATCAGGTTTAACCTTCAGTAGATACTTCAGGTAGAACTGATAAGGACACTTCTCCAGCATCTTGACCTTACTAGGACTCCAGGGGCCCAGAGTGTACTTGTTATAGTCAAGACCGCCGGATTCTTCTAGCCTCTCTTCAGCATCGTTTATTCTTGTTAGTATAGCTGTGGATGTCATTATTGTTATTAGTGAATGCAATCGCTATTGTTCGAAACCAGGAATGATCCATAGCTCGCTCCAGCCGAATGCAGTACATCTTCTTCTTCGGAGGTCTCTTCGACCTTATCTACTTTAGGCACAGTAGAGTTAGTAAATTTTGGGTTGGAAAGAACTGCAGTGATATGCTCCCGCATTTCCTCACTAAAGTATTCACTCATGAACTTATACCCGAAATTCTCCAAATGTGTATAGTAATGAAACTGTGTGAACTCAATAGGGGTTACTACATAACGAGTCGCCGCTTTGAAAACACGTATAACGGGTTCAGCACTCACAGCATCAATTACTACCTGACGATCCTTGGTCATCATCAGTTTTGCAGGAGATCCAACTAAAAAAGAGTCCTTAAGTTCTTGAAGAATAACTCCAAAGAACACCGATCCGTCATGCCCATAAAAACCTCTTACGGGAATAGAGGAAAGATTTTCCTTGATCAAATCACCTTGCTTCAGGATTTCACAGAGTTCCTGATAGCGAGGTTTTACAGGCAACGATTCTTCAGCGCATTCCACGCTTGATTGCTCTAGTTGTTTGCTCATACGACTAACCGCCTTAAAAGGCAGGGTAGTTTCCCACCCCACCGAGTTACTCAGAAGCTAAAAGCTTAGATGACGTAGTTCTTAGCTTTGGAGCTGACTTTAGCCTCCTTAGTTTCGTCACCACCGGCGACAGTCTCTGCAGGGGCTTCCAGCAATTGGACTTCGCTATCAGCGCCGGAATCATTTGCCAGCATCGCCGGATCCTGCTTACGGGACAGGATGATCTTGTGGAACTCGTCCACCGATTCCTTACGGTCTGCACCAACTTGTGTGAACAGTTCAGTGACGAACTCCAGGTAATCCTTCGGAGTGTCACGCTTGTCACCTTCGTACGTTTCAACGCCGATGTTAACGACATTTTTGTATTCTTTGCTGTCAACGCTCTTGACACCGTAGACACGACGATACGGAGCAACGCCAGCTTTCTTCATCAGTTGCTGCCATTCGTTACCAGCTTTGAAACCGGTCTTTGCGAATTGGACCATGAACACATCACTCAGGTCACGTTTGACGACCATGAAGAACTTGACTTTGTTGCACTGCGGCTTGCCGTCGTCGGTGAACTTGCTGTGCGGGCAGGTTTTGCATTCCTGGCCGATGTAACCGAGGACCGCGTCCGGCGAAGAGCATAGCATCTTGGCTTCGTCTTTGTCCGGGCTCCAGTACTGACGGCCGTCCCACGAACGCAGAACGATGACGTCCAGGGGTTGTTCGATCTTTTCTTCACCCAGCAGCAGATCGCCGATGTTGGTACCTTTCGGCAGTTTCGAACGATCACTCATAGCCTGAATCAGCTTCAGGGTCTGCGGACGCCAGGTCACCGGACGGTCACCGATACCTTCGATGACTTCACCCATACGGGTTACGAGATCGACAGCATTTTGACGTACATCTTCCGGCAGGTTCTGAGCGAGGGTATTCAGTTTTTCGAGATTCATATTATTCTAAGTTATAATGTTGTGAAGTAATAATACTTATTGCTGATTTGGAGAGTGAACGTAGTTTTTACTTTCCAGAACATCTTTAAGTTCTTGTAAGGTAAGTCCCCAATTGGACTTAACTCTATCAGAGACTCTACCTAAAGAAAACTCATGTAGGTCCCCATCCGTAAGGACAATTGTACCAGATTTCTCAAGCATATACTATCCTTACATTAGTGTTATACCAAAAATTTTCGATTTCATGACAATTCCACGACCGGTACTTTTGCTTCGATTACCAGTTTATTACTTACCGGGAACATGCCACGCTTAGGGTGCGTCCCCAGGAATGCTACCTTCAGGAGATCCAGGTTAGTCAAATCGTCTTGATTGTTGGTCTCAAAGACGAAAGTCGAGACGCCCGTCTCTTTGTTTGTTTCAACTTCTACTTTAATCATTTATATAGTCCTTTTATTTGTTGTACTATTTCTTCGAAATTCTCGTCGTTTGACTCCGGTATTACTAGGTCGTACGGGATATAGCTGGGTTGCATTTTCAGGTAATCCAGCGAGTAATCACTTTTGGATTCGAACGGGCACGGGGTCCAGGTAGCAGATTCCATGATCAGGGAATCGAGACGTCTTGCATGACGTTCAGCAACTCCACGTTCGTTAAGATTCTCACCGTGCATACGTTGAAGGTAGCGAGTCATAAGTTCATGAGTATCACCCCCTATGAACACTTTCTTCATCTCGACATCGCCCCGATCCTGTGCATATTTCATTATCTGTACCAGACCGCCGGGTTCAACGATCAGTGCAGCAATTTTACCAGACTTATTAGCTTTGTAAATCTCTTCACGGCTAACGCCATATCTGAACCCGTTGAACATAACGTTTTCCAGGAATTCGCCTTCGTATGCATCTTCTACGAAAGTCTGGTTATCGATGAAGTGGTAATCCCGTCCGTTCACTTCACCTGGGCGAGGCGGTCTGGTGGTATGGCTAACTATGTTCTGATAACCGTGTTTGTCGACAAGCTCGTTTAAGAGTGTCGTTTTGCCCGAGCAGCTCGGACCAGTCAAAGTTAGAATTTTCATATGTTCTATTATATCATTAAGGGTTTATAAGATCAAACTATTTCAAATTTGTTACTTTTCTTATGGTTTTCTTCAGCGGTTATTATCCTTAGGTTTTGAGGAACATGCAGCCCACAAACTAAGCGGTTCTGTAAGGGAACAATATGGTCGACATGATGCTCTATTCCTGAAATTTTGGTAACCCTTCGACATTCTTCGTATATCCCCTTTATTACGATCAAATCTGACCATGGAGGGATACATTTTTTCTTAAGGGCACGTTTTTTAGATAAATAATCTGGACTGTGCCTATCACCCTTTCTGTTAGGGTTTCGTTTTTCTGCAAGGGCAGCTTTAATATAGGAGCAGGATATACAGTTCCTATCGCTCACCAACCTCTCTGAAAGGTGCCCGTGTTTGCAAGGCACACCTGTGAAATACCTCTTGAACCCTTTACTTAAGGCTTCTTTTTTACTTATCAGTTCCATACTATGCATTGACTTTTGTAAACTTAAAGTTTACACTACGAGTGTCTCCTTATCAATAGGAAGGGACATTAACTAAAGGCTAAAAACTAATGGACTTAAGCAAGTACTACGCTGAGATCTGTAAAACACCCCTCCTAACTAAGGAGGAAGAATTCGATCTCTTTATGGAACTCGGGGATCCCGCTCTCTCAGAAAAAGAGAAAAATAGAATTAAAGACCGAATAGTTAAAGCGAATTTGAGATTCGTCTTTAAGACCGCTAAGAAATATTCAAAGAACGATCCTGACGTTTTCGAGGAACTCATTTGTGCTGGTAACGATGGGCTTCTAGTAGGGTTGGAGAAATTTAAACCCGCTATGAACGTAAGATTCCTCAGCTACGGCGGTTGGTGGATTCAGCAACGTATACTCAAGGAAATGAGCAAAATGCGTATTGTTTCCCTCCCTAAACTTATGGGGCTTACCCTGGTGACAGTGTAAGAAAACCAACTCTGATTGACTTGGAAACCCTGCAGAGGGTGACAGGGCGGAAGCGAAAGCACCGTGAACGACTAAGTGAGATGGCCCTAGAAATAGGTGATGCGATAGTCTGAACTCGACCATAACAAAAGAAAGTCGAGAGTAGCCAGAAATGAGCTACCGCCTACTTAGGTAGGTCAACAAGTAACAGAATGATATGGAAACAGCAATTGATAGCAAGGATTCAGAAGTTTACCGAATCTAAAGAAGAAGACGTTACTTTCGATGAACTAAAAAAAGAGTTCCCTGAAATCCGTGAAAAGGATCTCAGAGAACTATACAGTACCAAATACTTGACGTATTACCTGGATGATATTACTGACGATCCGAGCTTCGAGATCGACCCTATTGGTACAGAAGTCGAAGTCAGGATGGATCGAGATAAAATCCACAATATCATTTCAAAACTACCATCACCACACCGAGAGATAATCGAACTTACCTATGGTATTAATGATGGCGAAGAAATGACCAATACTAATGTAGCAAAGCAGCTAAATCTTTCTAAAGAGCAATTCCGTGAATGCAAGAAAGAAGCTCTTAATATTCTTAGACAACAGCTAGGGGGATCTCTGTAAGACCTTTTACTGCAACGAATTGTTCACTGTAGAGTAGTGTTTACTTTACTTGGACGTGGGTGGGGTCGTCGGGCGGCTGGTGCCTGGCCAATAATCCCAATTCCACATATCCAGTGAACTTTTAAACATTTTGTAAATACCTGTTGATACTTTGTTACAGGGAGACCGAGTCGACGGTCGAACGACGGGTGTAACCCAGACTGTTACTGAATGAGTTCTGGGAAAGACCTTGGTTGGCCCAGAATTCCAGGGTGAGATTCTCATCTCCCTCGGGACTCTGTGAACGCTCGAAGTTATGCATTTCGAGTGCGGTAAGTCCTGCAGCCGCTTCTTCGTCCGAGATCTCTTCCATCAACTGACTGAGACTCATGACGGGCGGATCTTCAAACACCCTCAGCTCGGGGTTCTGTTCACGCTGAACGTAAATGCCCTCTGCCTTCTGCTGTTCCTGCTCCGCTACCTTACGGCGACGGAGAAATGCAGTCGACTTGGCGACTTTGATACCTTCTCGCTTGGCTTTACGACGTTCACGCAGAGTGCGCGGTTTCGTGTCGGCCTTCTTTTCTACTACCGGTTCTTGCTGTGCTTTCGGCGTCACAGTACGGATCTGTTCTTTGTGCGGGTGGGTCATTACTACTCCTGTTCTTACTCAAGTTATAGGGTTAAACCTTTTCTCCCGCTGAGCTAAAAGCCCGGCAGCAGAAATACAAAACCCGACCGAAGTCGGGCTTGATTAGCGATGAAAAGGTAGATCTTATCGATCTATTTCTCTTATACCAAAATCAGGTGGTCTTTTTGAATTTCAAAGTTTCCATAGCACGGTAATCCAAAAAGGCACTGCCCGGCGTCAAACCAAATCCAACAGTACCCTTAATACCACACACCCACATCCCTTTGCCATTCATGTAATTCCTAGTAATCAACCTGATATGAGGCTTACTCGACGACGATCGTTTCAACACCACATTCATCTAACATCTCCTTACTTATTTTCCAGGATTCTTCCCAAGCTTTGACACGAGGGTTTTCAGGGTCAAAGGAACTCGCATCAAGGTACACCCTGCTGATACCAGACTGGATAATAGCCCGTGAACAATCAGTACAAGGGCACAACCCATAAACAAAAATGGAAGCGCCACGAAGCTCGTGACCAGATCTTGCAGCGTTAAAGATGGCGTTACGTTCCGCATGTTCAGACCATAAGTATTTGAGAGGACGTTCGTGCCTCTCAGGTTTATCATCGTTCGCCCCTCGGGGGAAACCGTTGTATCCCCAAGAAAGCGGTTCCCAGTCTTGACCTAGAATCAGAGCACCGACTTTAGTGCTCCTATCTTTACTATAGTCAGCTATGAACCTTGCATGGTCCATAGTTCTCCGGAGTTTTTCTTTATCCATTACGAATATCCAATATTGTCCTCATCGTAGCTATGTTTCTTCTTTTTCTCGAAGATAGGTTTATCCAGCCAACCGTTACCCATAAAATCGAAAAATAGATCCCAGGAAAAACATGTAAGGGCAATACCGACTACTATGACATTAACGTAGGGTATCAGCCCAATACCTGAGCACGAAAGAAATACCCTCCATGTAACTGGACAGTAGGTGTTCTTTTCGTAAACCCAAATCTTAGGGGTTACAAAAGCTGATAGTAGAAACGATACAATGTAGACTACCCAGAAATTGCTCATACAATCTCCCCAGTTCTAGGGTCGTAGTTGACAGGGATCCAGTGTCCAGTAGGCCCGAACCCTTTATCAACTCGACCGTCTTTAATCTCAGGGTTATCGGCTACGACTTTGATAAGATCGTTGCCGTTGATGGTTAACCCGTCTCGTTCAAATTTCACAGAAGACTCCTTAGGTTGCTCGGGGCCTTGCGGCCCCGCTTGATAATAGAAAAAACTCATTTCTTGTTTTCCACGAGTACATAGTTGAGAGCATCGATTATCCAGTCGATTACCCGTATTACGAATTTAGCTACTCGACTATTCTCGATATCCATGATCCAATCGAAGAAAGCTTCCAACCCATCTGAGACAATATCCATTACGAAAAATATGACGAAGATGGTGTTGATGATAGGGAGTACCGAAATGGTTAAACCTAGCAGTACATCAAGAACCCGGATGTGTTTGCCCCAGAAGTCACTGGTGTAAAAGACTTTGAGCACGAAAAATAGAGACAGAGGCATCGATGCCCAGTAAACGATTGTTTCCATGTTTATTTCCAAATAATAGCTGATTGAACCCACTTAGGGATTTTGCCAGAGTTACGCTGAATGAACTTGTTAAACCTGCTATCCATCAGGAACGTGGCACCGTAATCATCTTCAGATCGATTAACCCGACCGATCTGCTGACCCCATACTACTAATGCCTGGTAATTATACCACTGGAAATCCGTCTGGACTTTATGGTTTACGAAGGCATCGGAGGTGTTAGCGTAAGGGACTCGGAGAATAATCTGGAACCGGGCTCGGTCACCTTTAAAGTCTACGCCCTGTTGACACACCGGGCTGACAAAAACCAAAGGCTCATCGCTGTCGTAGAACATCTGCAGCTTTTCCTGCATGTCACCCTTACCGTGAGTCATGAGTCGGCCACCCATCCTGCTGACGATCTGCTCGGCAGCCTCGTAGGAGGGCGCATGGATCAGGCCTTTAGCATCGTGGAAGATGTCCATGACTTTACCGATCTTACCCAGCATCTCTTCGAAGTTCTCGTTCCAATTTGCAAACGAGGTATCGACTTGGTATTCTGGCTTAGCGATAATAGGACGGTTCTTTGCAGGAAACGTCGAGGGAATACGGATATAGTGCGCCTCTTCCGGGTTGATACCCAAGTTCTTGCAGAACACGTCCTTGCCATAAATCGTTCCGCTCATAAGCACAACGTATTCACCCTTGTTCAGGATTAGGTCCGTCGCAGCATTGCCGAGCTTCTCCGGGATAAACTCAAAGCTCGTGCTGATGATTCTCTCGCCTACACGATTATAAGTGCTACGGATAATGTACTTATCCTTGTAGAACTCCTGCTGTGCACGGAGGAGTTGAATCTTAGCAATGTACTGATCTCGGGAGCTTTGGTAGTTTTTATCCTTCTGTTTATTGATCTGATCCGCCATCGTTTCCATCGGAACGAATTCCGGGGTCAACAGAAAGTCACACCACTTCTCAACATCGTTGTCTTCAGGCTGTTTTTCCTTAGAGACCGTACGGTTAATGGTAATCTTCTTACTGATGAACTCTCGAACGATACCCTCAATCTCATGGGCTTCGTCAACGATCAACAGCTTTCGCTGCTCGAACTTATTGGCGAAGTTGGTCTGGAAGATGAACGAGTGAAGATTATGGATAACGATGCCGTTGTCCTGAGCCGTCTCCATTGCGATCGTATATGGGCACGGGCCTTTGTCATTCACACAGGCATTATAGGTATCCGGGGAGTTACGACAAGGTGCGCTACCACAGTTCATCTCGTCGATTCTAGGAGCGTTTACACGACCATCCTTGATATCTCGAACAACCTTGACATACTTGGCCCTGGAATCCGAGATAGTGCAGGGATATGCACCTCGACCTTTCATGAGGACGATGTGGTCTTTGAAATCCTCGTAGTACTGGTCCTGGAGACTTTTACGAGGAGTGATAACGTGGGCTTGTTCGAAGGCTCGGGCTAAAGTAATAGCCATTGCACTTTTACCGCAGCCAACCGGGCCTTCGATGAGGATAATCTTCTTCTTACCCTCTTTGATCACCTTATCAACTTCGTTCATAACCGCCGTCTGATTAGAACGGGGACCAGTGATATACTCGGTCACTGGGAAGAAATCGATCAAATTACCTTTATACATTTACTGCCTTTCCTGGCTGTTTCACCAAATTAAAAAAGGGCTTGCGCCCTTACGTTAGACTTCGGTCAACAAATCTCCTACAGTGAAGGAATACTTGAGGCCTATGTTCTTTATACCATTAATTAACGAAATAATGTTAGATACGAAGTCCTCGGGGGGCTCTTGTTCCGACCAGATGGCCGAACCTTCCATATCTACATGAACGATCTGGAGATTATCCATATTGCAGCAGATCATGTCTGATGTCGTAAGTATCAAGTCTTTCTTTACGTTCTGGGGAACCTCTGCATCGAATTCTGCAAAGGCATCTGCGTCAGGCAGATCATAGGAGCAAGCTTCGCACAAAGCGAGGACGTGGTCAAGTACCACTCTCAACTTTGACATGACTACTTCACGGTCTACCTTAAGGTTAGGGTTGACACTCTGGATGATGAATGGACCCATCAGACTGGTTAGATAAGAGTTGATCACACCAGTGTGAGCTGTGATGGCATCAAAGTGACTTTCGATACCTTTGATCAGAAGCTTGTTAGTGTGTTGATACTGGGTAAGAAATTCTAAGTCGATATTTTTAATCATGATTAACGGGTATTCATAAATTGGGTTACATCAATGAGAGTAGGGGGTACAGCTGCAGTCTCTTGTACACGTCTTGCTCTAGGTGCGGCACCAGGTCTATTACGTATAGGTTGCCGATCCCTTCTTATAAGAAATTCATAAGTTCTTGCTTCATACAGTACAGATAGTTCATACTCCGTGTAGATATCTATGGGAACCCACTGCTCAGGCATCACACGTCCAAGACGAAATGCTTGATCCCACATGACGGTTTTGCCATGGAGTTTTACCCGGATACTAAACTTCCGAAGCATATATGAGGTGAGCTTATCATACCTTCCACCTAAAGAAAAGTGAGTCAAGAAGCCCGAGTGAATATCATACTTCAAGAATCGTTTGCCTTTGAGCAGTAACCATTGAGTACTTGGTTGATACTCGAAACTATTAGTCTTTATAGGTATGTTTTCTCGCATGCAGAACTTAATATCTCCCACGAGCGATCCCCAGATTCTGTCCTTATCCCAGGCACCCCGGTTCTTAGTTTTCTTATCAGCGATAATACTTTGTAACCATACTGGCCTTTTATCGTATATTTCCCGGGGGGATCCCTCCTCATTTTTAAACTTCACACCTGGCCAACGTATATCTCGATATTCTTTAGTGTAATGAGGTGCCTCCCCCCAGTCCACCGAACATCTTCTTACAAGCTCTACTATTACTGGATCGAGTTCTTCTGTAGAAGATTCCATGATTTATCTAAATAAAAAAGGCCTTGAAAATCAAGGCCCTTCGGTTAATCCGTAAAGAGATCTACAACTATCTCAGCGATCCCTTTAATAATTCCTATCACTACGCAGACGGCAACGACTCCGCCGAGCAGAACCCCTACTCCAATGCCTAGTGCAGTAAGTATTACCCCGGCCATGAACCGTCCTTTCAATATTAGTGGGGAGTTGAGCAAGCCAGGCTGCCCAGGTCTTTGTGGAACAGGCCACCGAATTCCAGACAGGAACCCGGCAGCGTCAACTGGTTAACTACCATCGTCGCCACTACGGCGAATAGGATTACAGCAATGACTGCGATGACCACATCCGATTTATTGATACGGTGGTTGGAGTAGTTGCCCTGGGTGTAGGTTTGCATTTTAGTTTCCTTAGTTTTGATTATAAGTAAAGGAACATCATAACTGTGTTCCATACTTTTCTTATACCAAAAGATACCTCTTTAATTTACCTAAAAAAAGCCGGTGCATGACCGGCCCTGCCTTTACAGGCGGGAGAGATTTTTAAGTTCCTCTCTGTACTTGGTGTAGTACTCCTTGTTGTATCTCCGCTTCAAGTAACTACCGATGCCAGCGTTAAAACTAAGGATTGCTGCCTTAGAGTTCTTACCCAAAGATTCGTAATATTCACGAAGAGTGGTAGAACCCACTTCAATGTTGACTGAAGGGTTTAACGGGCTTCGGCGTTTAAGAAGTTTCGAATGAGCTTTGAGGTTAATCTGCATCAACCCGAAACATCCCTTAAACTTGGCCCTGACATTGTACCGAGACTCTACTGCGATGAGTGCCAGGATATCGTTACGTTTTGGAAAATCTTCGTCGGCATGCTCCGTAGCCAGTTTGATGATTTCCAGAGCAGCCCTTAGAGTAATCTCGAACTTTTCTGCGATGTACACAGCTAGACGAAATTCCTCTTCGGTGGTTTCCGAAACGGAGTCCTTATCTCTTACTTCTAAGTTAAGGCTTTGAAGCAGAGGGAGTTCTACTTGAGGTAGAGATTCGTGGTGAACCTCGTACTGATTTTGGACGCTTCGTTCCGGGGAAGTTTGGAACGAGGGCATTTGTTGAGCATTCGCAGTGAGAGTTGCCAGGCTGCACACTACTGTTAACAAACATCGTCGGAATAGCTTTTTGATCGATGAACTGATCATATCATTCTCCTTATATGGTTAAAAAATAAAAGGCCAGATATTACTACCTGGCCCTTCATCTTTTAATTTTAGCTCAACCTACTAATTAAAGCAAGTTTTATGCTGGAATACCATAGGCGCCTGGGACTCCCCATTTTGCACGAGGGTTCTTAGCACGGGCGGGATCGAGGATCCAACCCGTCGGCGTCTTGCGTACCTCCTTTACCGCCAGAATCCATTTGAGACGGTTCACGTCATCAGGATAGAGCTTTTCAGCACGCTTAATCAGCTCTTCGTCGTGGCCCGTCAGCGTGAAGGGAATCTTCGTACGATCCATCGGAACCACTCCCTGCTTGTCGACGACACGAGCAGGAGGTACCGATACGGTGGGGTCGTAGTCACTCTTGACGCCACAGAAGGCCTTGATGCTGTTGAGGAAAAACATGAAGATTTGTTCGATGAGTTTCATACTATTATTCCCTTCTTATGTTGAGTGGGTTACGCCGGGTTGACGGACTCGACAATACGTTTGTTGCCTTCAGCCGTTTTGTTTTCGACGTATTTGAAGTTCGACGCCAGTTGGGTCAGCTTGACCTGGCCGAAGCGTTCGTGCTGAATCGGGGTACGGATGGCTTCGCTCTTCAGGAACTTGTCCAGAGCGATCTCCATGCCGATCAGCGGATCGAACGGTTCGTCGTTGCGGCAGAAGGCCGTCGTGTAAACCATGAACAAGTCGTTATTCTCGTCCAGGACGTATTTGTAGGCGAAGGTCTGACCGCCCAGCGTAGCGTTGACGATTTCGACGTTGACGATCTCTTCGTAGATGCGATCGGTGATCTTGTCGATTGCAACGACGTGGTCGATCGCTTCCTGTTCCCGGCGATGGAAGAACTTGACGCCACCAGCGGCCTTGGCAGCAGCCAGGACGTTCTGGGTACGGACGGCACGTTCGGCCTTGTCGTCAGCCGATTTCGTGGTCGACGTGACCGAGTCGATGATCTTGGCGAAAGTACCATCGGTGAAGAGCTTGATCTCTTCGGCGTCCGGCAGGCGCTTGTTGATGCGTTCGAACTTCGCCTGGAAGCCGTTTAGGGCCGCAGTGCTCAGCTTGGCGATACGGGATGCTTGGTCTGCGGTCAGATTGGTGACGGTAGTCATGGGTGGATTCCTTTTTATTAAACGGACATATGGGTGATGCTGTCGAGCGTACGTACTTCTCCTAGCCAGATGTACGAGCCCGACGGTTCAGCAGCGTTTGCAGCTGCGTGTTTCTCGCTGTGTAATTCACACGAGTCGAGTTGGGGTGCCATGGCGAATTGGGTACAGTACCCTTGGCTCATGGAATTCATTTTGTTCTTGCAATCAGTGCAGTCGAGTGCCATTGTTAAACTTCCTCAGTTCCCGGGCGGGTATTTAGTTATAGAAAATAACGCCTATATTATCTAGGCACTTTTCTTATACCAAATTACGGAAGAGTTATTTAACCTCGACTTCGTCGAACATCAAGACTGGAAAGGATCTGCCATTCATATAGATAAAATCTGTTATTTTTATTCTGCTATAAAAGCAAAACTTATCAGAAAATTTAAAAGCCCACCAAGTGCAGGGGTTTGCGAAAGGCTCTTTTAAATAGGAGGATATCTTAGTAATAAACCATGAATAGCTTACGTACTTATCAGGATTTCCCGGCTCTATGAATTCGGGTTTTACTGTATATCTGTACAACATGTCTCCTTATCAATCTGTTTTCTCTGAGATGTTACCCAGATTGCCAAAGCGTACAGAACAATAAAAAAGGCCGCTATCCAGAATAGCAGCCCGAGTAAATCATCAGCCGAAACGTCCACTCTTCTTCTTACGGAGGAAGAACACGGTGGTGAAGAACACGCCTGTAGTTAGACCGATGATAAAGGCAATGCCGAGGGCCAGGAAGATCTTCAGTACCACGAAGACCCCGAGTGAGGCCAACAGTGCGAGTGCGAACAGGACCAGAATCCTGAGAGGGGTAAGATTACGAAACATTGAATTTCCTTTAGTTAACAAAAAAGCGTATATCTCTATACACAAACCTTATACCGCAAAATCCGGAGTTTCTTTAAGTTTCTCCGCAATATCAATAAGCATCTCTTTTCTAATTGTCATTTTCTCATCTAATGCTTTTCTAATCTGTTGCTCAACGTTAGTGTTTGCGAATATCCGGTAGTAGTCACAGTTATGTTTTTGACCGATACGGTGAATACGGTCTTGTTGTTGTAAATAAACTTCCAAAGAAAAATTACAAGAATAGAAGATCTCTGTATGGACTTCAGGAGCTATGTCGGGGAAAATCTCTATGTCACTATTTTCTAGTTTTTCAAGAGTAGTACCCAGCACCGTGATACCATAATTAACCGCTTTAGCTTGAGCTACTAGCCATTGAGTATTAGGATTGTTATTAAAGTCTCTTACTACGCTGCCCAGGTTCTTCGTCCCACCCACGATAGTGCTATAGGTTATACCTTCTTTCTCCAGTGCCGCCCTGATGAGGTCTAATTCTGCAGCAAAGTTGAACCAGATAATTCCACGCTTACCCTTAGCATCTTCTTTTAGAATTTTCATAAGGGCATCCAGCTTGGGCTGGTTTTGGAAGAACTCGGTAGTGCGAGGCGCCTTCTTTTTCTTCTTCCCGTCTTCTCCAACGAGGTCTAAGACTTCGTCAGATCCCTCCTCCGTCTTTGCCCCCACGTATATAAAGCCATTAGAGACCTGGTAAAGCTTAGACATCATAACCAAAGCATTATCAATCTCAACGTCCTTACCGTTGATACTGGCGATGTAGTTACGACTAAGGCTGGAGTAGAAATCTCTCTGATCGTCTCCAAGATTTACATATACATCCTTGAAGTTTTTCGGTGGCAATTCGAGCCACTCCTCTTTCGTCATTACAATGCAGCAGCTTTCAAGTGTGCTACGAACTTCATCTTGTTTGTAATAGTTGACTACCATTCTCGGATCTTTAGGATTCTTGATAGTGTGCCTATCCTTGAAATGGGTGAAGTTATAACCTACCAAGGAGGGTTCAAGGAAACGTATCGGTGCAAATGCATCCAGTATGGAATTATTGATAAGGGTACCGGAACCGCCACAATGATACGGGATACGTTTAGACAGTGCGGTAATATCCTTGGTTCTTTCAGTGCTGGGATCTTTGATCAGGAACTCATCAAGATGGATGAAATCAAACGGTACTTTAGCCAGTTGATCTTTTAACAGACTTATCTTTGAGTAATTCATACAGATAATGTCCTTGTCCTTAGCCTTTTCCCATTCTTTGTCCCAGTCAGTGGTTTCAAATACATGGATAGTCAGGTCAGGTCTATGTTTTGCAACCTCATCTTCCCACACGAAACATAAAGGTTTGGGACAGGCAATAATGCTCCGCCTAAACTTCATCAAAGCAATATAGTCTAGGGCTACTTTGGATTTGCCCATACCCGGATCCATGAGAAGGCCACCGCTACCAACCGTATACAGGTATCGTAGAGCCACCTCTTGTGCTTTCATGGGTTCCGTCATGAACTTGAAATCTTCAGGTAGAGTCTTAAGCTTCATAGGCTGGTTCATGAATTCCAAGACATCCTTACCTATGGAAATATTCTTGAACGCAGTTTGTAACCGAGACACTACGTTGTAAACGATGTGTATTTTCGCAGGCACATAAAAGTACGGCCCTTCACGAAGAAAGGCCGGGAACTTCATCATGTTCTTGTATTCAGTAGCGTTCTCATTGATAAAAAGAACGCGGTCCTTTAAAACATTAAATTTTATTTGCATTACGATTTCTTTGGAACGAAGTTAATGCTTCTGAAGAAGTTCTCTACGGAGGTTACCTGAAGCTTGAGGTCCGTAAAATCCCTCATGAGCCTAACCATGCTGGAACGATCGTCAGTATCGAACTTCCAATATTTGACTATGAGGTGTCTATTGTTACTGAAGAAACCGGGATCTATACTTGATATATAGTTTTCCGTCTTATAAGTTACATGCCCGTCGAGGTCTAAATAACAGTATCCGACCATTTCAATCCTTATTATCTATTAATAATTCTCCTGCAGAGAATCCTTTTGCATCTGCGAAGCCCCTGGGAATGTTCTCCACTAATCTTATGACTTCGCTTTTATCCTTACAGAAAAGTACCACTAAATCCTTGAGGAAGAACTGACTTTCAGTCTTCGGCACTTTTGCCCAAAACTGTATATTCTTGGCCTGCACATTGACTTCAGTTAGTACTATTAAATGTTCAGAGGGGTACTTGAACTTGACCCATTCCGGGATCAACTCTCCTACATCAAATCCTGTTAGTTTGTCAGACCTGTTATAAGGTACGTTAACATCTTTGGAGGTGGAGTAGGATATTACCCCTATGCCGCTGAAAGGAACAAACAGTAGCCAGGGGATGAAGGTGCATTCCCCGTTTAGCTCTATGAGTATGCCCCTTAGAGTGATATCTATGACTAAATTCATATAGACCGTTTCCTTGACTTAAAGAAGATTAATATATTAAACTATGGTAAGTTCATTATACCATCAAACATTTAAATACAGGAACTAAAAATAATGTCAACTCCAGCTTTCCTACCACAAGACGACTCCAACTACGGCGAGGTGAGATACTACACGGCCCTGGACCCGTACTTTTATACGGTGGACAATCGCCCGTTAGGCGACCTAGACACTAACATCAAAGCATCCCGAGTTGCGGGAGATTCGTCTCGTCGTGCGGCTGCTATGTTGGGTCTAAACCTATCGAGTCTTCTTTCCGAAGTAATGACAAACAGCCAGGGAACTGCAATCGCCCTGAGCGGACTGTCAGTTTCTAAAATCGCTTCCAACGCTATTCGCATCGGCCCGGGAGCATATTATGAATCTCGTGCAATCAATGCCAACCTTACGGATAGTATCGTAAAGCAAGCATTAATCACTGTGATGTCTGATTTCAACGTGCCTTCTCCGACTACGGCAGGAACATCTATTGTTTATACGATAGAAGGTCAATTCGTAGAACTGAACAACACCACGATGACGACCAGTACGGTGCCATACGTTGATGCTACCAATACGTATCTGCCTTCGATTATCCTGAATGGCGAACTCAAACTGTCGTTGCTGGCAGGCGTTGCTGCAGCTACGGGTTCTGAAGTTCCTGCTGCTACTTCTGCAGGTAAATTCCCGATTTATAATATAACCCTGACTCAAGGAAGCACTGCATTCAAAGTACAACTGCACGCCAATGCTCCTAAGGCACGTGGTATGCTTAGATCGGTTACTCCAAACACCTTGACTACGGGTGGAGCTACGAAGACTACCGTTAATGATATTCCGGTCTACAGTATGGACCAGGATTCCATCTCTGGTATTTCCCTGACCTCATCGCTGTCTGAAGTTCTAGTGAATCCGTATCTGCCTATCAAAGTTAAGATTTCGTACACTAACTCCGTTGGCGGTGGTAATGCAATGATGAGATTCCGATTCAAAGCATACGCAGCAGCGGACCTTATTACTACTACCGAAATCGTAGCTGGATCCGAACCTGTCCCCATGTCGAGTACTCCTAACAGCGTACAGACTTACACGACTCAACTATCAGTACCTGTTACGGAATTTGCTACTTTCGTAAATGGTGTTTGGAAAGTAAACCGTGAATTCCTCAGTATCATCCTTGAGAGAATGGGTAGTGACGCTTCGGATACCAACGGAGGTCTTTTCCAGATCGTTTCTGCTTCACTGGTTCAATAACGAATTACAGAGCTTATACACTGTTCTAAGTTCAGCCAATATAATAGGGGCGTTTTGCTGATTTACAGTCGGCAATTCTGCCCCTAAGTTTATTGCAGCATTGATAAATTTATTGGTAAGGTTACCTACCACGTTTTTCTTTTGTATATGCAGAGCAGTTTTATTTATGAGAACTTCCATCTCTACTAAAAAAGACTGAGTTATAAGTGGATGTTCATGTAGATACACAAGCTCTGCACTTGGTACGTAAGAATCATCGCCTTCAAAGTACTTGCGAATTAAGGGGTTATTAAAAGTAAAGTCTATCAAGATGGCCTCGTTTAACTAAAAAAATGCCAGGGAATCGACATTGTCGAATTCCCCGACTACTGAGTATATTAACTATACTTTGAACTTCGGACCTTTGTCGAAGTTGATGCACGATCTCGCCAGCATCGCCACCCCGATAGTAGCCCAGGTTCCGAAGAACACTGTTGCTGCTTTCGTTGCGATGACTGCGCTCTGACGTTCCTTCATGCTCATCTTGTGGGATTCTGCAGCTTGGGAAATTTGTTGATCGAGTTGACGACGGAACGCTGCACGTACCACCTCTTCCTTCTCGTCGCCCTCGACTTCCTTCCCCTCGTTAAACAGCTCCGCAAGACTTTCAGGTTCCCGGTTTTGGACCACGGTCTCCTTGTGGGACCTGTAGTTTCTTACTTTTTCTTCTACCATCGTATTTCCGTTTGCGCAGGTTTTCTGTGATAAAACAGATTTAGGAGAACTTTAGTTCTTACTACCGGAGCACGTGTTCCCCTATAACTTGTACGTGCTCCGATAGTATTAGTGTTACTGGTGGCGATTGCCGGGGTTGTTGCGGTTGCGGAATTTGTCGTACCCGGCCATACCCAGGGTGCCGAGGGCGAAGGTTCCGAGGGAGATGCCGGCGATCGTGCCGTATTCTTTCATCTTGTTTGCCTTCTGCTGCCGGGCGATTGCTTCGCTCGCTGCAGCCGCCGCTGCCCTCGCTGCAGTCATTTCGACATCGCCGATACGGCTGGCAACTTCTTCTGCTGCGGCGGACTTCGCTGCGATCTTCGCTGCGGACACGGCCTCGCCTGCGATACGGTCGATGTCTGCTTGCGACAGGGACGACAAACTGCTTTCGGATTTGTTGGGGTTTGCGTTCGACATTTTTGTTCTCCTGATCCTGGGTTAATTGGGAAATACCTGCACGTATAGAGCATACAGGGAGGTATGTTTCTCTATACTATACTTATACCAAACGGGGCACTACTTATTTAACCTCGGAGGGGACCTGCGCGGACCCGCTCCGAGTATTACGTGTTACGCCATTTCAGCCGGCGCCGCTTCCATGACAGTGACCGTATCCTTGCGGCCGCCGCGCAGTTTGCCGATGCCGACGGTCAGGGCAGCGCCGATGGCCATGAAACCGATGGCTTTGCCGGAGCTGACGGCCATGCCCTTCATCTTTTCCATCTTGGCCATACGAGCTGCTGCGACTGCTGCCGGATCTTGTGCCACGCCGTTGTTGTTGGTGTCCATGTTTGAATCTCCTAGTTTAGGTGGGTTGAAATGTCGAGTTCTGTTTGTTACAGTTTTCTCTACACTTTATTTATACCAAATTGACTGAGCAATATTTAATTTTTACAGCTTATCCCGGACCATAGCGCATCCTGCGCCGGTAGCCAAGGCCCCCAAGACCCCAATCATCAGTGTCCTGATACTGGGATTCGTAGAGGTTGCGACGGCCCTGCGACGATCCGCATCTGCTCGACGGTCCTTGCCGTCATAAGGTTCATCTTGAAAATCTCTTTTGAAGCCGTTACGAGTACCTCCATAACGCAGACGATTCAGAAGGTCCTCAGATTCCTTAATTGCGGTCTTCTTTTGAGATTGAACGGTTTGCATAATTTCGTATTCCTGTAAAAGACTTATGGGCTAAAGCCCTGTGTTACAATTCAGAGCCCCGAGACTCCACGATCAGGTACTTGGGAGGTGTCCTTTTGGTAAGAACAGCACCTGCAAAATATGCTACGATGGCAACCCCTACTAAAGTACGGGTTTTGCCGACAAGTTTTTCAACCTTTTCGAGTCTTTGCTCGATATTGTCCAAACGTTGAGATTCCGTTTGCGGATCTTTCTGCTGTTGCGTGCTCATAATATTTTCCTTCTTGAAAATGTTATAGAGATATAGTTTTATATATTATACTTATACCAAATTTGGAGGTTAAAAATTGACTAATTACACACTTTCCCTTAAAATAAGGGTACGATATTCTACGTAAGGACTATATAAATGTACGATAGCTTTAACCCTCCTCCAATTCCAGGCACTTCTGCCTTACCGGGAGGCTCCTATGCAGCTACAACTAATCCATATTTCACGGTTGCGAACCAGTTCTTACCCCGCAACCTCCATGATGTCATCCGCTGGTCCCGATACATCACTACCCAGAGCCCGGTAGTAACGGAAGTTATCAGAAAACTGAGCACTTATCCGATTACAGACTTTGTTGTAGACACTACTAGCCAACAAATTAAAGAAAAATACGAAGAAGTATTCGAAAGTTTCAGACTGAAGCCTGCTCTCCATGATGTAGGATTCGAATATTACACAGTAGGTAACGTTTTTGTAAGCATCTATTTCCCTGTGCACAGGAATTTAGAGTGTACTCATTGCAATACTTCATACTTCGCTAAGAACTGCAACTGGGTTACCTTTAAAAATTATGAGTTCCAGGGGGAATGCCCCGCTTGTAAATATAAAGGGGCTCTGAAGGTAAGCGACAAAAAGGATCTTTCTATTGAGAATATGAATCTCATCAAATGGGATCCTACAAATATCGCAGTCAACCATAATCCGATTACTGGGGAGAGCGAGTACTACTACAAAATCCCTAACGATATAAAGAAACGGGTACAGATCGGTGACCGATTGTTTGTAGATAGTATACCCTGGAGCATGGTTAAGGCGATTCAGAACAACCAGGACTTCAAATTTGATAAGGGTAACATCTTCCACCTGAAAAATATCAGTGCTGGCCATCAGATTAATGGTATTGCGGTCCCTCCTCTGATTAGTTTGTTTGGACTAGTGTTTTATCAGGCTACTCTGAGAAAGGCTAACGAGAGCATTTCTACGGATTTCATGAATCCTATGAGGGTTGTGTACCCAACTCCGCAGACTGGTAACAGTGATCCAGTAGTCTCCATCTCGATGAGAAACTTTGTGTCTAACATGACCGAAGCTTTTATAAAACATAAGCGAGACAGGAATCACGTTCTAGTAGCCCCAGTACCTATCGGATACCAGGCTATTAGCGGAGAAGGTAGAAATCTGTTGGTAAGTCAGGAAATTGCTCAAGCCGAAGAGAGTATCCTACTGAGTCTAGGTGTAAGTAAAGAACTACTGTCAGGTGTTACTAACTGGAGTAGTTCTACGGTGGGTCTGAGACTTCTACAGAACACCATGAACACCTATACTAGCCAGATCGAAGGTCTTCTGAATTGGGTAATGACCAGGGTGAGTAAGTATCTAGGCATTGAAACTTGCAAAGTTACTTTAACCCCGTTCAAACTAACGGACGACGATGCTCTTAGACAGATGCTTCTGCAGTTGCATACTACTCAGGAATGCAGCCCAGAGACCTTGTTCGAAGCTTTCGGTATGAAATACGACGACGAGTTGAAATCTCAAGAGAAAGCTGCTATTCTCAAGGCCACCTCGGATGTCCGTACCAAGTTTGCAGTTGATCAGGCAGTGTTTGTGGCAGGTAAGGAAGTGGTGGATAGATTCGATAATAACTCGGACTACCGTACGGTTCTTGCCAAAGGTCAGGCGATTGCTCAAGAGTTGTTCTCGATGACGGATGAGAAACAACAAATGGCAGTCATGGGTCAACTAAGAGTAGAAGACTACTCAATGTACCTGATGGTTTCTCAGCTCTTGTCGGAATACGCAGAGCAGAGCCAGATGAATGCCCAGACGGCTTCGATGCAACAGGAAGCAGCGGGCGGAGAACCCGGGGGCTCAGGCCCTTCCGGTGGTAAACCTAAAAAAGACGGTGCTGGAGCCAAACAGGATCCGGCAACTCCTAAAAAACCTAATAGCGAAAAAGAATAATGGCAGAAAATAATAGCGCAGCAGCAATGGCTGCTTCGATTCCTGTAAAGGCTGAAGTTCTCTCTCTCCCGGGCTTCGGCCCTGGGCCAGGGGCTTCGGCCTTCAACCCTGTTGATTATAGAGTCCGCTACGGCAAGTTTGACCTAGATGATATGGGTGCAATGGCGGAGCTTGAGATCATCGAGACTAAAGGCCTCAAAGCTGAGGAAGTCGTTGTATTGCAAAAAGATAAATTTACATTCATGGACAAGTACTTCATGATTGTTACCTATCTTGAGAAGATTCAACAGGTTTAAAATAACACAGTAATTGATTTAAGGAAGATATAATGCCGGTATCAGCTCAAGAATTAACCCCAATTTTTAGTTCCCCTAAGCAGACTAATGAGAGAGTAGACCATGCTCTTATAAACGGGTTACTTTCCCAGTTCCCTATCACAACAAAAAAATACACGCTCAGTGTTTCCGATATTCAGGCTAAACGCATTGAATATACTCATGAGGACGAGAAAAGAGCTATTCTAGAAGGTAAGTCTTTGACTTATCCAATCTCCGCCACCCTCACTCTTACCGATAACGCCACTGGTAACGTTATAGATAAGCAGACGAATTTTAATTTGATGGATT